TATTATATAATAATTTTTTTAAAAAATCAAAGAAATTTTTTATATAATTTTTTATTTACTTTTACTTTTATTAAAAATGATTTCATAAACAACTTCGTTATGGTATTTCCCGCATCTATCCTTAAAAAAATCTGTAAACACAAATTTTTTACCATTATAATGCTTACAATAGTTATCATAATGCTTTTCAACAGGGTTTCCTTGAACCATTTTCCACTCCATTCGGTGAATATGGTAATCATTAATTATTTTTTTTAATTCCTTATAAACATCAAATCCAATTGTAGTATTATTTTTATCAAAAGCGAATAATCCAAAGTTATAAACACAAGAAGAATACCAATCAATAGAATATGCAAAATACCCTATTAGCTTGTTATCCTTACCAATAATAGCATATTGATAAATATTTCCGTTATTATTTTCTTCGATTTTAGGTAATTCATTGCCCAAAAACCCCATATAAAACAGCATATCGTCGGTATAACTATATTCCAATAGCTTTGCAAATATTTTATCTTTGTATAATATTGCAGGTTTAAGCATTGCTACTCACCCCTTATCCATCTTTACACAACAATAAGGGCAGTATGGATATAATTCGTCTTTAGAATTTACGAATAAATAATTATCGCATTTTGAACAATAATATTTAAGGTATCCTAAAACATTTCCAGCTGATACTCCCTTTTCGGGTTTAATTTCTTGCATATCACACACAGTTGCTTCGTTGGGTTTACTTTTGTCAACTTCAATAATATGCTTAACTGTTTCGGCATTTTTCTTTGAATTAAATAACAATAATTCAGTAGTAAAATTGCTACCATTATAATTAGGTATATCTAATGCATAGTAACCACAAATATCACGGATTTTTAATTCTTTTTCAATCATTGTTTTCACGATCCTTATTTTTTGGCGCCAATCCACCAATGAGGTTTAAGCCTTTGTAGCATTCATCACATAGATGTATCGTAACTTTTCTCTTGCTTTCAATAGGAATTGCAATTCCACTGAGGCAGTCGGTATCAACGCCTAAATAGAACTCCTTCATTTTAACTGTATAAGGATTTGAAATAATTGTTTCACAACTATCACATTTATAGACTATCATTTATTTTCACTCCTCAACCAGTTGATTCCAACATTCAATACAACTATGCTTCTGCCCACATTCATTTGTGTCTATTAGTCCTAAACAAGAAAGACATATACCTGAAGGTGTTCCATCCTCATCAAGCAAAGTATTTGGGTAATTTTTTAAGAACTCACTTAGATATGTTTTTGGTGGATGTTCGTCTGACCATTTTTGTACGATTTCGATTGCTTTTTTAGGATAAAGTATTCCCAAGTCTACACATGAAACAGACATGCTATTATTTTCTCTACTTAAAGGGCAGTCTACACAGTTAAGCTGGCAGACTCTATGTTCTCGTTGTCCAGTCATTCTTCGTATTTCAGCGAAATAATTTTCAACTTTTGAACAATCAATCTTTGCTTTAATCATAATCTTTACACTATCCATCCATTTTAGCTATACATTTAGCTATTATTTTCCATTATCTTAAAATCAACGATATTTTCATACCAATTTAAAATAGGAACACGAAAACCAATAACCGTTAATTCGTAGGTTTCACCCGTCTTCAAAGCTCCGTAAACATCAGATGAATTGAATTTCCATCTGAATAATGTATCTGTATTCTCAAAAACATAAGTCTCGCCGCTTTCATCTTCACCGTAAATAAGATATTTGCTGTCGATGGTATCTTTAGAAACCTGTTTTGTTACACGCTCTTTATCGGTGATTGTTATAGTATATTTGTGATCATTATTAAAATTTAATGCGGGAAACGCAATAGCTGCAATTATAACTAATATAATTACAGTTAAACAACCTAAACTTTTCTTCATTCTTGTACCTCCACAAACTCGCCTTTCAAGCTTATATCTTTCAAAATAGGTTTTTATATCTTATTTTTCGACAATAGTGATGCCTTCAAGGACAACACCCTTTTCGATGTTCTCTGTAAGATAAAAGATAAGGTCGGTCATGACATTTGTCCTTAATTTGTTTGATACATCTTCACCATATCTCTTGATACGGTAGTCCCACTGTTTCGCAGGGTCATACTCTATTGTGTATTTGCTGTCTCTCATTTTGATTTCTTTTGTCATGATGTTCATATCCTTTTTGTATGTGATAAATTTATATAATTTAGACCTGTATCAATTCACCGTTTTCAAGCTTATATAAGACATCCTCTTTAATCTTCTCTCCATCGACTTGCACGGCTTTGAAATCGACAATATTCAAATTGTCATCTCTTTCAACTAATACAATTATAGATCCTTTCTTTCCTTTTGCAATACTACCAGTGTCACCTACAATTATAGTATTTTTACCACCTGCAAGTATTGTATCATAATCGCCTATAAGTTTAGCATTATTACCGCCTACAAGTTTAGAACAGCCATCTCCCATAAGATTAGAATCATCACCACCTACAAGATGAGAAAAATTCCCACCTACAAGATTAGAACCATCGCCGCTTATAAGTTTAGCACGAGTTCCTCCTATAAGCTTAGCATCATTGTTACCTACAAGTTTTGCACCATAATCGCCTATAATTATAGCATTATGATTACCTACAGCTTTAACATAGTTACCGCCTATAAGTTTAGCATCATATCCTCCTGTAAGGGATGCGTAATCATCGTCTATAAGTTTAATAAAACTATCACCTACATTAGTAAAACTATCACATACAAGTTCAGTATTATCGGATATTTCTACAGCTACCTGAGATTTAATATTATTAACAAGAGTGTTAAAACTTGCTTTAATAAATTGTGATAAATTTATTTTTGTACCAATTTTTAATCTTTTTGTACAAAATTTCTTGTTATCATTTGTTTTAACTTTATCAAGTGCTTCAACTTCTGCAAATTCTGTAACATTACCCTCATCATCAATAAGAGGATAATAGTCGAGTGTATCAAGAGGATTTTCGCAAAAATGCATTCCCTTTTTACAAACTATTGCATTTTCTTCTTCAAAAACAGCGTTTTCTGCATAGTGCTTACCTAAACAAACTAAACCTTTGTTAAATGCTTTGTAACCTTTCATTATGCATTCTCCCTTATTCTCCTGATACTTTTAATCAGCCATCGAGCATTTTCAATTAATATTTAACTTTACCATTTGCTCATTGATATTTTTCTCTCTACTACAACAGAGATACTATCAAACATTTGGCGGAAAGGACAAGATTCGAACTTGCACAGCTTTAACGCTTACTCATAATTTAGCAAATTATTCCCTTACCATTAGGGTTACCTTTCCATATGGGGTGAAATAATGAAATCGAATCATTAATTCCAATGTCACAAATTGGCGTGTTACCTTTACACTAATTTCACCATAGAATGTTTTTAATATGTTGATTGTTTTACTGTTTAAGGGTATCAAAGATAACAGTCAACTAAGATTTAAACCCCGTCTGTCTTTCCAGAACCTGTCAAACCAACATATTAAAATGTGGTTTTTTGCACCTACGCAGATTTTCATGCATTGTCCTTCTCGGCTTCTCTATTGCTATATAAGACCCAGACCACAAACACTTCTGCTCTGAGGCGGTTTTTAACATTACCGCAAAGTTTCTAATGATTTTATTTTACCTTGTTACATTAGACTTCAAGGGTACTTTGAAGTATAGCTCTTCTACTGGTGGCGACGGGTTAAGGACTTGCACCCTAAACCTTTCAGTTCAATCTGTTTTCAAGACAGTTCCAGCCCGCTTGTCTGGTCAACCCGCCATTGGTGGGAAATTCGTTATTATTAAAATAGGCTTCCCATAATCCCAATTTGATTTACGCCCCTAACGCAAGGGCATCTGCTACTTTCGCTATTGCAAAAGTGTTAAAGAAATTTCTTATATTAAGTGGGAGCGGACACGGGAGTCGAACCCGCTATCTCGGACTTATGAGGACCGCGTGATATATCCATTTCACCCATCCGCTATATTTACAAGACAATATACAATTTAATTTTCAATATCAATTTTCTTTTAAATAAATAGCTGTAATTGTCTTTAATGGAGATAGTGTAAGGAATTGAACCTTAAATCAGGCTTTTGCGGAGCCTTGCCTTACCATTTGGCTACACTATCATATAAAAATTAAATAAAGTAATTAAGAAAAAATGTTAGCCTTTTTTAAGAGCAAATTTTACAACAAGAAATTATTTTTATAATTTGTCTTGAAAACCAATTTATTTTTTTCAACATTTACCTTAATCAAGAAATTGGTAACTTTACATTATTTAATTTTTTGGCAGAGTTATAAGGATTTGAACCTTAACCACCAGAGTCAAAGTCTAGTGTGCTACCATTACACCATAACTCCATATTTTATTCAATAAATACCTTAGTATTAAGAATAAACATTTAATATTTATACTGCTATAATGCAGTTTTGGTAGAGCGAGGGAGATTCGAACTCCCACTGAACAGATTTTAAGTCTGGTGTCTCCTGCCCTTGGACTACCGCTCCATATTAGCTTTAAGGTCAGCTAACCGCACATCAATTTTGCTTTTTATATCAAAGTTTATTTATGTTTAGATGGAACTTTAAAACCACCTTTTCTATAAATATTATATTATATTTTTTTAAGAAAATCAATAAAAATTTTATTTATATTTTTTAATTTCATTTTCTATATATATTATATAATAAATTTTTTAAAAAATCAATAAAACTTTTATCTTTCAAGAGAGCGAAGCTTTCTCCTCAACTTTTTAATAATGTTTGAATTGTCTTTTGCGGTTCTCGAAGAAAGAAGCTTAATGCGATTTTCATAATAAAGTTTATTTCTCATTTAAAAAATCCTTTCTAATTTTAAAATAACAAGACTCTCTTCAAAACTCTAACGCTCTACCTTTGAGCTATCCACCTTTAATATAAAAGCAGAGTAAGATTTGAACTTACAACAATTAGATCCCTTTTTTGACTTCTGCTGAATGAGTCTTTAGTATAATTATTCCAAAAATAATTTTTATGAATTATTTTTTTATGACCATTTTCTATAAATATTATATAATAAATTTTTTAAAAAATCAAAAAATTTGGCACTCCCTAAAGGATTTGAACCTTTGACCTGTAGTTTAGAAAACTATTGCTCTTTCCAGACTGAGCTAAGGGAGCATATAAAGCAAATTAAAGTTGGCACAGTGTCAATAGTCTTATACGACTAAGGATCAAATTAGACGGTTATAATTTGCTCTATTTTTATCTTTTGTTCTATTGTTATATATATATTATATAATAAATTTTTAAAAATTTCAAAGAGATTTAATCTTCTAAATAAATTTTTAATAAAGAACTTCTTCTTGGGTTTCTTAGTTTATGTAAAGCTTTCTCTTCAATCTGGCGGATTCTCTCTTTCGTCAAACCAAAAACTTCTCCAACTTCTTCAAGAGTTTTGCTTCTTCCATCATCAAGCCCAAACCGCATAACAATAACAGTTTTCTCTTGATCTTTTAAAGTATTTAAAAGATCTTCAATACTTTTAGACAAAGAAAATTTATCAATTTCATTTTCAGGTGTTGGAATACTTTTATCTTCAATTAAATCTGAAACAGAATTTTCTTCATCTTCTCCTACTGGAAGATCCAAACTTGAAGTATCTGAAATATAAAAATAAGCATTTTGAATTTCTTCTTTAGACAAAAACATAATTTTTGCCAATTCTTCAATCTTAGGCTTTCTATTATGCTCTTGCTGAAATAAATTTTCTTCTTTTTTGATTTGAGAAATTAAAGTATAGATATGAGCAGGAATATAAATATTTCTTGCCTGCTCGGAAACCGCCCTTGAGATTTTTTGTCTTATCCAATAGGTTGCATAAGTAGAAAATTTATATCCCAAATAAGGGTTAAAAGCTTCTACTGAATGAATTAATCCAATATTTCCCTCTTGAATAAGGTCTAAAAAAGACAAGCCCCTTCCAATATATCTTTTTGCAACAGGAATAACTAATCTTAAATTAGAATTAATTAAAATCTGTTTAGCTTTAAAATCTCCATCATAAGCTAATTTAGCTTGAGAGTTTTCTTCTTCCTCTGATAAAAGAGGATAATTAGAGATTTCTTTCATATAAAGTTTTACGCTGTTTAAACAGGGAACATTTGTTTCTACTAATTTTGTCATAGAATCTTCCTTTCCTTATAAAAACTTTATTTTTTATTTTCTATAAAATATTATAACAAAAATTTTTATAAAAATCAATAAGAAACATATCTATTCCAACAGTCAATACATTTTTTATAATCCTTATTTTTACAAATCTTTTTAATAAGATTTACTTCATTATATTTTGGAAGCGGGAATCCAAGTAAATGCGGGCAAAATTGAGGTATTCCATCTTTATTCAATTTTGTTTCTGGAAATTCTTTAAGAACTTTCTCCAGATAAGTCATTTTAGGATGATTATCACTCCAATCTTGAAGAATTTGAATCGCCTGTTCTGGAAAATCTGCAATAAAATCATTGCAAATATATTCTTTTTTCTTCTGCTCTTCTTTGATTTTCTTTGCAGCTTTACCATAAGGACAGCCGCAAGAGCAAAAAGAAATGTTTTCACAATCTTTTGTCATCCTTGAAAATTCCATAATAAAATTCTTAGTAAGAGAACAATTAATTTTACTCATATTAAAACAACTCCTTACCAATTTTTTGTATAAGTTAAATTTTTAGTATTGCATTTTTTACAAGTACAATCAGATAAATTCTTTAAAGTTTTATTCATTCGAGAATATCCACAAACAAAACTTTTACAAGTATTACAATAAACAGAATATTTATAAACTTGATCTTCTGATAAAATTCTATTTACTTTTGTAGAAACTCCGTCATTTGAACAGCCAATCTTTTTACAGATTGCTTTAAAATAAGAATCGTGACCATGATCTTCAAGAGTCTGTTTCATTGCATAATAATGACACCATTCATGTTCAATTACTGAAATAATGCTTTCATCTGTTGCAGTTTCAAGCAATTGTTTTGAAAATTGAAGTTCATTATAAAAACATTGTCCATCTTTTTTAAGAAAACATAGTCTACCAAGAGTCCTTGTTAATCTTCCATTAATAGAAATAGGGCAATCAAAATAATCTCCCATCTTCTTTGACAATTCTTCACATTTCTCTTGAATTAATTTAATAGACCACATTTAACATACCCCCCTGAAAATATGATATTTTTAATTATTTAAAAGACCATCCCGCTCTTTCACAAACTCTTATCATATTTTGAACACCAACGGGATTCATACTATGAAATTTAAAAGAAGTAAAAATTTTCCAATTCTGTAAATTTTGACACTCTTCAAGCCAATCAAGAATTTTAATATAATCTCCACCTTCTCCATAATAAATTCCCGAATCATGATCAAGATTAATCTCTTGAATTTGAAGAATGTTATTTGAATCAATGCGTTTAGAAATAAAAGATTTAGCTTCTTTTACCGTTTTAATCCAAATATATGAATTATCTAAAGCAGGTCTAATATCATCAATCCAAATTTTCATATTTCTCTCCTTTTTATTTTCTATAAATATTATAATATATTTTTTATAAAAAATCAAAAAAGCTATACTAAAATAATTTAGTATAGCTTTTATATTAAAAACAATATAAATAATATTAAAAAATATATTTTATTTTACTTATATAATAAGTAAAAGTCTTACCAATTTACATATATATCTAAAGTATCTGCGGCACAACCACAATCATATACTTTTCCGCTTCTACCAAATGGCGTTTCTACAACAGTTCCTTTAGACAAAGAACCAGAAGCTAAACAGATATATCCATTTTCATCACAAACAAAACCGTTTTCATCAGTATATCGGCCTGGGATAGATAACCCTTCTCCAGGGAGAATTCTTTCACTATACCAAGTCCAGCTCCAACCGCCCCAATATAATCTACCAGAAAATTCTAAATCTGATGGGGAATAATCTCCAGATGAATAATTTATAAAAGTTTCTTCACAAGAGTCTTCTTCAACTTCTTCATATTCATATTCTTCAATAGAATTATCTTCAACAGGTTCAGTAACTTCTTCAGTTATTGCGGCTGTTGTAGAGATTTCTTCAACAGTAGTTGCTTGAGTTTCTTGAGTTGTTGCCTCTATTGTTGATACTTCTGCGGTTGAAGCAAGAGTATCAACACAAGTTGTTAAAATAACTTTTTTAGATGCGGCTGTTACTTCTCTTTCTATCGCTGAAGCTGGAGCATATGCTGCAGCAGTGCCAGCAACCGCAATAGTAACAAAGACAGTTGCCGCACTTAAAATGATTTTTATAATATTATTTCTTTTTTCCATTTCCTTATTCTCGCTTTCTTTTTAGTATTTTGTAATAAAATTCCAAAACCTATTAAAGAACGGCTTAAAAAATAACTCATAAATTAAAACTCTGACTTTTATCTTACTTTTAATGTTATTTTTACACAAGATTTTCTAATTCTACTCTTTTCCTAAGAGAAAACCTTCTGCGTTTTCCAATCGTTTTTCTCATAAATGATTGATTAGCCTGTCCTTTTCTCTAATAATACGCCTTTAAAAGAGATTATTATTTTGAGAATTTTACAAGTTTATCATTATTTTCTGAGGTGTCGGTTCAGATAACGATAATTTCTTTTCTTTCGGATGAAGTATTTTATACTTCTTGTTTATATTTTTAATATTTTTATATTGTTTATTTATAAAATAAATTGTCTTTCTCTTGCAATCCTATTAAGATAATTTTTATATTTACGAGCATCTTCAATAGAATTAAAAGAAAAAATTAATACATTAGTTTCTTTTTTATACAAAAAATCTTTAGCTTTGAATTTTTCTTTTAACATTTTTACATAATCAACAGGAGAAAGTTGAAGAATAAGTGGCGGGATCCACCATTTTTTTGAAATAGGGTTAGTATTATTTAGATCATTTACATACCAAGCTCCGCTTGATCCTTGCCATTCCGCACATTTATAAATACTCATATCTTTCTCCTGTCTTTAAAATTAATATAAATGTAACTTAGAAATTAATTCTTCCAAAGTTTCTTTTTCTTCAACGCTTGGTTCAGACAAATCTCTTTGAGAAACAGAAGGTGAAACTGCATTATCTTTTTCTGAATCTCCAGAAGTTTCAGAAGTTTCAAGATTAGGATTTGAAACATTTACTTTTGCACAAGTTAATGTTACTTTAATCTGAACTTCTTCTCCGTTCTCCTCATAAGGGATTCTAAGTTCTTTCCCATATTCAAAAGCATTTGGAAAAATATCCAATATTTTTTCAGAAATAGCACTCTTTGCTTCTGTGCCTTTTGCCGCCATAAATAACAGTCCTTTCTTTTACATTTTATAATAATATTATATCATAAAAATAAATAAAAATCAATTTTTTTCATTATCTCTAAATTGAAGTTCTTTTTTCTCTAATTTTTCAGCTAAAGCCAATATGCAAAGACATTTCTTACAATGCGGTTTCCCGCCCGAAAGACATTTTCTTTTACAATTTAGTCTATTGGAAGCAAAATTAAATAATATAGTTTTATTATTTATATGCGGCAGCCAAGGAACTAGGATAGATAAATCTCCATACCAATTTTGATCTGTATAAATATCTAAAATAGTATTAAAAGAATTTCGATAATTTTCATAAATTTCAATAGTATCAATGTATTCTTCATAAGCCTTAATGTCTTCAGGTCTTATAAATGCGGTTAAGATAGGATTATCTTCTTCTTTTAAAGAAAAATCTGGCATATTAAGAAGATACCTTATTTGAATATTATAAGGTTTAACTAAAGCTTTTACTTCTTTTAAATTAAATAACAGATCTCCTTGAATATAAATTTCTGATACATCTAAATTAATATATTCTTTAATATCCTTCATATCTTTTGCTATTGTTAAATTACAATAAGGATATAATATATCTTGTTTTATTTTACCTATTCTTAAATCAGAAATAAAACCGCATACTACAAAATTTTGGTAGTCTTTATATAAATCATTAAAGAAACGAATATGAGATTCAAAAATCCTAGAATCATAATTTGGAATTAATTTAATGAAGATTTTTTTATTTTGATTTTGTTCTATAAAATATTTAAGTTTTTCTTTATCTGAAAGATTTTTAAAATCTACTTCTATAACGATTTCAGTTTCTATTAAATCTTTTTTAAAATTATTATTCAATTTAAATGGTATTGCATATTTCATATCTTTACCTCTTGTTTTTAAATTAATAAAAATAGGCGGTTATAAACCGCCTATTTAAAAATTATTCTGCTTCTGCTGAATCCTGAGCCAAACGATAGAAAGTTCTTTTCTTACCGTCTTCAGTTTTCTGCAACTCTTTTTCTACAACTCTTGCCTTAACAAGCTGGGCAAGTCTTGCAGTAATTTTTGCCTTAGTAAGGCTCTCGTCTTCAGTAAGAGTCTGTACTGATTTAAGGATTTCGTCTGCACTCTGATATTCCTCAGTTAATACTGACTCAACAGCTTCTCTAAGAGCATCTCCCTCGTCTTTTCTTTTTTCTGCTCTTGCTTTCTCCTTTTCTGCTCTTGCCTCGATATGCTCAAGTTCAGTATCTACAAAATCTGAAAGCTCTCCGATTGGGATTTCAACAGCTTCGCCGCCCAAAAATGCCTTAATTGCCTGAAATTTTTCTTTCTTTGTAAATTTTCTGTGATCGATATCTGCCATTTTTATTTCTCCTTTAAAAATTATATATTATATGTTGTATTGATTTTGTATATTTATTATATCAAAAATTTTTATAAAGATCAAATTTTTAATATTCAGAATATTTTATCTCAATATTATAACCTTTATCTTTTAAGCTATTAATTAATACTTTTAATTCTTCTGGGCTTATAGAAGAATTATTATACTTATTAATTAAGTCTATTATTTCTATATCTTTTTGATTTTCATTTATTTGATATAGTTCAAAGGGGGATAACATTATTCAAAAACTCCTTTTAAATCTTCTTGAAAAATTTTTGGACAAACTTGATTTAAGAGAAAATCATTAAATTTTTGTATAAAAATTAATTGAGATTCTTTAAAAGATGATTTAGAATATTCATCTTCCAAGTCTTTAAGACAAGAAGAAAAACTATCTAATATTTCTTTTTCATAATCTCTTATGAAAACAGAATAGCCTTTTTCTTTTAATTCTAATAAAACATTTTGAGGAACTAAGTCAAAAGAAGTAAAAGGATTAATTTTAAAGCCTCTTAATGCAATAGCTCCAACAAAATTTATTAATCTATAAGCATGATAACTTCTATAACTATAATTAGAATTATAAGTTTTATTTTTTAAATTGGAGTTAATCATTCCCTGAATGCCTTTTAAAAGATTTAAAGGATTTAATAAGCATAAATCTTCTTTATTTTCTTTTAAAAAAGTTTCTATAAAAGAATATTTTGGTTCAATATAATATTCTCTGGAAAAAAGAAGCTCAACAAAATTTAAATGTCCTTCTAATAAACCTTTAAAAAGCATTCTAATATCTTTATATTTAACTGTTATTGAAGAAGGAATGTTAGTAGGATAAAACTCTAAAGGATTTAAAAGAATTTCTTTTTCTTTTATCTTTTTAGAATAATTTAAAAAAGTTGGAAAAAGTTTTGGAATAACAAAAGCAATATAATCTTTATCGCTTCTAAAATTACTTAAACGATAATTTTGAGAACCTATTAAAAAAATTCCAAAAAAAGTTGTATTTTTTGGTACATTTTTTTTAACTAAATCTAAAAACTTTTCATTTAATTCCATTTTTTTTCTCCTTTCTAAAATTAAATTAAAGCCCTACTAAGATACTCATTAACTTTTCTCATATTGATTTTATTTTTATAAAGTGCGGCAACCGCCTTATTAATTCTACCTCTATTAGTTTTTCTTAATTCAATATCTAAAGAATTAATAATATTTTTTATTTCTTCTTCACCTTCAATAATAGAAGGAGCATATTCTTTAAGAACATCTTTGCGATAAGCATAATAAGCTTTATTGTATTCATCTGTTGGAGAACAAGCTTCAAAAGATTCCTGTGCTTCTTTTACCTCTTTTAAAAGAACTTCATCAACAATAGCTTCAGGAATTTGAGATTCTATTATCTTTTGATCTTTAGCTTTCTTCTGAATTGCGGCAAGTGCTGTTCTTAAAATTTTAATTTCGTCTGGATTATTTGCTAATTTACTTCTATTTAAAACTGCATTTTTAAAATCTAAATATTTCAATGAAAATCACCTTTCTTTATTATAAAAATCTTAAATATTATCTTGGTCTTTCCAGCGGACAACCGCCCCATAGAAGACTTCCATTGAGCATAAATAATCATAAGCTTTTTTGTACTTTTTATTTCTCTCTTGGTCTTTTTGAGAAACTGATTGAAGTCTTGTTAAATCCATATTATGAAGAAGATCTGCTTTTTTAACTTTGATAGCAAGAGGATAAAAAGCAATTCGTCTAATGTAATCTCTATATGATACAGATTTATCTTTTGTTAAAACTTTTAATGCTCTTTGCTCAGCAAGTGAAAGCGGAAATCGTGATCGCAGGTCTTCTAAAGTATAATTAGAATCCTCAATAACATCATGCAATAAAGCTACAACCTTTTCACTTTCAGAATCACACATTAAAGCAACGGCGATAGGATGTAGAACATACGGAGAGCCGCCTTTGTCGAATTGATTTTTATGAACTTCAAATATGAAAGGTAAAATTTTATCATATCTTTCTGACAAATCTTTATTCTCCTTTCTTTTTTATTTTCTATATATATTATAATATATTTTTTATAAAAAATCAAAAAGTGTTCTAATCTTTAGATTAGAACACTTATATATCTATATTATTAAGTATAATAAAAGAAAGGAGAGTAGTCTATCATAGGATCTAATTCTTCTTTTTCTTTAAAGTCTTCCCATCTTTCAAAAGTTGAAGATAAAGTCGCTATATCAGTATAAAACATTTCAATAAAAGGTCTTTCAATTCTATCTGCATGGAAATGCCCAAAAAGCCAAATATTAAAATCTATATTATTATAGATTTTATCTAACCAAATTTCCATAGAATTGTCAACTGTCTTTTGATTAATAGAATTTAAAAATAAATCAACAGGCATAATAGAAAAAGGACAAGTATGTGATAAAATTAAATCAAAATGTTTATCTTTATTATCTTCATAAATAGAATCCATTTCTTGTGCGGTTAGCTGCTCTCCTGAGAACCAAGGATAGCAATTAGCAATTCGATAGGCTTTATCAACAGAATACGCTCCACCTAAAACTAAAGTAGAGTGTCCTTCAATGTTATAGTTTCCGCCGTCTTTAAGATAACGAATATTTAGATATTCTGGCTCATAATATACTTCTCCATTAACATTTTCATCGAATGCGGTTTTGATATTCGGAAGATTTTCTGGTCTTTCCTCATGATTTCCCCTAACAAGATAAAATAAACAACCTAATTTATTAATATGGTTTTTTAATTTTATATCATTTTCGTTTAAATAAAAATTAAATCCTGCATCCCCTAAAATGATATAAGCAAAATTATTAAAATTTTCATTTGCAATTTTTGAAATTTGAAAACGAGTAGTAGTTCCGTGACAATCTCCAGTGGTATAAAAAATTAAATTATTATTCTTTTTAAATGTCATAATTTTCTCTTTTTATCCTTTCAAGCTTGTTTTTTTTAAGGTTTTTTCGGGCGGGTTTGCAATGTTTTTTTGGTAAATAAAGATTACAAGTTTGACATTTATGTCGAAAAGTGCCTGCCCGCCCTTTAGAGCATTTACCTTCACATTCATAAAAAGTACATATTATTTCTCTTGTTTTTGCCATTTTAATAACCTCTTTTATTCATAATATCCTGAAAAATCAAGGAAACAAGGATGACCATCTTCTTTTCGTCCGATATTTCCAGAATGAACATCATCTATAAGTCTTAAATCGTGAGGATCTTTTTCAAGGTAAGATGCAAATTGAATAACTTCATCAAAAGAATGTTTCGTTAATGCGGCAGCCCACCAGTCTTCTGGAAGATAACTTGTTACCTGAAGACTATCAGTTAATGTCTGAACTTCATCAGAAATTTCTTCTGGAAGATTTTCTTCATTCCAATAATTTTGTTCATCTGGAATTACTTTTTCTTGAACATAAATTCTATGACCATCTTTAAAATCAAAAAAAGCTGTTTCTGCAAAATATTCAGAAAAACCATCTATTACAATTTGTTCATATTTATGTAATTCCAATAAACAATAGTCAGTTGGATCATCCTCTATATCTGCATACTGAAAATCTATAAAATTAAGATGTTGATGTTTTTTTGTCCAATCTTCTCTTTCTTCTTTAGATAAAGAATACCAATTAATAGGATATGATTCATCACGAACTATATCTGGATAGCCGTTAAAAGGAATTTTAATAACAAAATCATAATCTTCTAAGACTATTGCTAATTTAGATATTCCTTTAAAAATTTGAATATTAGCAATAGGAGAAATTTTTTCATAAAGGTATTCTTTAAAATTTTTATATAAATAATTTGATTCCAAAGCTTTTTGATAAAGAAGAGGAGAAACACCAGATAAATCATCATAAAAGAAGCCGAAGTTCTGAGGAATAGAGAATGAATTGAGAATAGTATGAATTAATTCGCTATTGCTTCTGAAATCTTTTGCGGCTTCCGTAACAATTTTTTCTGCTGGGTTTTTGTTCATTATAGCAAACACTCCTTGACTTTTTCTTTGTTTATTTCTTTTTTATTATATATATATTATATAACAAATATATAAAAAAATCAAAAAAGAGTTTTTAATTAATTATTAAGAGATTTTATTTTGAATAGATTTTATAAAAGGTTAATTATATATAAGGTATTATAATTATAATAAAAATTTTTATAAAAGTCAAGAAAAACGAATTATAAAAATTTGACTTTTATAAAAATTTTTATTATAATTGTAGTAGATTTAATAAAAAGAGGTTTTATAAATATGATATTATATTGCTGTATAAAAGATTGCGGTTATTGTAAAAATAATTTTTGTAATAAAACAGTTGTTGAGATTAATGAAAAAGGAGTGTGTTCTTATCTTTCTGAAAAAATTCGTTATGCAAAAAATTTTAATGATTTAAAGGAAAAGCTTTCAAAGGATGTTGAAATTGAACCTTTAAATAATGTAAATATTTATAATGTAAAAATGAAAGAGGAGTAATTATGAAATATTTAATAGTTTTTGATTCATCTATTAAAGAATGGAAAAAGAAAGTTCTTGATACTCTTGAAAAAAATAGTTATCGTTTAAAAGAAATAAGAGATTTAGAAAAAGATAAAGAAGGTTTTTTTGAAAATTATTTAAATTATAAATTTATTGACTATAAGAATGAAATAGTTACAATAAAATTTTGTTCTTTAGAAAATTTTAAGAGCATTTTAAAAGAAAAAGAATTATGTAATTATAAAAAAATCTTTTTTCAAGAAAGACTTATTAAACCCTTTTCTTTTTTTAAAGAATTATCTGAAACCGCAAAAAATTATTGGGTAATTGGAGATGGAATTAATTTTATTATGAAGTTAGATTATTTTCTTAGTGATGAAAAAATAGAAGATTAAAAGGAGTAATTTTAAATTTGACTTTACAAGAGTTTGCTAATAAATATGGATATAAAGAAAGTGTTCTTAAAGATCATTTTCCTTCTGCCCAATTAAGTATTTTTTTAAGATTGGGAATTAAGACGATTAAAGTAAATGGAAATGAATTTTATGATGAACCGCTTCAAAAATATTTAAAGCCAGAATATGAACAATTAAGACTTTATTATATGGATGATAATGCTAAGTATGATTTTACTTTAAATAATGCAACTTTAATAGTCTTGTTAGGTTTAACTTTATTCCCTTATGAAACCATTAAAGGAACTTATGAAGATATTTTATGTTATTTTTTTCTTGAGCCAACAGAAAAGAATGTTGAACTTTTAAAAGACGCAATCTTAGAATTAATAGATTATAATTTAATTTCAATAGTAGAAATTGAGGGAAGCAATGATATAATTCTTTATGTAACAGATTCTGCAAAAGAGAATTACAAGATTAAAAAAGAAACTTATGAAGAATTTAAAAAATGTTTGGCTATTAAGAAGAAGCATGTTCATTCTGAAACTGCATACCGATGTTTAAAAATGTGGATCGGTTTTAATTTACTCCTATTGAAAGAAGAAACAAAGGCGGCAAGTCTTCAAATACTTGTTAATTGTGGAGATGCAGCTTATAAAACTTTTTTACAAAATGCAAAAATAATAGTAAAAGAAAATCCAGAATATGCAAATAGTTTTATTAGTGAGTTAATTCTTTCTAAATAGCGGTTTTTCCTTTTTGATTTTTTATAAAAAATATATTATAATATATATAGAAAAATAAAAAAGGAGATAAATATGAGAAAAATTACAGAAACACACACAGGAAAAATTTGTTCTGATACAGACATGAATCTTGAATATCTTTTTGTAGGAGATTATGGTAAAGAAAATAATATTAAGGCAGATTTTCTCGGTTATACGAAACGCATTGAGAAAGTAGAACATAAACCTGTAGATATTGCTGATAAGCTCGTTGTAACAATATCTAGTCAAAAAGGTTGTCCAATGAATTGTAATTTTTGTGATTGTCCAAAACTTGGTTTTCATGGAAATGTAAGTACAGTAGAGCTTCTTTCTGAAATTACTACTGCAATAGCTCTTTCTGGTATTAAAAGCGGAAACCGCCTAAATGTACATTATGCTCGTATGGGAGAACCCACATTTAATAAAAATGTTATTGCTTCTGCTTGTATTGTTGCAGAGATATTATCCTCTCAACAAACAGATATTTCATTTAAATCATATCATCCTGTTGTTTCAACAATGATGCCAAAAGCGAATAAAAATTTATATAATTTTTTACAAGAATGGGTTGAAAAAGGTTTTAAATATGGCGGTGAAGATGGCTTCGGTTTGCAATTTTCAATTAATACTCTTGATGAAGAGGCTCGCAATAAAATGTTTCGCAATAAATCTTTATCTTTGAAAGAAATTGGTAATATTATTGATTCGCTTCCTCAGCCTAAAAACCGCAAATACACTTTAAATTTTGCAGTAACTTCTAAGAGTAATCTTGATGTAGAGCTTATGGATAAGTATTTTGATAAAGAAAAGTGTATTGTTAAAATCACTCCAATTCATGAAACTGTTGAAGCTACAAGAGAAGGCTATGAAATTGTTAAAGATTTTGATGTTTATGAAAAATTTGAACAGCCTCTTGTAAAAGCGGGTTGGGATGTAATAGTATTTATTCCAAGTAAGGAAGAAGATGTAGATCGTATTACTTGCGGAAATTCTTTAATTGCTCTTTATAATAAATCTAAAGAAAGAAATAAAAATTAATAAAATATTTTATATTCTTAAAAAGATAAGGAGAGAAAATATAAATGAAAATTACCCTTGATATAAATAAAACTGATATAAGTATTAAAAAAGGAAAAGTTACTATTGATCTTAATCCAGAGACTGTTGATTTTAATTCAGAGCAATTTGCAGCATTAATTTGTTCTAATAAAGTTGAATTATCAGTCCTTAAGCCAGGAGATGAATTTAAGCTTGGAGATGAAGTATTCATTGTAATGGAACATACTGATAGAGGAACAAGAGTTATTTCAAAAGAGTTTGCTTATAAAGAAGTAAGATTCGGTTACAATTCAAATTGGAATACATCTTCTCTTCGTAGAATGCTCAATAATGAGTATTTTGAAAGAATTGCAGCTATTGTCGGAGAGAATAATATTATCCCTATGGATAGAGATCTTACTTCTCTCGATGGTTTGGATGATTACGGAGCTTGCATTGATAAGATAAGTCTTTTAACTGCTACGGAATATGCAAAGTATCATAAGATTCTTGGTTTAAAATCTAACTATCCTGATTGGTGGTGGCTTATTACTCCTATATCCACTCCGAGTAACAATTATGCTGGTCACATTTGTTATATCGATTCCAACGGAGTCTTTCGATGGTGTGGCTGTGACTGTGCTTGCGGTGTACGACCGTTTTTAAATCTTGAATCTTCTATTTCGGTTCTTTTGAAAAATTAATAATTTTTAGAACTTTATAAAGAGATATTCTTAGAAATAATGTTAATTAATTCTAATAGAAAAATTAGAATATTGAAAGAAAAGGTTAATTTGTGAAGCATTTTTATTAAAATGTGAAATGTATAGAAAGGTTAGCTTGAAAGTGAGGTAAAAGAATGAGTATTATAGTAAAATCACAAACAGAACTTGATAAGATTCCCTTTGATACAAATGAACAGATTTGTATTGAATTTGGCACTTGGAATAATCCTGCTATTGTAAAGAATAAATATCCATGTAGTGTTGTAGTGAGAGGGAATAGTCGTGTTGTAGCAAGGAAAAATAGTTTTATTGTAGCATATGATAATAGTTCTATTACAGCTTGTAATAACAGTTCTGTTAAAGCATTTGGTAATAGTTCTGTTAAAGTATTCGATAACGCTTCTGTTGAAGCTTTTGATAATAGCTTTATTGCAGCATTTGAAAAGAGTCTTGTTATATCGAAGGGTAATAATTCTATTGTAGCGAGGGATAATAGTTCTGTTGTAGCCTTTGATAGTAGTTTTGTTAAGGCATTCAATAATAGCTCTATTAAAGCATTTGATGATAGTTCTGTTGAAGCATTCGATAGTAGTTTAATTGAAGCAAATGAAAATAGCTCTATTAAAGCTTACGGTAATGTGCAGGTTGTTGATAAACTTTCATCAGAAGGTAGTATTCAGTTATTAGGAAATGCTCAAAAAATCTGTTGATAGTAATTTATTACTTCTGTACTTGTTTTAATTAATAATTATATTAATAGTATTTATTATATGATATTCACTGAAGTTATTAATTAGTGTGATTATCAAATTTGATTTATTTTATATCTTAGTCTTTCTCTTTTGACTAATAAAAAGGAGTGGTTTTATTGAATAAAATTAAAAATAGTATCATTTATTCAGATACAATAGACGAAGCTGCAATAGAACAAATTAAAGAGTTATGTAAGATTTATAGAAATGAAAAAATTCGTATTATGCCGGATTATCATGCCGGAAAAGGCTGCGTGATAGGTACTACTATTGAACTTCTTGAAAAAGTTACTCCAAATTTAGTGGGCGTTGATATTGGCTGTGGCGTTCTTGCTATTAATTTAGGTAAGGATAAAATTGATTTAAAAGCTTTAGATAATCAAATTAAAACTTCTATTCCAAATGGTTTTAATATTCATCAGGAGCCGCTTAAATATGATATAGTAAATTATTTTAAAGAATTTGAAATTAATAATATTGAAGGCAGTTTTGATAAAGAGAGAGCTTTATGCTCTTTAGGAACTTTAGGTGGCGGTAATCATTTTATTGAAATTGATAAAGACTTTCAAGGAGATTTTTGGCTTTTAATTCATTCAGGTTCTCGTCATTTGGGAGTAGAAATTTGTAATTTTTATCAGAATTTAGCTATATCAAATGTTGATATAGAAAGAAAATATGTAAAAGAGCATTTAATAAGATTAATTAAAGAAAAATTAGGTGCAGAAGAAGAATTATCTGAAATTTTAAAAAGATTAAATGCTAATCCTTGTCCAGAAGCTTTAGCTTATTTGAATGGTGTAGAGGAAAAAGATTATTTTGACGATATGCGAATTGTTCAAAGATATGCTTCTTTGAATAGATGGCTTATTGCAGAACAAATCGGTCAATTTTTAAATAAAAGAATTTTATTTAAAAGTGGAAAATATATAGAAACTATTCATAATTATATTGATTTTAAAAAAGATAATGATTTCAGAAGACATAAAATCTTGAGAAAAGGTGCGGTTTCTGCAGAAAAAGGTGAAAAATTAATTATTCCAATGAATATGAGAGATGGAGTTCTTTTGTGTGAAGGTAAAGGTAATGAAGATTGGAATTGTTCAGCTCCGCATGGTGCAGGAAGATTAATGTCGAGAAAAGAAGCTAAAACTGCATTAACCGTAGAAGATTTTAAAGAAGATATGCAAGGAATTTATTCTTCTACGGTTAATGAGTCTACTATTGACGAAGCCCCAGCCGCATATAAGAGAATGGAAGATATAATGGAATTAATTAAACCTACTGTTGATATTCTTGATGTTTGGAAACCTATTTATAATTTTAAAGCAAGTAATTAAAAGAGGTTATAATGAATAAAAAGATTCTTTTAATTTTATTAATATTAAATATTGTTGGAATTTTTGCTTTAGGGTTGCTTTGTTTGGCGGATAATCCAGTCCAAGGAAGCATTGAAGCAAGGCAACCCCACTTATATTGGAAGGATATTAATGTAGAAGTTGTAGAAGTAAGACAAAGTTTAAATAAAAGAATTTATGAAGTAGAAGTATATAGTAAAGATTATAATTTAAAACATTCTTTTGTATTGAGAAGAATTGATTATGATGGATATGAAAAAGGAGATATTATTAAAGCAGAATTATACTCTTGGGTAGATGATTCTAGTGGAAAGATAATTCAAAGAGAAATTCATCAAATTTATTGAGGAGAAGGAAATATGATTGAAATTAGTAAAAAAAATATGACTTTTTTTAATTTTTATAATAAAAGTTTTGAAAAAGTGTTTAAAGATTTAAAGAAAGAGGAGAGATTAGAGTTTGTTGAAGATTTAGCTGCGGAAATATCTGCGTGTTTAAATAACTCTATTGCTCGTGTAGAAAAGGCAGAAAAGGCAGAAGAAAAAGAAATTCATTCTAACGAATTTAAGAAGTATATCCGCAAGATTCAAGAGTGCGGAGATGAGGAATTTTTCATTAAGACTTTTGGAGAAACTTTAAATAAAAGATATGCAAACGGTAAGGAATTTGATAAAACTTTAAAAGAAAATTCTGAATTAGATTTTAAATATTGGATGGAAGATTTTTTAAATGAAAATTTTTAAATGCTATTTTTGAATTTTGTCTTTTAGATTCTTATTAAGAGAATTGTTCCACTTTGTGGAACAATTCTCTATATATAGTGCTAAAGATTCTTATTAAGGAAATCATCTGCTTTGCAGATGATTTCCTATACTTTGTGTTGAAGATTCTTATTAAGGAAGTTTGTTGCTTCGCAACAAACTTCCTACAGGCTTTAAAACAATTAATATTATAGATTTTAATTGAACAAAGAATCGTAGGAAATGATTCGCTGCTTTAGCAGCGAATCATTTCCTTTATATACTACTATAATATTATATATATATATAATATTAATTATTTATTTATCTTGACTTTGTTTTTTTCCTTTGCAAAATTATATGAATTTTATTGGAAAGACATTTTAATAATGTTACCAAAAATTTTTGCTGGTATTTTTGCTTATCTTAGTTTTCTTTTTATTTTTGAAAAAATAAGTAAAAATAAGTTGAAAGAGTTAGATTTTTATTTAAAAAATCAAGATGATTTTCTTGAAATTTAATTTAGATATTTAAAAAAATGAGTTGTTGTAAGGAATAAGAAAAAATCGAAGTAAATTTAAAGAATGAAAGATTTTTGCTCAAGAAGAAATGGGGTATTTCTTTTAGATTTTTTTATGAGATTTTTAAAGAGAGGGAACTCATTTTTTCAATGGATTTTATAAGGGATTTTCTTTTTCTGGCATTTGTAAACTTCAAAAAATGAGTAAACACTCGTGAGTAAGATTTTAAATAAAAAAGAGGCTCAGAATTAGCGGTTTTCTTAAGAAGAAAAAAATGGTTTGAAAATAAGATTTCTGTAAAGAGAGAGGGTTGATTTTTTTCTTTCAAAAATCTTGGGATTATCTTGAATTTAATTTAGATAATTTTTTTTATGAGTAATTGGTGGAAATAAGATTTTTAAATAAAAAATTTTGTTAAAATGAGCTTGCGGTTTTAAGAGGAGTGATGAGGGGAGAGACTGGTTAGGGGGTTATTATTCCAATTATTATTTCAATTTTTTAATTATCATTTTAATTTAACATTTTAATATTTTAATTATTATTCTAATTATTATTTCAATTTGAGGTGGCGCTCCCCTAAACTAGCAAAAATTATATAACATTAATCGTATCTGTATAAAACCCTGACTATATAAAAATAAAAATGGGTTTTTTTAGATAAGAAAATAGTCTTATGAACGATTATTCTCATAAGACCAAAAATTTTTGTTGACATTTTAATTGTAGTACCAATAGACCCTATCTAAATAAAAAATAGAGTCTACCTTAATAATATTCTATTTTAATTCTAATTCACTTAATCTTCAACATCTTTCCAACAAAATACTCTATGAACTTCTTTTGCTATCTGGTTAGGATAAGCAATTCGATGAGTGTCGTTATTTGTAAGAGTAACAATTCTATAGTATTTAGATTTAATTTTTATAATACGAGAAGTTCGAGTAATTTTATGATTATTTTCGTAAGAATAATCAATGCCAATGAGTTTAGCTGTAGTAATGGGATTCTCAAGGAAAGCTTGAACCACAGGAGAAACAATCATAGCACCCGCTGAAATTTTTTCAGCAACCCTTTCCCAACATTCCTTATTATAGTCCAATAGAGAATAAGTTTTTTTATTATTATTATTCATATAATCCGCTGCCTTTCTTAAACAAGAGTAAGAATATAAGAATTTCCCACAAGAGAATAGGTGTTTTCCGCTTCTAAAGAGAAAGTTTTAGTTTCAATTTTTTCTGGAACTTGACCTAAATAGTGTGGGGTTCCAGCTTCAACTTTAGAAAAATAAATCTTATAATGATCTCCATTAAGGTAAAGAATGCTGTAACCTCGAGAAATCCTTATATTATTATTAAAGCTTTTTGTCTCTAGAATTACCGATTTTTGAAGAGCGGGAGGGTCTAATCTCCAGTATGCCTTGAGAATTTCTGCACTAATATATTTCCCATTAACAATAGCATCTTCAATTATCTTACAACAGTCATTTTGATAAACTTCTACATTATAAATTTCTTGTTTCAAAACAAACACTCCTTTAAATGCGGGGAAGCAGCGGCATTGCTTCCTCTCGCTAATTTAATGATGTAATGGGTTACGGTTGCCGCATTAAGCATTATCTTTTGCCTCTTTCTCTTGATTTTTTCGAAGGAATTCTAGTAAGGGACAATCTCTACTAACCCAATAAAGAAAGCTAAGAAACCCTAAAGATAATGGAATCGCCTTCTGATCTTCAAAGAGAAGGCGAGGAGAAACAAAAGCTTCTGAAGCTACTGCGGAGTAATATTTTTTATCAAAATAAAAAATAACTAAAGTAGCTTGTACTCTTGAGGCTTCTGCAGAGAGTATAATACAGTCTTGTCCAACAGTGCTTTGTTCAAGCAATAGTTCCCAATCAAAGCCAGAAATAGTTTTTCCTTCTTTAATATTGTTAATAATATTAACTCTATACATTATTGATCTACCTCTCTTCTATTTCTTTTTTATTTTCTATATATATTATATAATAATTTTTTAATTTTTTCAAGAAGGGCGGTTTTTGCAATAGATAAAATCTATCGTTTTTCTTGAAATTTATTGCGATAACTTAAAATATGAGTTTCTCATCGCTTAAGAAAAAAATGTGCGATTTGCAGCTAAGGGTTTCGAAAAGCTATTGATTGATGGTATGTGAGTGTATTAAGGGATTGCGGGGACGCCGTTCAGGGTGGCCTTGTTTTAGTTTGCTTTTGGGATAATGATCTAGCAGCGGAAATGAAACAACCAGTGGGAAAAATCGGTATGAGCTAGTCCGGTCTGAAAGGGCGGGCTTTGCCGCCCGTTTTCGAATGCCGCTGCTAATTTTGGGAAAAAATGGTAAAAAATGAAAATGAAACAACCAGTTGAAAAAGCCGTATAATGGGTCTTGGGGCGCGCCATACGGGTCTGCTCTTTTGAGCACGACCCGAAAATTATACCACACCCTTCCGCCTTTGTCAAGCCCCCTAAAAATTTTTGTGCAATTTGCACAAAGGAAAATTTTGTGCAATATATACAAAATTTTTTAAAAAATTAAAGATTTTTTATGCAAGATATACAAAAGTCAAAAAGTCAATATCGGATTTTTGCACAAAGATTTTGATTATTTTACAAATTTTTTGTGCATATTTCACAAACTTTAATTCTATGTTTTGCACAAAAAAATAGGCGGAAACCGCCCTCTTTTTGGTTATTTTAGACAAAAGATAGAATAAAAAAGACTTTTTGTACATTTTATACAAAAAGTCTTTATAAAATATTATGTTTTTTTCGCTCTTGTTTTTATTAAATCCAATTTGTAATGATTGCCGCCGATATTAAACTCAATAATTTTTGATTTATTAGTGATTTCAACTTTTTGCATTCCCTTTTCGGTCAAAAACTCTTTTAAATCTTTGATTATCTGTTCTTTTTCAATATCGGGCTTGCGTTCTCTTGTAGTTTTTTTTCTCTCTTTTTCTGATTGGGCTTTATGAATTGTTGCGGTGATCTTGTTTTCTTTTGCCTTTTTGTCAAGTGCTACCTGTTCGGTATTTTCCAGATATTCGTTATCTTCCAAATAAATTTGTATAGCCTCTTCTTTTGTCACTTGCAAACCCTTTTGGATGCTTTCTAATTCATTATCTGGAATTTTTATATTTTTACCGTTTAAGGTATAGGTCATAATCATTCCTCCTTATGCGGTGGGCGGTAAACCGCCCACCTTATGTTATTAGTTTTCCTCTGGGCTTTCCTCTGGGGTGTTATCTTCATTTTCTCCGCCTAAGAGGAAATAAGCCTTGCCCTTTTCAGTGATACGGCTTACCTTGTTTTCATTACGGAGTAACTTTAGAAGTGCCGCCATTTTCTGATTGCTAAAGTCAGCAAAAGCAACATCCGCCTTCATAATTTCTGTTGCGGTAAGCGGCTTGCCTTCACTCTCCATAACCTTAATGATAAGATCTTTGTAAACCGCATTCTGTTCCTGAGCCTTAGTTGGCTTAGTCTTTTTAGAATTTGCTTTACGGTCAAGTAAAGCAATTTCCTTGTTGATAAAAGCCTGCATATCCGCTACCGAATATTCTGACTGACCGCCGTTGAGAACTGTTGAGATTGCGTTAAACATCATTTTCTTAGTTACCTTTGTTGCCATAAAAAATCACATTCCTTTTCATAAAATCTTTGTTTCTCTCTTTGAGAACATCTTTATTATATCATACTGTTTGGCTTTTGTCAAGCCTTTTTGAAAAATTTTTTAAATTTTTTTATCAACCTCTTTTCTTTATTTTGTATATTAATTATAACATACAATTTTTAATTTGTCAATAGATTTTTAAAAATTTTTTAATTTTTTTAAAAATCTTTTTTTTGTTTGATCCTCCTTCCTGATTACATATATATAATAACATATTCTTTTTTAAAAGTCAAGTAAAAAAGATCAGTAAAAATTTTAATTTTTTTGTATAAATTACACAAAAAAGTAAAAATTTGTGCATTTTATACAATTTTTTTAAAAAATATATGAGATCTTTGTGCAAAAAAGAGAAAATATTTTTAGCTTTTTGCACAAAAAATACAAAAAAATATAAAAATTTTTGTGCAAAAAGTCAAAATCGATCTGTACAATTTGCATAATTTTTGGGAAAAAATTTTTTAAACTTTGTGCAAAAAACCTCTTGACAAAATCTTAGAAATGTGGTATAATATAAAAAATTTCGGGGCGAAGCCCCGTTGTCGGGATCAAAAAAATAAAGGCGGTTGCCCGCCTTTAAATTTCAATTTATTCTTCCAAAAATTGGCAATCCCGCAATCTTGATTGAATATTAAAAAGATCATCGCTAAGTTTTTGCAATTCAAATTCTAAACCTTCATCTGGCTCAGGAATATCTTTTTTCATACGGTAAAGTTTTGCGGAAAAATCATATAAAAGTTGAGCCATTGTTTCTAAAGTTTTGTTATAATCTTGTACTGTCATATCAAAGTCTTCTTTAAATTTCAAGATAGCTTAATAAATCAATAAGTATATTTTGATTAGCATTAATAGTATTGCCTAAATGCCATCCCTTCCTGACTTTTTCGTTATCGTCAACAAGAACCTGAAAACCGCCATATTTTCGGGTGCAATCCGCTTTTGTAGTGCCATACTGAATAAGATGTATTTCATCATATGGAAAACCGTATTTGTTTAACCATTCTTTTTTTGCGGCTCTGACTGATTTTTTAAATTCTCTTGTAGAATTTTTACTTAACCAACTTGTAACAACAATATGCCATCCTTGCGATTTTAAAAGATTTAAAATGTAATTCAAAACCGCCATATCATACAATGGACTTGCCTGTTCATAAGGTCGAGGGTTGCTTTCTTTTAGATCCTCTAACCAATCGGTTACACCGTAAAAATCAGCAAGTGTGCCGTCCATATCAAAAACTAAAATTTTATCTTTCATTTTTATTGCCTCTTTCTTAACTTTCTGTATATATTATATCATACCGTTTAGCTTTTGTCAACGGTTTTTTGAAAAATTTTTTTAATTTAAAGGTGGGAGTTTTAAAGCTCCCAACCTCTAAATTTTTTTTCTTCCTCTGATAACTCTTTGCTATTATATGGCGATTTCCGCATTTTTTTATGCTGTCTAATGCACCATACAAAAATTTCTTTTTCAATTAGTACATCTTCCAAACCTGTATGACATTCCGCATAGTCATTATTGCCTGTCATATATTTATACAAAATTTCAGCGGTTGCCCTTACCCTGCCACGCACAATATAACTATTTTTTTCGCACCATTTTTTATAACTCTTTTGTTTACAAACTGTACTTTGTGCCATTGCAAGAGTACACCAAACAGGAATGCCACAAGGTAAAAAATAACGATATTTTGACTTAGTTAAGTATCTTAAAGTGCCGTTTGTGCTTTTATAATCAAATGGCATATTATGTGCAATTATGGCGGTAACATCATACTTTGAGCAAATTTTTTGTATATGCTTTTTTGCCGTCCAAATTGTAACAATTTTTCGAGATCCCTCTTTTATCTCTTTTCTGTATTGCGGAATTTTATTGTTATAGTATGCGGTTTTCATTAATTCCGCCATTCCGCAAAATGTTTCATATAAGATAAAAGAAAAAGTTTCATAGACATTGCCTTTTTTGTCAACGATTGCACCTCCTAAGTCATACATTAAAGGATTATCTAAGCCGTTTGCCGTTTCAGTATCAATTACTAAATAGTAATTTTTGCGTTTATCAATTTTGGTAATGATAACCTGAATAGCGGTTGATATTTTTGTAGGGTTCATTAGTATTACCTCTTTCTTTATTTTGTATATTAATTATATCATACAATTTAGCTTTTGTCAAGCTTTTATTTTCTTAAAGTATCAAATTCTTCCGTATGACCGCATTTATTGCAAGTATAATAAAAAGTTTTAGAATGGATTGATTGAGAGGCGGCTGAAAATTCATAAGTACCGCCACATTCACAAATACCGTTATTCCAACGAGCATCCTGATTTACTCTATTTTGATATAATAAAGTTGTAATTCCAAAAGCTACAACCAATATACACAAACAAGCAATAATTTTTGTCTTTTTTTTATAACAAGAAATAATTGTTATAGATAACGGAAGGAATGTAAGCATTGCCCATACAACATAAAATCCAACATTTGTAAGCATTTTTATAACCTCTTTCTTTATTTTCTAATATTATTATATCATATTAAGAATGTTTTGTCAAGTCTTTTTTAAAAGTTTTTAAAAAATTTTTTTAAGTTTTTAATACCTCCTTTTTTATTATGTATATAGTATATCATACTAAAAAACAAAAGTCAAGAAAAAATTAAAATTTTATTTATTAAAAAATTAAAATATTTTAAAAATTTTTTGTGTAAAAAGTAGATTTTTTTAACATCTTTCATAAAATTTTTTTTAATTTTTATACATTTTGACAAATCAATAGGCAGAATTAACAAAAATTAAAAAGAAAATTTGTGCAGATCCTCAAAAGATCATCAAATCAATAAGCAATTTAACCAAAATTTTGGGAAAAAATTTGTGCATTTTGTTTTGCAAAAACACTTGACAAAATCCTTGAAATATGGTATAATAGTAAAATTTCGGGGCTTCGCCCCGCTTGCGTTTTTTGAAAGCAAAAAATAAAGGCGGTTTTTAACCGCCCTTTATTTTATTTCTTTTTAGTTGTTGCTTTTTTTAAAATAATTTTTATTTTTCTTAGAATAAATACGATTAAAGCATAGATACCAACAAGAATAGCGGCAGGGAAAAAAATTGTAAACATTATTGGAGTATCCCATCCGCAAGGATCAATCGTATCTAAAATAAAAACAGCTACACAACTTAAAATTATCCAAACGGTCAAACCGCCTAAAATAAAGTATAACATATCTTTTCCTCCTTTTATTCTTCAAGAGTAAATGCTTTTCCATCCAAAGCAAGAATAGCCGCAATATTTTTAGATTCATAATCAGGCAAAAAAACTTCTTCTTCGGCAATTTGTGTTAGATCTTCTAAAGTCACAGCACTAACTTCACGCAATTGTTCAAAAACTTCTTCTAAGATATTTTCCGCCTTACTCAAAATAACTTTTTCTTCTTTCGTTAATTCAAATTTTGCTGTAATGGTATTCTTTGTTTCTATCATCATAAATAGCAACCTCTTTCTTTATTTGATGTATATATTATATCATAGCTTTTAGCTTTTGTCAATAGCCTTTGAAAGATTTTTCCAAAAAATACTTATAATTGCACTCAAAGCCATACGCATAGCAAAAATTTCTATGTAATTAAATTGCGGTAAGTTAAAATGCCAAGCTAAAACATTCCAACCCCACCAAATAAAAGCCGCAGAAATAAACCAAAAACTTATGTTTTCGATTATTTTAGAAATTTTTTGTTTATTTTTCATTTTGTATCAATTCCTTTCTTTATTTGATATATATATTATATCATAGCTTTTAGCTTTTGTCAATAGTTTTTTAAAAAATTTTTCAAAAAACTTTTTAATTTTTATTTTATCCTCCTTTATTTTATGTTTATATTATATCACACTTGTTTTAAAAAGTCAAGTAAAAAAACATAATATTTTTTTAGAATTTTTTGTATGATCTACCAAATTTCATTTTCTCCATTTTGCACAAAAATTTTAGGAAAAATTTGTGCAAAATTTTTTTCAAAAACCTCTTGACAAAATCCTTGAAATATGATATAATAGTAAAATTTCGGGGCTTCGCCCCGCTTGCGGAATTTAATTATAAGAAAAGAGAGCGGAAAACCGCTCTCTTCATTTGATACATCATATCACATATTTTAATTTTTATCAAGCCTTTTTAAAAATTTTTTAAAAAGGTTCAATCAGAATTGTTGCTTCGACTCTCCGAACGGGATCTTTTTCACAAAAGATACTTGTTTCTGGATTAGATAAATTAAAAGCGTTAGTCGTTACTGAAAATGAATAACTTGTTTTTAAATATATTGAATTGTGATATTTAAAAACATCTCCTATTTCTAAATCCTCAAAATTAATAAATTCTCTTTGAGAATAGTCACCTACGATAATCATTTTTAAACCCTTCTTCCTTTACTTGATGTATATATTATATCATACAGTTTAACTTCTGTCAATAGTCTTTTGAAAAATTTTTTAATTTTATTTTTGTATTATTACCTTTTGTTTAATTCATTATTCTTTGATAATAAGACAATACTTCTTCAAAAGATAAAGTAAAGTTTTCTACAACTTTAGCGAAGAAAATCGTTTTTTTATTTTCAAAACCAAAGTTTTGAATAACCTTATCTAATAATTCTAATCGATCTAATAATTTTAATTGTTCAAGTTTCTCTTGCATTGATACTGCCATTTTTATTACCTCTCTTTTTACTTTTGTTATACTTATTATAACAGATTAATAATCATTTGTCAAGTCTTTTTAAAAAATAATTATTAATGAAATCTTGCGGTTTTTGGCATTTTAAACAAAAATAGATCAAGAAAATAAAAAATTTTAGATAGATCAGAGAAAATAAAATTCAGCGAATTGCATAAACTTTTAGGAAAAAATTTTTAAAAGTTTATTCATTTTTCCTCTTGACAAAAAGTGTGAAGTGTGGTATAATAGATAATTTTCGGGGCGGAACGCCCCTTTCGTCATTTTACACAAAAATTTTTAAATTTTTTAAAGAATTTTGGGCAAAACAGAGAAAATGAGGTTCAACAGATTGCACAAAAAAATTTTGTAATTTTGTGCATTTTGCACAAAATTCGGGGCTTTGCCCCGTTTTCGTCATTTTACACAAAAATTTTAGAAAAATTTGTGCAAAATAGAGAAAATAAAATTCGGCGGATTGCACAAAAAGATCTCCTCAATTTTGTGCAACTTGCTAAAAATTTTGGAGGAATACACAAAGATTCGGGATTAGGATCTGATTTTTTTGTGCAAAATGCACAAAACCAAAAATGGTGAAATCTTGCGATTTTCTGAAAAACGGCTCGGCTCGTGCCTCTCCGAGCCGTCGAAACATTTTGTTAGTAAAAATTATGGGAGATACTAACTTTAAAAAATCTGTCATTTTTTGTCGAACAAAACTGTGAGCTAGTCTAGAGTGCGGGAATTCGGAATCACACGACCGTTTTCTGAATCGTGTTATCCGTTCTTAATTAATTAGCAATTAAGAAATGTTTCAAGGGCTTTAACACAAGCGTCTTCTTGTTCTTTAGATCTTTCGTTCTTCTCTTCATGAAAAGTATCTGCTGCGGCTTTTAACAGATCTTCAACAGTAGAATATTCTAAGACTAAAGAAAGAGCCATAATCTCATTTAAAGAAATCTTAAACATAATTCCCGTTTACTCCTTTCTTCTTTATTACAATTATATTATATCAAAAATTTTTATTTTTTTCAAAACAACAATCTTATAAGGGGGGTCTATTATGGGAAAAACTGGCGAAAGGCGCCTTAGGCTAGCTTGCCCACGACAATTCTTCCACCAAAAATAAAAATCAAAAACAAAAGACGAAATAAAAATCAAAAACAAAAGACGGAGTAGAGAAATGAAACTAAAAACCAAAAATGAAGCAAACCTAATCTTCAATCCGGCTAGCCAAAATCCTCGAACAATGGAGAACCGCATCCAAAGATATATTTTTTTAATAAAATTTTAGTCTATATTTAAAAATATTTTATTTTAATTATCCTTTTCCCATATTAAAACAGAATATTTTTAAATATAGACTAAATTTAAAGAAAACATTAAGTTAGTATTGATAAAAAAAATTTTTTTTGGTATAATTATTAATAGAGAGAATAAAAAATAATTATATATGTTTAATATAAAGGATAATAATGAAAGGAGAAAAAGTGTAGGTAATGAAAGAAAATACTACTATACCTACGAAAGAAGCTAAAGACGATTGCGATTTTAGATTAAATTATAATTTAAAAACAATAGAAGAAAGAATCGATTTAGTTTCTCAAATCATAGAATATTGTCCTTCTCGATTAACTTCTAATTATTTAGAAATACTTGCAGACTATGTTTTAGAATTAAAAATAAATAAAAAAGAAAAAGATGTTTTAACTAAAAATAGATTAATAACAGTAAATAAAAGAGAAACTTCTTTTGAAGGACTTGTTTCTAAATTAGAAAATGGAGAAGATGGTATCTATGCTTTACTTGCAGGGAATGATAAAAATATATTTTTAACTTCAAGAATGAAAATTACTCCAAAAGACATTGAAGAAATACCAGAGTTAAAAAGATTAAAAAAAGATATTGAAGCAATAGAAAAACTTGAAGGTGCGGCAACGGGTAAAAAAAGATATTTACTAAAAAAACAACTTATAGAAATGCGGCAACAACAATATGTAGTAAAAGCAGAGACTAAACCGCCTATTAATTGTACTCATTTAATAAAAAATATTAATGAAATAAAATTCGATGAAGAAATTACAGTAGATAAAAATGGTGTACCTAATAGCACAGGTATTGTAAATTTCTTTGATCCAAAATGTATTTCTTTATTATTAAATCATTATGTAGATTTAAAAGAGGCGGTTTGGGGTAATTTTAATAGTGATGCTTGGGCAATGATGGAAGACTTTGATAAAGTTGCAGAAGCGGCTCTGCAATCAGAGTATCCTCATTTATATGATCTTATGATTTGGAAAATTGATGGAAAAACAAATCAAGAGATTAAAGCCTTAATTAAAAAGCATTATGACATTAATTACAATGCGGAGTATATTTCAAATGTATGGCGGAACCGCATCCCTAAAATTATTGCGGAAACCGCAAAAAAGCAGGCACTTCTATATTGGTATAAGACTGTTGAAAAAGAACATTGGAAAAGATGTACAAGATGTCACGAAAGAAAACCCGTAAACAATTTTTTCTTTTCAAAGAATGTATCTAGTGCAGACGGTTTTTACAGTATTTGTAAGGATTGCCGCAGAAAAAAGTCGGTCGTTTTAAAACGAATACCTTAAGAGAATTTTTATTTTATAATAGTCTAAGTGAAAGGAGGCGAAAAAATGGACGATAAAATGTATTGCTCAAAGTGTAAAAGAATGTTAAAAGCAAGTGATAATTTTTTTACTTATAAAGACGGTAGAAAAACAGAAATGTGTAAAAAATGTTTGACAATGCACATTGATAATTTTAAACCAGAAACTTTCCTTTGGCTATTGGAAAAAATGGATGTCCCTTATATTCCAGAAGAATGGAATGTCATCAGAGATAAAGCTTACGCAAAAGATCCTTTAAAAATGAATGGAATGTCTGTTTTTGGAAAATACCTTTCTAAGATGCGGTTAAACCAATTTAAGGAATACGGCTGGAAGGATACTGACAGACTTCTAGAAGAAAGAAAAAAGAGGGATGCTGCAGAGCAAGAGAAAAAAGAAGAATATGAAAAACAAATTCAGGCGGATTTTGAAGCAGGAAAAATTACTGAATCAGAATATCGAACTCTTGTTAGCACAGAAACTCAAAAAGAATGCGGCGTCAGTGTCCCTTTGGATCCCATAACTGGCCTTCCTATTGCGGCAAAGCCACCAGAACCACAACCTTTTTCAGAACCCCCAATCTTAGATAGCGCATCAATTCCAGATCCTTCTCTGAAATTATCAGAAGATGAAAAACTTTATTTAGCAATGAAGTGGGGAAGATTCCATTCCTTAAATGATTGTATAGAAATGGAAAAAAAATATACGGATATGAAGAACTCTTTTGATATTCAGGATTCTGATACTGAAGGAACTTTAATTTTTATTTGTAAAACTTATCTAAAGATGAATCAAGCTATTGACTCTGGAGATATAGAAGCATACCAAAAACTATCAAGAGTTTATAATGATTTAAGAAAAACCGCCAAGTTTACTGCGGCACAGAATAAAGATCAACAAGGTGATTTCTTAAATTCTGCGGGACAGCTCGTTGCCTATTGTGAAGAACACGGTGGAAGAATCCCAAGATATGAAATTAAAGAAGATTATGATGTTTTAGATACTATTATTAAAGATTTAAAAAATTATAATTATAATTTAATTAAGGATGATCCTTCAATTACTAGACAAATTGAAGATTATATTAAAAGAAAAGAAAATCTTGATAAAGCTAAAAGAGATAAGTTAGAGGCGGAAAAGCAAGGCTTGGAGGCCGTTCCGCTTAATGATGAAGATTATGTTGAACATTATAAACAACAAGAAGAAGATAAAGAAAAAGATGAAAGAGAGAATCAGTAATTGGCATTAAGTGAATTAATGAATCTTTCTAATGCAAGTCATAAACAAGGTCTTTCTGAAGAGCGTATAAAAGCACAATTATTTTATTTAAGACATTTAATCGCTTTTTTTAGAGAGTACCCAGATATTTTTATAGATTTTATAAAGGGTGAAAATTGCACTTTTGAATTTTATACCTATCAGAGAATTTTTTTAAGAGTTGTTATGAGGCATCGTTATGTTTATGCGACTTTTCCTCGTGCATATAGTAAATCTTTTCTCTCTATGATGGTTTTAATTTTAAGATGTATTCTTTACCCTAATTCTCATTTGTTTGTTACTACGGGCGGCAAAGAGCAGGCTGCTTCGATTACTATTGCTAAAGTCGATGAAATATGTAAGCTAATTCCGGCATTACAAAATGAAATTGATTGGTCAAGAGGTCAATCTAAAAAATCTAAAGATGATGTTACTTATATATTTAAAAATGGATCGGTTATTGACATCTTACCTGCTAAAGAAAGTTCTAGAGGGCAGCGCCGGACTGGAGGTCTCATGGAGGAATGTGTTTTGATTGATCAAACTGCATTAAATGAAATTGTTATACCGACTACAAATGTAACTAGACTTTTGCCAGATGGTAGTAGAAATAATGATGAAGTAATAAATAAAAGTCAAATTTATATAACAACAGCAGGTTATAAAAATTCTTTTGCTTATCAAAGATTGATTGAACTGTGGATTCAATCTTTAATTGAACCAAAAGAAGTTATGATTATGGGAGGAACTTATGAAACTCCCGTTAAAGAAGGATTGTTAGATGAAGATTTTGTAGAGACTTTAAAATTACAAGGAACTTTTAGTGAAGAGTCTTTTGACAGAGAGTATAAAATTTCTGTACTCTTTAAATTATTGAGAATTGCTGAAAACTCTTGAAGTTATTTAAGCTACAACAGAAAAATGAAATAAGTTTAAATGTGAATGCTTTAAAAATTAAATAGTATAAGACAATCAGCAGCCGAGTCTTGAAAAGAGAAAGGTTCAACGACTAACAATTTTTAATGCAAAAATTAGAACAATACACTATTAGAAAGAAGAGTTATTATTATGAAACAAATTATTGTTAATAATATTAGTACTTGGTATTACATAACTGAAAATGGAAAATGCTATAATTCTAAAACTCATAAATATTTAAAAGGACAAGAGAATTATAAAAATCATTATCTTTCTTATAATATTACTTTACCAGATGGTTCTAAAAAAAGATTATATGCACATCGCCTAGTTGCAATAGCTTTTTTAGAAGAACCTTTCAATAAAAAGAAAATACAAATAAATCATATTGACGGAAATAAATTAAATAATCATAAAGATAATTTAGAATGGGTTACTCCTTCAGAAAATCTTTTACATGCTTATAAATCTGAATTAAGAAAAAGAAAATCCATTTATTGTTTTAATAAAGAAAAAGAATTAATTGCAATATATAAAACTTTAGATGAGGCGGTTAAAGCTACTAAAATCTCTAAAGGTATTATTATTCAAGAATTAAATAAAGAAATTAAAACATTATCAGGAGGCTTTTATTGGTCTTATGAAAAAACTTTAAATAAAACAAAAAATTATAAGAATTTAGGAAAAGCTAAAGAAGTTTATCAATATGATTTAAAAGGTAAATATATTAATAAATATCCTTCGACAGGGATTGCTGCACGAAGTATTGGTGTCAAAAATGGTAATCATATTGGAGAGTGCTGTAGAGGAAAGATTAAACAATATAAAGGTTTTGTATGGAGATATAGTGAAGATATAGTCTCACCTTCATTGAAAGATGAAGAAACAGTTTGCGAAACTAATTAAAGATATAAATGAGAAGTCTTTGGTGTGGAGATGCTACTAATGCTTTTTATTCTTCAGAAAAATTTGATAAATATAGAATTTTATCAACTCCTGAATTTGAGAAAAGTAATAAAGCTAAAAATTCTTATTATGCTATTGGTGTCGATGTTGGTAGATATGGTTGTACCACAGAAGCTGCAGTATTTAAAGTGACTCCGCAATTACAAGGACAAGCAATTAAAAGTCTTGTAAATTTATTTACTTATGACGCAGAACATTTTGAAGATCAATCTATTCATCTAAAGCGTTTATATTATGCTTTTCAAGCAAGAGTTATTGCTATTGATGCAAATGGTTTAGGTGCGGGTTTGGTTGATTTTTTAACTACGACTCAGATAGACCCTGAAACTGGGGATATTTTACCTCCTTTTGGAGTTTTAGGAGGAACTTCTGAAGATATTGCACAACAATATAAAAAAGTAAGAGGTTCTAATGTAGAAGAAAATGCTTTGTATTTGATTAAAGCAAATGCCGCAATTAATACAGAAGCCTATTCTAATGCTCAAATTCAAATGTCAAGCGGAAAAGTAAAATTCTTAATTAATGAATCTCAGGCAAAAACAAAACTTATGAGTACAAAAGTAGGACAAAATATGACATCAGAAAAAAGAAATGAATATTTGAGACCTTTTATTTTAACTTCGATTTTAAGAGAACAGACTTTAAATTTAACTGAAGAAAATGAAGGCACAAATATTATTTTAAAACAATCTTCTAAGAGTATTAAAAAAGATAAATTTTCTGCTTTTATATATGGATTATATTATATAAAACAAGAAGAAGAACGACTTGCAAATAGAAAGAGAAAAAATATAAAAGATTTTTTATTTTTTACTTAATAAATGGGCAATTTATTTTAAAAATTTTTAAGTAAAAATAAAATATAATAGATTGGAAAAGCAGCAAAGGAGAGTGATTAAATGTTAGCATCAAGAGGAGAAATTAAAATTCATGAAATTTTAGAAACTGCAGGTTTAGTTTTTAGAGAAGAATATTGCTTTAACGATCTTATGACTTCAAGCGGAAAACATTTAAGATTTGACTTTGCTGTTTTTAACGATAATGAAGAATTAGAATTTTTAATCGAATATCAAGGAATTCAACACTATGAACCGAAGACTAAATTTGGCGGTTATGGCGGTCTCCGCAAACAGCAATATAATGATAGAAGAAAAAGAGAATATTGTAGATTGCATGGAATTCCTTTAATTTTAATTCCCTATTGGGATGAAGGTAGATTAGATTATGATTATATTATGCAAGCCGCTTACAAAGCGGGATATTAAAAGGAAGGAGTGAAAAAATGGTAAATAGATTAGAAAATAATTATAAAGATACTTCTTCTGCTCCTATTGATTATTCTAAAATTAAAGTTGGTTTAAAAACTTTAGAGGATGCAGTTTTCTCTTTAGGAGATATTAAAAAAGCTAATCCTCGCTATACCGATAAGGGAAATGTTTTACAAGCTATTGAAAATAATGATTTTCAATCAATGAGAGATATTTCTTGTTTCTATTATAAAACAAGTGGAATTTACAATAGATTGTGTAGATATATGGCATATATGTATAGATATGATTGGTTTATTACCCCGCATATTATATCTGAAAGCCTTAAAGAAGATAAAATTTTAGATTTATTTTATAAAGTTTTATTTTATTTAGATAATTCTAATTTAAAAAAATTTTTTGGAGAAGCCGCACTTAAAGTTTTAAAGAACGGCTGCTATTATGGGTATTTAATTTTTCAAAAAAATAAATTCTCTATTCAAGAACTTCCTATAAAATATTGTAGAACAAGATTCTCTTCAAGTGATGGAAATCCTGTTATTGAATTTAATATGAAATTTTTTGATGATTATTTTAGAGATAGTTCACAAAGAGCGAGAATGTTAAATTTATTTCCAGAAGAATTTAAAAAAGGGTATAGATTATACAAACAAGGAAAATTAATTCCAACTTATCAAGGAGATTCAAGCGGTTGGTATTTATTGGATACTAATTGTGCTTTTAAATTTAATATTAATGGAGAAGATTTTCCAATGTTTATTTCTGTCATTCCATCTTTAATTGACTTAGACGCCGCGAAAGACTTAGACAGAAAGAAAATGGAACAACAATTATTAAAAATTGTTATTCAAAAGATGCCAATAGATAAAAATGGTGATTTGGTTTTTGATCCAGAAGAGTCTCGTGATTTACACAACACTGCGGTTCAGATGTTAAAAAGAGCGGTTGGTGTTGATATATTAACAACTTTTGCAGATACTAAAGTTGAGGATATGTCAGAAAGCAATAATTCAGTTGCGGCTGACCAGCTAGAAAGAGTTGAAAGAGCAGTTTATAATGAAGCAGGCGTTTCTCAAATGCAATTTAATACAGATGGTAATATAGCTCTTGAGAAATCTGTTTTAAATGATGAAGCATCTTTATTTAATTTAATTCAACAATTTGAAGATTTTTTAGATTTAGTTATAAAACAGTTTAATAAGAATAATAAAAAAATCTTTTTTAAAGTTCAAATTTTACCAACTACAATTTATAATTATAAAGAATTATCTAAATTATATAAAGAACAAACTCAATTAGGCTATACTAAGATGTTACCGCAGATTGCATTAGGACAGTCACAGAGTTCTATTCTTGCAAATGCTTATTTTGAAAATGATATTTTAGATTTAGTAAATGTATTTATTCCACCTATGATGTCGAGTACAATGAGTGCAAATGCTTTAAATGGTCATGTTACAACTGAAAAAGAAAGCGGCAGGCCTGAAAAAGCGGATGATGAAAAAGCTGAAAAAACAATTCAAAATAAAGAAGCAATGTCTTAAAAAAATTTCAATTTTTGGTCATAAAAAAATATGCTTATTATTAATTTTTTAATATAAAAATAGAGATAGGAGAGGAAAAAATGAGCAAAATAAATTTTTCTACTATTGATTCTCCAGAAATTATAAATTTAAAACCAACAGATATTAGTCCTTTAATGTCTAGTTGTGAAATTAAAGTTTTATATCTTGGTGAAAACCGTAATCACTCTTATATTTCTAAAGATGTTGCTTTAGAAATGGCAAAATCTATTAGAGGTTGTCCTATTGTAGGATACTATAAAAAAGATAAAGAAGATTTTGCAGATCATGGAGACAAAATTACAATAGACGATGAAGGAATACATTTTGATTGTATGACTAAACCTTATGGTTTTGTAGCTCCTGATGCAGAAGTGTGGTTTCAAAAATATGCTGAAGAAAATGCTTTTGGAGAAACTATTGAAAGAGAATATTTAGTTACAAACGGTTTTGTTTGGACTGAACAGTTTCCAGAAACTAAAACGGCTCTTGAAGAAGGAAGACCGCACTCCATGGAAATTGATGAAAATAGTTTAAATGGTAATTGGCAAACTAATGCTGCAGGTATGGATTTTTATATTATTACAGATGCTCTATTTTCAAAATTATGTATTTTAGGCGAAGATGTTGAGCCTTGTTTTGAAGGTAGCGAAATTCATAAAACTTATTCATTAGATGATAAAACTGCAATTTTTGCTAATGAAGATTTCAAAAATACTTTATACAGTATGATGAAAGATTTAAAACAATATATGTTAAAAAAAGGAGGAGAATTAATGGATTCTGAAAAGAAAGAACAAGTTAATTTAGAAGATTTTTCTAAACAAGATTCTATTGAAGCCCCTGTCGTAACAGAATTTAAAAAAGAGGACTCTAAAGAAGAAAAATCTAAAGAAGAAAGTTCTGAAAAAGAAGAAAAGAAAGAAGAAAATTCTGAAAAAGAAGAAAAGAAAGAAGATTCTTCTAAAAAAGAGGAAAAATCAAAAGAGAAGGATTACTCTTTAATAAAAGAAGAATATGAGAAATTAGAAAAACAATATTCTGATCTTCAAAATCAATTTAGTCTTTTGGAAAAAGAGAACCAAGATTTGAAAGAATTTAAACTTCAAATTGAAAATGAGAAAAAAGATAAATTAATTGAAAGTTTTTATATGCTTTCAGATGAAGATAAAAAAGATGTCATTGAAAATAAATCTAAATATTCTTTAGATGATATTGAAGCAAAACTTTCTATTATTTGTTTTAGAAATAAAGTAAGTTTTTCAAAAGAAGATGAAAAAGTAGAAAATAATCCTATTACTACTTTTGAAGTACAAGAACTTGATTCAGATGTTCCCGCATTTGTTAAGGCTTTAAGAAAAACAAAGAATAAAAATTTATAATATAAGAGGAGGAAAAACAAATGGCAACAATTATAAAAAGAGTTGGTTTTGGTCAAGTAGAACCAAATCATCTTTCTGCTCAAAGAACTGGTCAGATTTATGCTCAGCTTCCTGCCGCAGATACTGTTTCAATCTTAGAAAATGGTCAATTTGTAAAATATGACATTGCAAGCGGAGAGGTAAACTTCACTGGTAAAGGTGAATGGATGCTTGTTTTTAATGAAGTTAAACTCTATGACGATTGGAGAGAGACTTATAAAGATTTTGCAATGATTAAAGATAATTATACTCCAGGTAGTGCAACTATTTCTCATGGTGGTCTTGGTCCATTTAAGGGACAGATGACTCCAAGAGTATTCAAGACTAATGTTGGAGATATTTATACTACAAATTGCGTTGGTGGTGCAAATACTTCAGGAAAAGCTCAATATGAAGGAGTTAGTCTTTCAGAAAAAGATCTTCTTAAAGTAGATGCTGCAAGTGGTTATCTAGTATCTGGTGGAGATGTTGCAACAGACGATATGGTTTGGGAAGTTGTTAAAATTTATACTCTTGCGGATGGTCAACCCGCAGTAAAACTTATGAGAATTAAATAAGGAGGAAAGATAGAATGGCTTTAGAGAAAAAAGATTTAGTACAATTAATGAAAGTTACTGCTAATGCTAATCCTTCTGCTCCTACTGCTTACAGCTTTAGAGATGAGAAATATAGCTATGCAGATTTAAACCAGACTCTTAGACAAGAGTTACAAGAAATTGCAGGAACTTATTCTTTATATAGAGAAAATAAGAACTTAATATTCTCACTTATTGAACAGACTATTGATGATGTTCTTCCAAGAAAAGTTCTTGAACAGTATGGTAGTTTTGCTGAAATTAAGACTTTCAATCAAGGAGACCGCCCAGTCTTCGTTCAGAGAATTACAACAGCCGCAAAGAGAAGAGCAAAACAATTTATTACAAAAGTTGGTCTTGCAGGTATCTATGAAGTTTTTAAACTTGATGGTAAGAATTTTGAAATTCCAACATCTGCATTTGGCGGAGCTGCTCAGATTGGATTCGAGGAATTTCTTGATGGTAGAGTAGATTTTGCTGATGTTTATGACATTGTTATGGAAGGCTTAGATGAGTGTATTTATCTTGAGATTGAAAGAGCTTTAGTAAGTGCAGTTAATGATCTTCCAGGTGCTAATAAGACTACTCAAAATGGTTTCGTAGAATCTGAAATGGATAAACTTATTAGTATTGCAGATTCTTATGGTAGATCAACTATCTATTGTACATACGAGTTTGCAGCTACTATGGTACCTTCTGAGGGCTGGATTTCAAATGAAATGAAGAACCAGAGATGGGATAATGGTTATCTTGCTAATTATAAAGGTCATAAGGTAATTGTTTTAAATCAGTCTTATGAAGATGAAACTAATAGTAAGAAAGTTATTGATCCTTCTCACGCTTGGATTATTCCAGATGGTGCGGATAAACCTGTAAAGATTGCTTTTGAAGGTCAGACTATTGTTAAAGAATATGAAAATAAAGACCTTTCAAGAGAAATCCAGTGTTATAAAAAAGTCGGCGTTGGAGCTATTATTACAAATAACATTTGTGTATATATCAATTCTGGACTACAGAGATAAATAAAAATTTATTGAGAGGAGATAAAATCTCCTCTCAATAGAGAGAGAAAAAGGAGAAAAATAATGTTAAAAGATAATGAAAAAATTACAGTAATAAATAGAGATAATGGAACTGTTGGTTATACTGTGCCTGATTTAAATAATTTACATAGAAGTTTTCAACCAAGAGAAAAGAAAATTGTTACAATGGAAGAACTTAGAAAATTATCTTATTTACCAGGCGGAGAGTATCTTTTAAAAAATTGTTTAATTTTAGATAATCAAGACGCTATTTCAGAGTTAATTGGTACTGTTGAACCTGAATATTTTTATTCAGAAAAAGAGATAAAAGAATTACTTGATAATGGTTCTTTAGATCAATTAGAAGATTGTTTAGATTTTGCTCCAAAAGGAGTTATAGATCTTTTAAAACAAATTGCAATAGATACAGAATTAAATGATATTAGAAAAAGAGATCTTATTTTTCATAAAACAGGCTTTAATATTACAAAAGCTATTGAAATTAATTCTTTAGAAAAAGATAATAAAAAAGATTCTGAAGAAAATAAGGTTAGAAAAGCGGCTCCGGTAGTAGAACCGCAAGTAAAAACAAGAAAAGCAGGAATTCCAGCTTATAAAATTATAAGTCAATAAAAAGAAAGAGGGGTAAAAATGGCAACTCCTTTTCCTATTGTTTATGATCGTTTTTTGTCTAAAATAACTGATGATATGTATATGGAATTAACAGAATTAGAAACATATTCTTTATTAGAAGAACTTTTGCTTTCTGCTATTCCTTATTTTGAATTTCCAAGAGTTGATTTAACAGATGTTACTTATTCAGGAATTGTTAATGAAATATTTTATCAAGGGATAGAAAGTGATAATAAAAAAGTTAAGGCTATTATTTATAATGAAGGAGCTTTTAATTCAAATCTATCTTTAGAAGAAATAGATATTTTAGCAACTTATATGGTTTTTGAGTGGGTTGGGCAGCAATTAGCAAGTGTAGAAAACACTAGAATGAAATACTCTGGCTCTGATTTTAAATTTACTTCACAAGCAAATCATCTTTCAAAATTATTAGTCTTAAAACAAGATTATGAAAGACAAGGCTTTCATTTACAAAGATTATATAAGAGAAGAAAAAGAAATTCAAAAGGTATTTATATTTCAACTTTTTCAGAAATTATGAATACTGATAATTCTTCATCGGAATAAGAAAGGTGGAGAATATGGATAATAAAATAAAAATAGATAATAATATTGTAATTTCTAGATTACATTTTTTAATAAATCAAACTTATAAAACTTTGCCTTTAAGAGAAGAAGGCAAAGATTGGAAAACTCACTTAGATGCGGTTTTTGAAGAAACTATAGGTTTTAGAGAGCTTTTAGGAACAAATTATGATAATTATTTTGTTCCGATATTATGTAAAATTAAAGGATTATATTCTTTTCAAAAAGATGAAGATTTCTCTTTATTTAGAAAAACAATCCTTGATTGTTTAAATCTTTTTGAAAGGTTGTGTGAAAATGTCTCTTGATTCTTTAAATTTACGATTAAACTACCATGGCGGTAAACAAAAAGAGAGAATGAAACAAGATAAGATTCGAGGTTTATTTTCTGCGAATAATTTTGCTTATCAAGCAGAAACGGCAGTTCTTTCAAATAATAAAGAATTTAAGTGTTTAATTAATCCAAATAAATTATCCGAAGATTTAGACGATAAAATTATTTCAATTCCTTATAAAAATATTGAATTAACAGGGAAAAAGAAAGGTAAAACGATTGAGGGTTTAGAAGAGGTTGGTTTGAAACCAGGTGATGTTTTTATTTGGAAAGAAACAAATACTCATTGGTTAGTTTATCTTCAAAAATTAACTGAAACAGCATATTTTTTAGCAAATATTAGAAGATGCAAACAACAGATTGAGATTAATCATAATCTATATTGGGTGAGTATAAAAAATACTTCCGCAGAAAATATAGATTGGCAGACTTCTAATAAAATTACTTTTAATGATTTAAACTATTCTTTATCTATGTTAATTTCAAAGAATGAAGAAACTTTAAATTTTTTTCATAGATTTGCGAAAATCAAAGTAAAAGAAGTAGATTCTAAAATTACTAAAAGTTGGGAAGTAGCCTCAGTTAATCCTTATTTTGGAGACGGGGTTATAGAAGTATTTTTAGAGGAAGATTATGAAAATACTGTTTTAAAGAAAAGACAAGAGGAAATTGAAAATACTCCAAAACCGCCTGAACCAGATAAAACTAAACCTTATATTGAAGGACCTCTTGTTGTAAAATGCTATTCAAAGCCAACTTATAAAATAGTAAATGCGGATGGCGGAAAATGGGTATTAAAATATAAAGATAAAGAACAAACTTTTAACACTAAAAAAACAGAAATTGATTTATCTATTACTATTGGGAAAATAGGTAAATTTGTATTAATTTATCGTAGAGAAAATCAAGAAGATATTTCGATAGAAGTTAAAATGGAAGCTCTTTAAAAGGAGGAAAGAAGAATGCTAAAGAAAACTATTTTATATCCAAAAGATTTTAATTCTTCTTTTTTATCTTGTGAAAAAGATTTTAATTTAATTATAAAAAAATTATTTATAAATAGTCAACCTTATAGCGATTATCTAAAAAGATTATTAGTTATCAATACAAAAGATTGTATTGATAACTTAGATAGTCAAGTCTATAAAGAAGTTCTTGAAAAAACTGACTTAGAAGTTTTAGTAAATAAGCAATATATTAGAACTGTTCCAAAAATTTCAATGCCAGAGCATGAAGAATTAAAATCCTATATTGTATTATCAATGGATAACTTTGCTCCAAATGGAGAGAATCCAGAGTTTAGAGATTGTATTTTAAATTTTGATATTCTATGTCATACTGATGTGTGGGACTTGGGAAATTTTAGAAATAGACCGCTAAAAATTGCGGGATATATAGATGGAATTTTAAATAAAACAAAATTAACAGGAATTGGAACTTTAAATTTTGCAGGTTGTAATGAATTAATTTTAAGTCCAGATTTAGCAGGATATACTTTATCTTATTATGCAATTCATGGATCAGACGATAGGATTGAAACTGATAATGGATAGATTATTATTATTATCGGGTAACGATATACCTTTAATGGGCGTAGGCCTGCAATTACATCCGCCAAAATTAAAAGAAATTGCTTATTTAGGTGAAACAAAATTCTTTTCAGGATTAGAGCTTTTAAAATTTTCAAAAAGAAGTTTAAAAATGGACAAAAATCAATTAGAAGTTTTAACCGATTTTGATATAATTATGAAAATAATGGAAGATAAATCTCAAGATTTTAAAGAAATAAGAGAAAATGTTTTATTAGTTTTATTTTTATTATTTCCAAAATATTCTATTAATTTTAATTTTCAAAAAAATCAAATTGAATTTTTAGAAGAAGAAAAAGAAATAAGATATTTAAATAAACTTAATTATAAATATTTTAAAGAAACTCTTATTGAATTATTTCCTTTGGAAGAAAAATCACAAGACTTTAATCCAAGTGGAGATTTATCTAAAAAAATCGCAGAAAAATTAGAAAAAAGAAAAAAAAGATTAGCTGAATTAAAGCATGAAATCATAGAAATAGATATTTTAAGTCGATATGCTTCAATTTTAGCTATTGGATTACAAATAGATTTAAATGATATAATGAATTATACTGTATATCAACTATTTGATAATCAAAAGAGATTTAATTTAAAATCAGTATATGATGCAACTGTTCAAGCAAAATTAGCAGGCTGTTCAGATATTCCAGAAGCTAAATCTTGGATGGAAGATCTTTATACTAAAGATATAAACAAATAATTTAAAAAAATAAAAGGAGGACAAATATTTATGCGTTTTGGCGTAAGAGAAATATGCGATGTTGTTTTTAAAGCAAAATCTGATATGAAAATTGGAAAAACCACATTTAAAAAAGGTCAACCAGTTCTTTATATTGATAGTGCAAAGACTTCTACTATTGAAGGTGCTTCAACAACAGTATATGCACAAGGCGGAAAAGGTAATAACCGTCTAATCGCTTGGGAAGGTTAATCATAAAAATATTTTCCTCTTATTAAGAAGGAGTTATAAATAATGGCAGAAAAGTTTTTTAGCCTTCCAGACAATGGTAACATTGATCAAGAAATACCTCGTGAATTGCTGGAAAACCCAGAATATGGGCAATCAGCAGCCAAGCCTCTTAAAGAAGATTCAAATTATTGGATCTTAGAAGATGGTCGATTATATAGTAATAAAAGAAAAAGATTTTTAGCGGGAAGAATAGATAGAACAGGACAAAGAGTTTATATACTTGCAATTAAGAACCCTTTAACAGGGAAAAAAGAAAAGAAATTTTATGCTCATAGATTAGTTGCAGAATATTTTGTTCCAAATCCAGAACCAGATTTATTTAAAACAGTTATTAGAAAAGATAATAGCAAATTAAATAATGAAGCGAGTAATTTAGAATGGGTAACCGTCCACGATAGCCGCTACTTACATAGGAGTGAAGAAAAAAGAACTCCTAAGTATTATTTAAGTGATCTTGAAGGCGAAGTGTGGAGAACTCTTGAAGAAAATCCTAGATATAAAGTTTCTAATAAAGGTAGAGTAAGAAATGCTCAAACTAATAGATTAATAAAAATTAACAATAGTCAGAAATATAGTAGAGTATCTCTCAGTTATTCAAGAACTTATTATTTACATCGTTTAGTATATTGTGCTTTTAATAATGATTATGATTTAAATGGATATGTTATTTCTCATAAGGATGGAGATCCGCTTAATAATAATTTAGAAAATCTAGAAAAAATTACTATAAAAGAAGATCGAAGAAGAAGAAAAGAAAAAAAAGAGGAAGGTTCAACGACTATCTCACTGTGAGAGTAGGGTCAAGTGACTCGAAGGACGAGGCTCCTGTGAATACAGGATGAAAATATAGTCTAATCTGTGCGAATAAATAAAGGCACAGCCGCATAAAGCGTATATGAATTAACGAATCATATAGAATAAAAATGGAAAAAACTTTAACATTTACAGTTGAAGACGCTTTGCTTTCACCTATTGGTTTTTCAATTTTATCTGGAGCAGGTTTATTCGAAGGATCGGCAAATACAGCTAATGTTCATGTTCATAGCATGGCTACTGCTTATGTAAGTGCAGGTGGAGAAATTGATTTAACAGATGTTCTTGGAGAAACTGATAAAATCGATTCAACAGCTCCTATCTTTGTTATTGAAACAGATTCAGATGGAGAACCTAATGGAACACTTGTAAGCGGTTTAGTAGTTGATGAAAAAGGTAAAAAACTTACAGGCGGAACAACAGCAGCAGGTAAAGCTGTATTTGTAGATTTTTATGTTACAAGAGCAGCTGATAAAGTTGCTGAATTACAGATTGATGCAGAGAATTTTGCAGGATATTTCTATGTAGAAGCTTCAACTTTGTTTAGAAAACAGAGTGATGGTGTCGATGCTCCAGTAGAAATTACTTTACCTAATGTTAAAATTCAATCAAACTTTACTTTCACAATGGCATCAACTGGCGATCCAAGTACATTTACTTTTACAATGGATGCTTTTCCAGGCTATACTATGTTTGATAGAACAAAGAAAGTATTATGTGTAATGCAAATTATTAAAGATAGTACATCTTCAACTTCTGAAACAAAATCGGTAATGCCACATCCTGCGGGCTTTGATATTAGTGAAGCTTCAGGAGATTCAACAGCAATTTCTGGCGAAAGTGAGTAATAAAAACAAAAGGGTAGATTTATCTACCCTTTTTTGTTTTATATAAAGGAGTATATATGAGTGCAATAGGTGAGTATGTTCATTACTATTATAAAAATTATCTTGAAAACGGCATCTATAGAGAAAAGCCTTCTCAAGGATTAGCAAAACAACAAACAGAAGCTTATCAAAATCAAAAGAATCAATTAAAGGAAAAAATAGATAGAGGACAATCTACAATAAAAGAAGAAACTCTTCAAGATATAGAAAGTTTTTTAAATGCTTTTTTAAAAAATGATTCTAATAAATTAAATCCTAAAAGAGTTGAAGAAATTAAACAAGTAATTCAACAAGAAATAGAATCAAAGTTTGAAAATATTATTGAATCAATAGATCAAATTAATACTTCTTTATTAAAAGTTGAAGGCTTATCCAATGAAAATGTTATAGGAAAAATTTCTGGAATAAAAACAACCTATAAAGAAAAAGGAGAAGAAAAAAAGGGACTGTCTTTAAAGGTTGAACCTCTTTTAAAAAAAATAGATTTATTAGAACAAGAGATGTTAAAATTTTTATTAGCAGCTCCTGATAAAACAGCTTTTAAGGGTAAGGATTCTGATTTTAAGAAATTAAGAAAAGAATATGAAGAAGCTAAAAATCAAATGTTATTGCCTTTAAATCAAATTAGAAGTAAAATTCCTTCAAATCAAAAATTTTTAAAAGGAAGCTATCAAAAAATTGGAGAAATAAGAGATTCTTTAAATCAGTTAATTGAAATTTATGCTAAATTTAAACCTTTAATTAATATAGAAGGTGAAATTTTAGAAGTTGCAGTTACTCAATCTTTAAAAATGGCAGATTATTTAGGATTTTCAAAATTTAAAGATATGCTAGTAGAACAAACAGGAGGAGAACATAATTTAAATATTGAATATTATGATTCAAAGTTATTTCCTTCTGATTTTCAAATTTTAAATTCTGATAAAAAAATGAAGTCAAGCTCTTCTCAAGGTAAAACAGATATATTTGTTCAATGGGAAGATCAAAAAATTAAAATTTCTGCAAAAAATCAAAGCATTAATAAAGGTCAAAGAAATATTGCTCATGTTGTTAGTCAGACTCCTCTTCTTTATCTTCTTCAATCTTTGGATACCAATTTTATTAATCATTGGTTAAATTTACATTCTTCTCAAAAAGCTTTTAATAAAAATAATCAAGAATATGTTGTTAATATTTCTACAAAAAAGAAAAATTATAGTGAAGATTTTGATTCTTTAATGGAAGAAAGTTTATTTTATTTAGCTTTAAGTGGTAGAACTCAAGGACGCTCAGAAAAAGAGGTTGTAAATACTTTTTTAGTAAATGATAAAACACAAGGAAAAATTAGAGTTTTTTCAATAAAAGATATTATAAATCAGGGAATAAATAATAAAGCAGTTATCATAACAGGCGGCGGTCTTTCAAGTAGAAACCGCAGTTGGATTAATAATAAAAAAGCAAATTCTCCAGACGAAAGAATATCTGAAATCTTAACTCAATTACATAATACAAAAGTCTCAATAAGTTTTAATATTAATAAAACTTTAGGTTCTTTTGGATAAAAATTGACTTTTTTAAAAATTTTTAGTATAATTAAAATAAGAAAGGAATGAATTAATATTGGAATATTCAAAATTAAATTTAAAAATAGATAATTCAGTAAAAACTTTTACTTTTAATGAACAAAAAATCTCTGTTTTTCAATATCTTTCTATAAAAGATAAATATGATTTATTAATGGATGTTTTAGAAAAATCTAAAACAGATAATGTATATAATGATTTAAAAGTAGATACTTTATTCCATATGTATTTAATTATTTTTTATAGTGATATTAATTTTACAGAAGAAGAAAAAAATAATGTTGAAGAAGTATATGATGAAATTTATAGTAGCGGTTTTCTTGATTGTTTTTTAAAAGCAATGAACCCAAAAGAATATTCTTTTCTTTATGAAACTTTACAAAGTTTAATGCTAAATTTACAAGAGTATAACTCAACATTAGTTTCTTATTTAAAGAGTTTTTCAAATGATCTTCCAAAACAGGCTGCGGCAGCCGCAAAGATGGTAGAAGAATTTGATCCAGAAAAATATCAAAATATTTTAAATTTTGTAAATGCGGCAAACGGAAACCGTAACTTTAAAACTAATAAACCTGTTAATTAAATATTTGGTCAATTATTTTAATTTTTCATACCTCTATTATCATATAATGATAGTAGAGGTATTTTTTTATTTATAAAAAAGGAGGAATATAATGGCTAATAATATATCTTTAAGTATTGGATATAAAATTGATCAATCGAGTTTAAATCAAGTTAAAAAATCTATATCTGAAATTAGGAGTCTTTCAAATAGAGACATTTTAAAAATTAATCCAGACTTAGGAAATATTGAAAATGCAGCAAATAAATTCATTGAGATAAGAAAAACTGCGGCAGGTGTAGAAACTGCTTTAGAAAAAGCTTTCAATCCTAAAATTAATAGCATTAATGTTTCTAAATTTAACGAAGAATTAAAGAAAAATAATTTATCAATAAAAGATATTTATAAAAATTTTGAAGCTGCGGGGGTAGTAGGTAAAAAAGCTTTTATGGAAGTTTATGATTCTATAAGTAGAGTTAAACTTCCTATTAAAGAAACCAATAAAGCATTGGAAAAAATGGGTGAGACCATTACCAATACCATTAGATGGACAGTATCTTCAGCCGCATTTGGAGCTGTAACAAATAGCTTATCTGAAGCTATTGGCTATATTAAAGCATTAGACAAATCTTTAAATGATATTAGAATAGTAACGGGGAAAACTGCAGAAGAAATGTCAATTTTCGCAAAAGAGGCTAATTCTGCTGCAAAAAGTTTAGGAACTGGAACTAAAAATTATTCTAATGCGGCTTTAACTTTTTATCAGCAGGGTTTAAAAGATGAAGATGTAAAAGCTAGAACAAATACTTCAATTAAAGTAGCTAATGTCTCTGGTTTAAGTGGAGATGTTTCATCAGAGTATGTAACTTCTGTTGTGAATGGTTATAAAATCGCAGCTGGAGAAGTAGAAAATGCGATGGATAAGCTTTCTGCTGTTGGTGCAGCAACTGCATCTGATTTAGCAGAATTATCAGAAGGTATGTCAAAAGTTGCTTCTACCGCAAATGCAATGGGTGTCTCAGAAGACCAGTTAGCAGCGACTCTTTCTACGGTAATTTCTGTAACTAGACAAGATGCGGCAACTATTGGTACAGCTTTTAAAACAATCTATGCAAGAATTTCAGACATTGAAGCGGGTTCTGCAGATGCAGAAGTATCATTAGGCGAATATACTTCTCAAATGGAAAAATTAGGTTTTTCTGTTTTAGATCAAAATCATAAGTTAAAAGATTTAGGTACTGTTATGGAAGAAATTGGCGGTTCTTGGTCAACTTTATCAAGAGAACAGCAAATAGCTCTTGCTCAAACTATGGCAGGTACTCGTCAATATAATAATCTTATCGCTCTTTTTGATAACTGGAATGAATATACAAAAGCATTAAATGTATCTTTAAATGCCAATGGTACTTTACAAGAACAGCAGAATACTTATATGGAAAGTACTGCTGCACATATGAAAGAATTGCAAGCTGAATCAGAAGATTTATATGATTCTTTATTTAATGCTGATGTTGTTAATGGTTTTACAGATTCCTTAAGAGGTCTTGTTTTTCTTACTCGAAACTGGATAGATAGTATCGGTGGAGGCGGCAATACTCTTCTTGCTTTAGGCTCTATTGCAACAAGAGTTTTCAGTGATCAAATCGGAAAAAATATTTCTAGAACAATTAGAAATTATAGAAATCTTAAATCAACAATTGAAGAAATTACAAATGCTTTAAAGGCACAAGAAGATGTAGCTAAACTTCCTGATGAAGATTTAAGAGAGATGGCTAAAACAAGGAAGGCCTTTCTTGAAAATCGTTCTTATATGACAGAAGATGATAAAGCTACTGCTGAGAGTATTCTTCAAAGACAAACAAAAGCGTATGCAGCAAAACAAGATAAGTTAGAAGAGAAGAAAACTGCACAAGAAGCTGCTCAACGATTAGGCTTTGTCAATTCACAAATCAGTGATTCTTATTATAGTAATAAATATGATCAGCTAAGAGAATATATTAATAATTTTAAAAAAGTAAAAGGCAGTAATGCCGTTAAAACAAAAGAAATTGGAAACTTTTTAAGACAATTAGCTGATGATAAAAATTCTCAAATTAATATAGACGATTCTGATTATCAAGATATTATTGATGAAATAGACAATCTTAAATTAACAGATTCTACAAAAATAAATGATCAAAAAGCAAAAGAAATAAATCAAAAGATTCAGAAATATCTTTTAGCAAAAAATCTCAAGAAATATGAAAAAGAAATTTTTGGTTTTGGAGAAATTGACTTTGGTAAAGGTACTGAAATAACTGAAGATGATAGTGCCTTAGAGAAACTTACTGAAATAGATACTTCTGCGGATTCTGTTTTAAAAGCTCTTCAAGTTATTCAAACAAAAACAGGTGATTTAAAGGAAAAAATTTCTGAAAGCAAAGCTAAAGAAATGGCTGAATCTATTGTTGGAGAAACTGATGAAACTAGTTCTCTATTATCTTCATTAGAAACTCCTTTAGGAAAAGAAGTAACTAATAGTTATAAAGAACTTTTTACAGAAATTCAAAAAACAGGAAAAATTTCAGAAGAACAAAGAAGACAATTATTAGAGTTTTTTACTACTATTAAAAAAGTTGGCACAGATACTAAAGCAGCATTAAAGCCTTTTGATGAAGCAGCTGGAAATATCCAAGAGGAAATTGATAAAATAAATAGAGAGGCTCAAAAACTTAATCAAAGTTTTAATACTCAAAAATTAATTAGTGGTGTTGTTAATTTAACTGGTTCAATAGGGCAATTAGCTTCTGTTTATCAATCTTTTTTAAATTTAGGCTCTTTGTGGAAAGATGAAGATGTTTCAACAGGAGAAAAAATTTTACAAACTATTCTTAATTTATCTACTGCTATTCCAATGCTTATTTCTGGCGGAAAAGGTGCTATAGATTCTATTTCTGGAATCTGGACAGCTTTAAGCGGTTTGCAAAAAGTTACTCTTGCTCAGATTGCTACTACAGAAGGTTTAGATTTGGCTCAAAAAGCTAATATTAATACTTCTGAATTACATACAGTAGCAGAATGGAAAGACATTGCCGCAAAAAAAGGTTTAGTTGCTGCAAATGGTGAAGAGATTATTTCTGATCATGCAGTAGGTGCCGCAAGATGGGCAAGTCTAGGACCTTTAGCTTTAATAGCTGCCGCAATAGCCGCAGTTGTTGCAGTTTCTACAATCCTTATTTATAAAGCACAGGAAGAAGAAAAAGCAAGAAAAAGATTAAATGAAAGAGTTAAAGAAACTCAAGAAAATTATCAAAATGCTACAGCCGCAGCAGAGAAACTGAAAACTGCTATTTCAGACTATACTGATGCAGTTGTTGCTTTAAATAAAGTTAATTCTTCTACTCTTGAATTTAAAGAGTCTCTTGAAGAAACTAATAAAAAAGCAAAGGAATTAATTGAAACCTACGATCTATGGGATCAGTATAAATATAATACTAAAGGTATTATTACTTTTGATGAAGGCGTTCTTGAAAATCTCCAGACGGAAGCAGATCGAAGAACTTCGATTGCAAAATTCTCTGTAGCATCTGCAGATATAGCTCTTGCAAAGAAAGAACAAGAAGAAACTCTAGATACTAAAAATTTATCTTCTTTATCAGAAAGACAGAGGCAAGAAGTTGTTCCTGCAAACTATGATTCTTCTACTGCTGATTTTATTGAACAAAATTGGAAAAATATCATTATAGACAGTTTTAAAGAAGTTAAAGATATTGATTCTAAGACAAATCTTGAAATTGTAGAAGAAGTTAAAGAATCTTTAAAAGAGTCTTTAAAAGAAAATGATTCAAATATTTTTAAATATTTTAATGATATAGATAGAAATGAAGTTCAACAAATTTTTGAAGATTATCTTAAAGATAATTCAGATAATCTTTTAAATATAAGTCAACAATTAATAGAACTTCAAAAAGACTTAAATGAAGGTTTTCAAAAAGTTGCAGATGTTTTAGTTGAAGAAAAATATTCAGAACAGATTAAAAAGGCTTTCACTACAACTAATAGCAAAGGGGAAAAAGTTACAGATGAGGCTACTGTACAGTTAGTTTCAGCTGCTTTAAGTACAAGATTAGCAAATAGTGGTAAAATAGATAAGAGTTTACTTTCTATCCCTGAAGGTCTTTTAAATAATAAAAGTGATGAAATAGATTTTTCAAACTTTTTACAAGGAGAGTATGGTGGAAAGAACTTTACAAAAGAAGGTTCAAAAACTTATAAAGCTGCAAAAGAAAGATTAGGAAGCTATGATATTCTTGAAGAAGATGCTGTTGCAGATCTGTATCTCACTCAAGTTAGAGGTCTTAGTAAAAACAATCGTCAAAAAATTGAAGATGGAACTGTTACTTTTAACGATGAAGAAGGTAAAGAAGAGACTAGAACCATTCAACAGATGGTACAAGATCTTTTGGATCAAATAAATGAAGAGCAAATAGCTACAAATGCAGAAGAAAAAACAAAGGAAGATACAGATAATTTTATTAAGGCAACACAGGCTTTAACAAAAGCGGGAGCAAATAATCCTTATGGAATAAATTTTTCTAATGCAATTCTTTCTAATTTACAGAGTCAAAACTTTAAAGCTTTTGATTTTTCTGAAATCTTATCTCAATTATCTAGTTCTGATGTATCAAAATTAAAAGGAATGTCTAAAGAAGATCTCTTAAACTTCTTTGGAATTGATGAAAAGATTCTGCAAGATTTAGGTTTTACAGGAGCAGAACAATTTAAAGAAGCTTTTGATAACGGTTTATCCTCTTGGAATCTAACAAGTTATAAAGAGGCTCTTCGCACTGCTGCAAAGAATGCCACAGACGAAGGCAATAAAGTTTTAGAAAAAGTAATCTCTGGAGACCTTACTAATAAGAATATCCTTCAAGATGAAAATTTTACAAAACTTCAACAGCATTTAAATCAACTTAAAAAAGAATATCCAGAGTTAGAATCTAAAGTTAAATTATTAAATTCTACTGAATTAACAGGAACTGACGCTTATATTCAAAATCTAAAAGAGATTAATGAAATTACAGGTCAAGCAAAAGTTGATGAAAAAATTAATGAGATTTCTGAAAAGATGTCAAAGTTACCTCAAGTAACAAAGATTCCTTTAGAAATTACTGCTAATACTAAAGATTTTGAAGAAACTATGGATCAAATCACAGAAGCTCAATATTCTGTTGATGTTCAGATTAAGTCCAATGGAGAAAAAATTTTTGATACAGTATCTGAAACTTTGTCAGATATGAAGGAAAAAGCCTCTTTAATTGGAGAGGGCTTTATTACTTCTGCAGATGATTTAAAAGTTTTAAATGAAACTTTCCCAGGTATCTTAAATGGTTTAGAATATCTCTCTGATGGTACGATTCAATTAAATCAAGAAATGGTTCAATCAGCAATGGATGCCGCACAAAAAGAAGCGGAAGCAGAAAGTCAAGCATCTATTGAAAAACTTCAAAGTCAAGCTACTGTATTAAGAGCAAAACAAGCTACTTATCAAAAAATGGCAGAAGCCGCATTAGTTTTAGCAAAAGGCGAAGTTGATGGAGAAACCCAAGCAACTCAAGCAAAAGCGGAATTAAGTGCGGGACTGGCAGATTTACAAACAGAAAATGCTCAATTAACAGATCAAGCAGTTTCTACTGGTTCTTATAATACTTCTAAAGATTTTGCTGAAAATTGGGCAAATGCTTATGCATCAGTAAATGACATGGCTTATCAGACTGCTGTAAATCAAGTTTCTTATTCTCAAAGCGTAGAAGAAAATAAAACTCCAGATAAACAAGAAGTTGGAAAAGTTGATTATAGAGGAGCCAATAATGTTGGAGAGGGCGTCTCTGATATTATGGAAAAGACTAAGAGTGCATTAGAAACTAATCAAAGTCAAACCACTGAATTTTGGGCGGATCTAGCGGAAAGATATGCGGCAATGGCAGATGCGGCAGGAGATTCAGCAGCTAGTCTAGAAGGCGGTATGGCTCAGATCGCCGCACAATTAGCAGAAAATAAAGTCAATTTTGGCACTATTGGTGCTGGAGCCGGACCGAATGAGACAGGTCAAGCTGAAATATTAGACTTCTTAGAAAGAACTTTAGACCTTTATCAACAAATTGATAAAGAAATTGAAGAAATTTCAAGAGAGTTAGATAAATTATCAAGTCTACAAGAAAAATTAACGGGAAAAGCTCTTCAAGCAAATCTAGATAAACAATTAGAAACTTTAAAGAAACAAGAAAAAGCCTATGAAAAGAAACTTGAATTAGCAAAAGCAGAAGCTGCAATTCAAGCAGCAACTTTAAAAGGTTATGGTATTACTTTTGATAAAAATGGTAATATAAATAATTATACAGAAGTTTATAACAGTAGACTTAATTCGATTAATTCTCAAATAGCAGCTTACAATAACTTAGGAAAAGGCTATCAGACAGAAAAAATGAAAGATAGCATTGATCGAGCAAAAGAAGAACTTGATAAAATTAAAGATTTAGTTTCTAATTATAATAAAGTTATTCCAGATGTTCTTGATGAATTAGATGAAATTTCTAATAAAGAATTTGAAATTAAAATTGAAAAATTAGAAGTTGCTATTGAAGAAGCAACTACAAGAGTTGATTGGTCAAAGGCTTTTGATGAATATTTAAATGCTATTGGCTTTAAATCAGATGATCTTGTAGGAAAGACTCAATTAATTGCTCAAAGTCAACAATCAAGAGGTTACTTGGTAAAACAGATGCAAGCTCAATATGAAGGAGCAACCGCCGCAGAAAGAGCTATTAATGTTATTGATTCTGGACAATTTGACAAAATCTATGGAAATGATAGAGCAAAAGCTTTAGAAAATGCAAAATCTTATGGCGAAGATTTAATGCAAAATATCCAAGAGATTTACTCTACTCTTGAGTCTTTAGACGAACAAGTCTTAAGTGGTATTTCAGAAGTAAAATCGGCTTATTCAGACTTAAATTCTATTTATTCAGATCTTAACAGCACTTATAAAACTGCTTCTCAATTAATTAAATTAATTTATGGAGAAAAAGATTATACAAGTTTAGATAATTATTATCAAAAACAACAACAAGTTTATAATCAACAATTAGTTAATTTAAGAAAAGAGCAACAGTATTGGAAAGATTTAATGAATACTGTTGAAGAAAACTCTGATGAATGGAAATCTTATAAAGATAATTTTGTTCAAGTTTCTCAAGAATTAAATTCTACTTTATCTGATTCTATTCAAAATATTATTGATACTTATAAAAATTCTATTAATAAAATTTTCCAGACTTTAGAAAATAATCTAACAAGCGGAAAAGGATTAAGCTATATTAATGATGAGTGGACTCTTTTAAAAGATAATGCAAATCAATATTTAGATGCAGTTAATGCAGCATATAATATTGAAGCAACTAAAGCAAAATATCTCGATGCAATTAATTCAGCAGATGATGAAAAGATTCAACAACGGATTAATGATTTGATGGATGAGCAATTGGAAAAGCTAAAAGAGAAAGATAAATTAACGAAATACGATGTTGAAAGATCTCAAAAACTTTTAGATTTAGAATTAAAAAGGATTGCTTTAGAAGAAGCTCAACAGAATAAATCAAAAATGAGACTTCGTAGAAATTCAACTGGTGATTATACTTATGAGTTTGTTGCTGATGAAGATCAAGTCTCAAAAGCTCAACAAGATTTACAAAAAGCAGAAAATGATTTATATAATTTTGATTTAGATGAATATAATAATAGCTTAGATAGGGCTTATCAATTATATAGTGAATATCAACAAAAAGTAATGGAGGTCTATACTAATACTTCTTTATCCCAAGAAGAAAGAGATACTCAATTACATCTTTTAAATGAACAGTATAATGAATCTATTGCTCAACTGATTGAAAGAAATGCTACTTCAAGAGTGAATTTAGAAGAATCTGCAAATGAAACAGTAAAATCTTTGTATAAAGATAATACAGAAGCTTTTCAAGGAATGATTGATGAAAACGGTAATTTAATTATGAATCAATTAGTTCCTGGTTGGAATAGTGGAGTCCAAGATATGATTGATAAGATTGCGGGAGAAGGCGGTCTTGATCAAACAATGCAAGATACTCTTGAGAAAGCTGAAACTGCAGTTAAAGATTTATCTGAAAAAGAACAAGAAGCCGCACAAACTGCAGGTCTGGACTTAGAAGATCTTAAAAATGCTAATTTAGAATTAGCAGACATTTTATCTATTGATGTTGTAAATGCTCAAGAAGAAGTGCTAAGTAGAACCAAAGAAGAATTAGAATCTATTCAAAGTATTAGAACTGAATATCAAGATTGGGCATCAGATATTCTTAATAATGTAGTTCCTGCATATGATGGTTTAATTACAAAAATTAATGAAGCTATTAAAAAAGTTCAAGAATTAGCTGCAGAACAAAATAGAGTTGTAAATATTGATACAAGTGGATATATTTCAAGTATTAGACCAACTGGTAATAGAATCGTTACTGGAACAAATGGAGGGGGTTCTTCTGGAGGGAACGGTCTTTCAAAAAAAGAAAATAGAAATAAGAAGAATACAGAGGCAACGGTAGAACAAGGTCCTCTTTTAGGTTTTATTTACCCTTATGGCTCTTCTCATGGACAAGGCTATAAAAAAGGTAGTGTAATTAGATTAGATGGAGCAACTCTTTATAAATATTATGATCGTATTAATAAAGGTCATGGTATTGATCCAGAACCTTCAGCAGGTTACGGAAGTTACACTGTTGTCAGAGATTGGGATTCAGATTATTTAAAAATAAAAAGAGGACAAAAATTCTGGTATATTAAAAAGCCTTCTCAAAAAGAATCTCATGGAGTTGTAACGCAATTTAAGACAGGCGGTTATACAGGAACTTGGGGTAGTGATGGAAGAATTGCAGTTCTTCATCAAAAAGAATTAGTTTTAAATGCTCAAGATACAGAAAATATGTTAAATGCAGTTCAAGTATTAAGAACAATCACAAACAATTTAGATAATTCTTTTATGAATATGTTAGCGGATATTCCTGATGTTTCAAAGATAATTACAAATAAAAATCAAGATTTAAAACAAAAAGTTTATATTGAAGCTTCCTTCCCAAATGTTAAAGATTCTAATGAAATCGAAAAAGCTTTAAATAATTTAACTAATGTTGCAAGTCAAAGAATTTTAACTAATAAGAAATAATAAAATAAAAACTGTCCAACAAGTTTATTTGTTGGGCAGCTTTTTGGTTTAAATAATAAAATCTTTCAAAAAGAAAAATAATATATAATAGAAAAGGAAGGTGAATAAATGAGTATTGAAAATGAAATTTGTAAAACGATAGAAATGATTACTACAAATGCTATTCAAAAAGCTGATTTTGATAAAACTGTTTTAGCTAAAATTGTTAATTGCGTAGATGAAGAAACAGGTAAATATAAAATAAAATATCAAGATAGTTATTCATATGCTTATTCTACAAGTTTAGATATTAAATATAATGAAGGAGCATATGTTTATGTTCAAATTCCTAATAATAATGAAAAAAATAATAAAACAATTTTAAGTGCAGCAGAAAACTCTTCTGTAGACTACGGTTATTCAATAGATTTAGAAGATGAATACGATAAGTTGGGAGAAAATGTTATTTCTTCTAATAATTATCCTTTTAAGATTTCTGTTGAAGGAAATAGTAAAATTATATTATATGATTATTTAAAAAATGATAATTTAATTAATATTGATAAAAATAGTTTTGAAAATAATATTTCTAATGCTAACGCTTTTCTTCTTGCAGGAAACTTTCAAACTCTTTTTGAGGTAGAGCCGCAAAAAGGTAATTACGGTTTAGGCATTGTTATTGCTTTTGAAATCAATGGAGAAGCACAAGATATTCTTTTAAATTTTAGCACTACTGATATGATAGGCAACCCTTATGCTTATTATAATTCAACTAGACAATATAAAATTTTTAATTTAAATGAACTTGGAACTTTTAAACAAATTAAACAAATTTATTTCTTTGTTGAAAATTTTGATATTAAGGGTTTTGTTTATTTAAACAAAGAATTAGAATTACAAGCTATTAATAAAATTTCTGAAGAAGAATTAAATGGATATTCTTTAAAAGTAATAGCTACACAAGGAAATACTTTTGAAGGAAAAGCTAGTTCAGATAAAAAAGAAACAAGAAATTTTCTTTCTCAAATTAAATATAAAGGAAGAGTTCAAAAGGCGGAAACCGCATCTTATTATTGGTTTAGAGAAAATTCTAGAATCTTTTCCAATAGTGAAAAATATTGTTCTTATGGCGGAATCGGTTGGGAATGTTTAAATAAAAAGACTTCCGAAGAAAAACCAAATTGGATAAGTGAAAACTCTTTATATTCTATTGATAGAAAATTAGTTACGGCAAGAGAAGTTAGATTTAAATGCGTAGTTATTTATAAAGAAAATCAACTTGAAAAAATTTTTAAAATCTACAATATGGATACTTCTTTACCTCAATTAAAAATTCAAATTCAAAGAGATAATGCAACTTTAGAAGCTGAAACCGCAGTTTTTCAAAATGGGATAGGTTATCCTACTTTAACTTGTTTAATTAATAATCAAGAATATCCAAATTATTCTTATAAGTGGTCTATTGAAGATAGTTTTGGGATTACTTCAAATTTAGTAAATAATGAAGAAGAAAATTTTAAAACTTTTTCTGAATTTCAATCTATTGTAAAAAATATTCAAAATTTAAAAGAAAAATTTTCTTTAACTTCAAATAATATATATATAAATAGATTAGAAAAAATTATTCAAGATTATGAAAAATGTAGTATTAATGAAAATGAGTTAATAGAACTAACAGAAGAAGATTCTTTAGATTCAGATTTTATTCAAGATTATAATAATATTATTCTTCAAATTAAAAATTTTGGAAATAGAAGTTTTGTTACTTATTCAAAAGATTTTATTATTAATTATTATAGTTTAAAACAAGAAATTCTTAATAAAATAAAAAGAATTATTGATTTAGGAGATCTTTGGGATCAAACAAAAGGAATTATTGGCAAAATAGAACATCCAGAGATTACTTTAGAACAATGTTTTAATGAAATTTCTCAAAAAATTAATGAACGAAAATATAATAAAGAAATTTATAATTCAATTAATCAAAATTTGACTATTTTACAATCTAAAATTTTATCTTTAGCAACAGAAGATATTTCTGAAATTGTTGATACTTTATATGATTTAAATTTAGCTTTAGATAATGAAATTGCTTTAGCCGCAGTTGATTATTATGGAAATAAGGCTTATAATTATAAAGTTTCAGAAATTATTAATTACAATATTATTAAATGTTCTGTTTTAAATGAAAATGATGATTATATTGGAACAGTTTCTTTTGAAATAAAAAATAATCAAACTCAAATTTCTAATTCCTTAATTTTAAATAATGGAAATCAAATTTATCAATATAATGAATCTGGAGTCTCTCCTACAGATTCTTCAAATGAAAAACCTTTAAAAATAAAAGTTTTATCTTTTAATTTTTATACTAACACTGGTGAAAATATTTCTTTTTCTTCTATTGTAAATAATGGATTTATTAAATGGAAAATTCCTTTAGAAAATACTTTAATTCAGTGTGGTCTTGAAGAAGAAAGTGAAGAAACTATTGAGAATGGTATTAGATATAAGGTTTATAAAAATATAAATTCTTTAACTTATTCTTTAAAACAAATTTATAAAGAAACTCAAAATAATGATATTATTCTTGAAATTTTATATAAAAATGAAAGCTATTATGCAAAAACTAATTTCACTTTTTTAAAACAAGGTGAATTAGGAACTTCAGGAACTCCATATACTTGTAGAATTATACCAAATGCGGCAGCAGGAACTTCAATCCCGCAATATCCTATTTTTTCTTATAAAATCAATAGTAGAACAGGAACTTTTAATTTCTATAATCAAAAAACTCATCAAAAATGGATAATTGGAACAGATACGACAGATAAAACTGCGATTACTAATGATTTTCCTTTTTTAATAGAAATTTATGAAAATAACAGTTTAACTTATAAAGGTTCTTTAAGTGGAGAAAGTGCGGTCGCCGCAGAAGGAGAAAAAATTTCTTATACTCTTGACTGGTCTTTTTTATGCAATTTATATAAAAAAACTGGTCAATACACTTTTAAAGATTATTCTACTTTTGAAATTAAAAGTCAAAATAATATAAAATATTTAGCGGTTTCTCATTATGATGAAGAAAAAGATAGAGAAGATTTTTCTACTTTAAATTTTAAAAAACAGTATGGAATGGCAGATATTTTAAAATGTCAAATAACAAGAACTTATACAAAAATAAATGGAACAAAAGAAACAAATACTTTTTATGCTACTTTACCAATAGTTACTTTAGTTAATGAAACAAAAGAACCTAATTTAGACTTAATAATTAAAAATGGTTTTCAATTTGTTCAATATAATTCTAATGGCTTAGAGCCTAAATATAAAAATTTATATCCTTTTGAATTAAATTTTTTAGAAAAAGAAAAATATGAATTTACTTGGGGTAGAATTGGAAGTATAAAAACTTATGTTAAAGATGGCGGTTATCATCGAAGAATAGATTATTACTTAGAAATTCAAAAAGTATTAGAGGATGGTCTTGAAATTTCTAATGAAATTTATGGAAAACCGCTTTCTAAGTATGATGGTTTAAATGTAACTGGCGGAATCTCTTGTTTAATTAAAAATCAAAAAGAAGAAAATTATTTATTTATTCCAATTCATTGTTATTTAAATAGATATAGTTTTAATAATCTTAATGGTTGGGATGGTAATTCTTTACAGATAAATGAAGAAGGCGGTTTTATTTTAACGCCTCAAGTTGCGGCAGGTCAAAAGAATAATGATAATAGCTTTACTGGTCTAGTAATGGGAAAAATGATAACTCCAGATCAGGAAAAAGAAAAAATTGGTTTATTGGGTTTATCTAAAGGTCAACAGAGTTTATTTTTAAATGCTCAAACAGGTCAAGCCTCTTTTGGACTTGTTCAGAATGGTCAATTATTAATAGATCCTTCTCAAAATCAAGTGCTTCTTTCTAGTTCAAATGCTTGGAAAAAAGTCGATGAAAATGGTTTCCCAACAGATATTTCAGATAGGAACCGCAGTGATACAGGCTTAGTTATTAATTTAACAAACAGCACTATTGATAGTGTTAATTTTAAAGTTGATTCTCAAGGAAAAGTAAAAGCAACTAATGCAGTTTTTGAAGGAGAGGTCACTGCAACTATATTTAATTTTACTGCTGATAATAAAATTACTTCTTCTATTACCTCTCAAGGTTTTACAATTATAGATAATCAAAAGAAAATTGGTTATATAGGAGAATTAGGAATTAAAAATAGGATTGGAAAAGGTATCCAATTGAATTGTTCTCCAGATGGAAGTTTCTCTGGAATTGGACATTTAGATAAAGGAAAAATTCTTTCTACTCCTGCTTTTTATTGGTGCAAAGCAAATGCTTTTAGAAATGGACAAAAAGAAGGCTTATATGCGGTAGATCCTTTATATATAGAACAAGGATTATATCTTAAAAGTGAATTATATGCAGAGGCTCCTTTGTATATTAAAAGTGGACTATATTCACATTCTAAGAATAGAGGACTTAATCATACTACAACAATTAATGGAGTAACATTATTTTTTGAAGATGGTATTTTAGTAAAGGTGGTAGCAAATGGACAAACCTATGTCAATAGCAATTAATGAATTAAAATTAAAAATAATTAATGATATAAATGAGGCGGCTTTGCCGCCTTATGCTATTGAACTTTTATTTAAAGATCTCTATAATCAAATTGCGGAAACCGCAAAATTACAATTAGCGAAAGATTATGAAGAGTATCAAAAAAGTTTAAGCTAAAAATCATAATTATTTTAAAAGAAAAATATTATAATATTAGGAAGGAGATATAAAATGGCAAAAAAAGTAATTACAAGTTTAAATATAAAAAATTCAGATAATACTTTTACAAATGTTCCTATTGGAATTAAAGCAGAAAATATTAAATTAAAAAATAATAGAAATTTAGAAACCTCAACTGCTTTTTTAGAAGATGTGGAAGATGCTTCTGAATTTGAAGCTCAAAAGACTCCTTTATATCAAGAAGATGTAATTGATAATTTAAGCACTTCTACTGATAATCCAATTTCTGCTAAACAGGGTGTTGTTTTAAATGCTAGAATTAATAATTTAGCAGGATTTAATGGAAATGTTTCAGATAAAGAAATTGCAGATTTAAGAGTTGGTGCAGACGGAAAAACTTATTCTACAGCGGGATCTGCCGTTCGAGAAAATTTTAATATCTTAAGAAATCAAGATTTGAAACAAAAAGAGGATTTATCTAAAAAAGTAGATGGAAAAGACTCTAATGGCACTTGGGTAATTGCTCCTGATAATAGTTATTATCCAAGTATTAAATATTTAGAAATAAACTATTCTTCAACAGATAAAGTTAAAGATTTAATTGCACAAGCTAAAATTGAGCCTACTGAATTTGAGGAATTAACAGATTTAAGAGTCGGAGCAGATGGAAAAATATATCAAACTGCAGGAACTGCAGTCCGAAAGAACATCCAAACTCTCCAAACTGCAACTGTTGCAGTTCAAAAGGATATTCAAACTCTTCAAACCGCAACTGAAAAAATGATAACAAAAGACTTTTTGCTCAATACACCTACAAGCATTAATCTCACTTCATTTGAAGACACAGAACAGACATCAAACGGAGTTACTATTACAGTCAAGAACAACAAAATTAGCTTGAGCGGAACATCTACTGCTGCGGCTAATTTTTATCTCAATCTCAAGCGTGCAGTTATTCTTGAACAAGGTAAAGCATATTGCTTATCATTGCAGAATTTTGCTAATATTACAAATAGCGGTTGTGTTTTTTATCCTGCGAATGGACAGACAACAATTAGCTCATCTTGGCTCTTGTCAGAAGTTAGTGCTTTTAAGAATGCAGCAGCTACTTATACAGCAACAAAAAATGTAACCGTAAATTCAATTAAAGTTGCAGTTGCTACAAATAGACTTGTTGACAATAGTTGTAATCTTCAACTTGAACAGAACAATAAGCATACCGCTTATTCTAACCCTGACTTAATAAAATCTAATATTAAGCCTGAGTTGTACCAAACTCCCGATTACACTATGAATTATCTGTATGTTTCAAAGAATTATAATGAAAATATAGATGGGTTTGGCATTACAAAGTTTAACTCTATTTTATCTGCTAATGATAGTATAACAGATAACAACTACCATAATCGCTATACAATCATCGTTGCACAAGGCACATATGCGGATATGCAAGACAGATACGCAGGTTTGTCTGATGTGGGACTTGTGGGTTATCGTGGAGTAATGATGAAAGACTATGTCTATTATGAGTCTGAAAACATCTACAATCCACAGGCTACAATAATTAAGTGGGATGGTGCAACAGGCTTTGATAAATCTACTTTGAAGTCTGAGGATATAATCAAAAAATGTCCGTTTCACTTAGATTTGAATGTTCACACTCACATCAAAGGTTTCACATTTGATTGTAAAAATATCCGTTATGCTTTACATCTTGAAAGCGGCGGTACAGGCTATGCAACTGAATGGACGGTATCTAATTGTATCTTCAAGTGGGGCGGTCGTGCTGATTGTATTGATTATGCTGGCAAAACAACTGTTCCTGTATTCGGTTGTGGACATAGCTTTGGTGAAGTAGGATTGATTGAAAATTGTAAAATTGTACCTACGAATTGTACTGTTGGTTACCAAAATCATGATAATGCAGATAATAGCGGTTTTGGCTTACCTATTAAGGTAGGTTCAAGTATTACTATTCGAAACTGTGATTTTGGAGGAACTGAAATTCAAACAAGAACGCTGAAAGGCGAATATTCTGACACACCGAATGTACTTACTGTTGACCGCTGTGTCAATATATCTGAAATTAAGAAATTGTATGCAGCTCCGGCAACGAAATGTGACTGGACAGTTATTGAAAATCTCAATAGAGGAAAATAACTATGGTAAGAGTAGTTTGTGTTGATATATCAAAATTTTAGCAGAATATTGATTTTAACAAAATGAAAAATACTAGCATAAAAGCAGTCATAATAAGAATAGGTTATGACGGAGAGGTAAGTCAGAAAAATAATATGTTTGAAAGCCATTATTGAAATGCTAAAAATGCAGGCTTAAAAGTTAAAATCCATTAGTATAGAGACATTTAAAGGAGAAAAAAATGAATTTAATTACTTTAGTTAATTCAAGAAGATGGCAAAAGGATTATTTAGGAATTGATTTACCTACTACTCCTTTTTATCAAATATTAAATAAATCAGATTCATTATTATTATCAAATATTGAACTTTTTGAAATAGATTATCAAATATTAAATAAATCAGATTCATTATTATTATCAAATATTGAACTTTTTGAAATAGATTATCAAATATTAAATAAATCAGAGGTGAAAATTGAAATATGAGTTATTATAATGCAGAAATTTTAGCAGGTAAAACCGATTTAATAGGAATGCTTAAAAGTATTAAAAATTTTTTCTTAAATAATGAAGTTTGTAAATTTTCTGTTGAATCAGAAAAATACGATATGGAAAAGGTTTACAATAGTTATTTACAATTAAAATATAAAAATTTAATAATAAAATTTACGGGTTCCGGTTCAGACTCATCTAATGAATTCTTAAGAGTTTATGTTTGGGATGTTAATAAAAAAGTTTTTAATTCAAATGACATTTTATATTATGTTAAGATGGTAGGTAACATTCCTTACTCTATTTATGATAGTAGTATGACCACGAGAAATATAAATATCTTTTTATTAAAAACAGATGATATTTTAACAATAGGAATATCTCCTTATGGGGTAAATCCTCTTTCAGATTATCAGAATGTATCATCAAATTACGGGTTTATTTATTATGAAGAAAATAAGAATTTTTTTAAATATTGTAAGAATAACTCTTTATACGATTGGCAAAGTGGAGATACTTCTATAAGATATAATTTTATAAAATTAACAAATACTCCAAAAGATGATAATAAAATAATTTTTATTCCTAAAACTCAACAAATAAACCTTGATTTTTTCAATCAGTTTGAAGAGTTTTATGAAGGACTGTTTAGTGCTGCGGGAGCTACTGCAGGAGATTTTTATTCTTTTAATGATAAAGTTTATTTTGCGATTTTCCCAAATACTTTGATTGAAGCAGGAGAAAAAATAACATATAATCCTCCTCAAGAAGCAAACACTTAAAGAAAGGTGAGAAACATAAATGAATAAAATAACTTGTATAGATTTATCTGAATGGCAAGCAAAAGTAGATTTTAGAGCTTTTGCAAATTCAGGTATTAAGGCTGTTATTTTAAGGGCGGGCTATGGAAGAGAATCTTCTCAAAAAGATGAAAAATTTGATAATCATTATCGAAATGCTAAAAACGCAGGCTTAAAAGTTGGGATCTATTGGTACAGTTATGCAGATAGCGTTGAAGATGCTGCAAGAGAAGCAAATGCTTGTTTGACAGTTTTAGGTAATAAAAAATTAGATCTTCCAATTTTTTATGATATGGAAGATAATACGCAATTATATTTAGGTAAAACTAAATTAACTCAAATTGCAGAAAAATTTTGTGATACTATTAAACAAAAAGGTTATAAAGCAGGAGTTTATGCAAATTTAAATTGGTTTAATAATTATCTTAACTATGATAAGTTAAAATCAAAATATTACATTTGGTTAGCACAATATAATTCAATAAATGAATTAAAATGTGATATTTGGCAAAATAGTAGCACTTATCGTACTTCTGGATATGACGGAAAACTAGATTCTAATATTATCTTTAATGATGCGGTTTTGGGAAGTTCTGAAGCTGCGGTTCCCGCCCAAAAGCCAACTATAACATATAAAGTATATAGTGATGGAAAATGGGGTAAAGAAATTAAAGGACAAGGCGGAGTTGCAGGAGACTTTAAACAAGCAATTTCAGGAATTGCAATTAAAGTTTCTAATGGAAAAATCCGTTATAGAGTTCACTTAAGAGATAGAGATTGGTTGCCTTGGGTAAGTGGTTATAATGAAAAAGATTCTAATAATGGATATGCAGGCATTTTAGGGGCTGTAATAGATGCTATTCAAGTAGAATTTGAAGGAGTTAGCACTTTTAAGGCTACTTATCGAGTTTGCGGTCAAGGAAATAAAAATTTCTATGATTGGCAACATAATTCAGAAAAAGATAATAAACAAGATGGATATGCGGGATTGATCGGAAAAGCTATTGACCGCATCCAAATAACTTTAACTTAAAAAGAGCCTTTTAAAGGCTCTTTTAGGGGATATATTATGGATATTGTAACTTTAGCTCTTACTAAAAGATATACTGAAAAAAGTTTATTAGGAGCAGGAGCATTAAAAGGTGAAAAAGGAGACAAGGGAGATAAAGGCGACATACCAGTAAAAGGTACAGATTATTTTACAGCCGACGATATAGATAGTATTGTTAATGCTGTTTTTGAACGAGTTGTTGACGGGAACGAGGTGGCATACTGATGAGTAATGTTTTTGTAAACGACGAAAGCCTCGCGGCAGTCGCAAATGTTATCCGCAGCAAAAACGGCACAGATAATACATATAAGCCGACTGAAATGGCGGGTGCGGTTGCAAAATTGCCAAGTTATGTTTTTGTAAAAAATCTAATCGAAAAATCGTCAACGGCAACGGAAATTGTTATTCCGGATTATGTAACTGCGATAGGCCGCGGTGCATTTAGCTATAGTCCGCATCTTACAAGCATAACAATCCCTGACAGTGTTACTAATATTGACGATTATGCTTTTAACGGTTGCACAAGCCTTAAAAAAATAACAATCCCTGACAGTGTTACTAATATTGACGATTATGCTTTTAACGGTTGCACAAGCCTTAAAAAAATAACAATCCCCGACAGCGTTACGAGTATTGGTGGTTATGCTTTTAACGGTTGCACAAGCCTTACAAGCATAACAATCCCCGACAGCGTTACTAATATTGGTGGTTATGCTTTTCTAAATTGCAAAAGTCTCGAATTTGTCAAATTAGGGCAAGGCTTTAATGCTAACAATCTTGATTTATCAGCGAGCACAAAATACACAAGAGAAACTATAGTATCGTGGCTAAACGCTCTTAAAGACAGGTCTGATATTATAAATGAAGCAACATATAAATTCACAATTGGCTCAGAAAATTTAGCAAAATTAACAGCAGAAGATATTAAAATAGCCACAGATAAAAATTGGACTTTGTCATAGAGGTGAAATATGAGATTAATTGAAAAAAACGGACTTAAGTTATTATATGCAGACGATGAGAATAATGTAATTACCGATATAGAAAGTGAGACGCTTAGAGCAGAACAGATCTATCTTGGCATAGGAGATAGCATTGATAATTACAAAGAAATTAATAAAAATACACCTGTCCCAATTCCAGATGTCAAGAATGATATCTTTAATGATAGCGATAGAATTTCAGAAAAACAACTTCAAACGATTAAAGAGGTACTAAGCGATGACTGATAAAGATTTTGAAATTTTATTAAATAAAATAAAATCGCATAAGGTTGTATTTGATAAAGCCAAAAAACTTGGTGGTTTTACTCAAAAAACAATCCAATCTGATAAAGTCGGATATGACTGGATTGAAGATTATCTTGGTGAAAAACTCGTAGCTCAAACCTATGTCAAACAAGAACATCCAGTTGGGGTGGCAAATAACCCATTTATATTTGAAATTGGTGTTAAACTTATTCCAAACGCCTATTACATTTATAATGGTGAGCGCTATGTATATTCAGGTACAGAAGTATTAACTGCAACCGCTTGGGATGAAACTAATTTTGAAAAATTTTAATAAAATAATGTAATTATATAATTTATTAATAAAAATTCTAATTATAAGAGTTATTTAAAGGAAAGGAGATAAAAATGGCAAGTAAAATTCAAAGAAAATGGATTCTAAATAATAAAAATCAAAAAGTTGCTCCTTATACAATGGTAAGTCAAGTACTTGATGACACTTCTGGAACAGGATTAGATGTTATTTTGAAAAAAATTCTTTTAGAAACTAATACTAAATTTGAAAATTTATTCTTTTTTTCAGAAGAAATTCAATCAACAGAATCCGAAACACAAGCCTTTAAAAGACTTTTAAAATATGGACAAAATAGAGTAATAGTTTTAGACAAAAGTTTACAATTAACAGAAGATGTCGTAATTCCTTCTAACATTTCTATTATAGGAGCACATTCGGCAATAATTTTAGATTGTGATGAAACAAAAAAAACTAATCATTTAATTTTTAGAAATATGGAAAATACAAAAATTTCTAATTTAACTATAAATATACCTTTATCCTATTCTATTGGAAATGGAGAGGGAGGGTATTTAACTTGGTCTAATTGTTCTTTTGAAAATATTACTTTTAATTGTGAAGGAAATCTTGAGTTTTATTTATATGGAACTAATACTATTTTTAAAAATTGCTATTTTAAAGGTCAAGAAAATCAATCAAAACAAACTTTTGTTTATAGAAATTTAAATACTTATAATCAAGTTTGTTTATTTGAAAATAACAAAATTGAATATTTTAATAATATTGTTTTTGGAGAAAAGAATAATATCATAAAAAATTTATACTTATTGAATAATTCAAATTTTAGTATTGAAAGTTCAGAGAATTGCTATTATCAAAATATTTATCTTGAAAATTGTATGGGACAAATTTCTTTAACAGATTGTTTTAATAGTATTATTGATATTTTTGCAAAAAAGAATTATTATTCAAATGATTCTTCTTTAAATCAAAGAGATGCTTTATTTAACATTGTAGATTGCGAAGGAAATTCTTTTAATTTAAGATATGACAATAGTGAAATAGTAAATAGCTATGAATATGGTGTTAAAATAAATAAGAAAAACACTTCTAATAAAATGAGCATTGAAAATTTAACTGCTTTAGATACGAATGCTTTAATCTTAAAAGATTATTGGACTTCTTCTGATCTTCAAGATAGCACTCCTTTAAGATTAGACTTAACAGATATTAACCAAGAAGAAGAAAATGTTCAAGATTTAGGAAATGGATATTATAATATTCAATCAAATAATCAAACTTTAGATTTAACTATTCCTATTCGCAACTTTATGATAAAAGATACAGGAATGATGAAAAACACTTATCCAATTTATTTTAAAGTTTTTAATAATAATCAAAATGCTGTTGTAACAATAAGTTGTAAAGAAAACGGCAGTCCATCTGCAAAAGGTTATCTACTTTATGAGGATAGTAAAAATTCAGGAGTTTCTTTAACTTCACATCCTTATATTACTTTAAAGCTATCTGGAAATTTTAATGATGTAATTATTTCATTAAAAACTATTTTATCAGAGAGTAATTTCAAAGTAGACATTCCTTCAAAACAAAAATATGAGGAGTAAGATAATATGAGTTTTTCAATTTTAAAAGAAAATGAACATTATTCTAAACCTGCCCAAGAAATTATTTGTGATACAGAAGCAGATATTGTAAATTTACCAACAGAGATTGCGGCAGGCAGCACCCATTTGTAATTGAAAATTCTTCTGTTTATATGTTAAATAATTCAAAAATTTGGGTAAAAATTTAATTAAATAAGATGGTCTATTTTAGACCATCTTTTTTTTTGTTTTTTAATATAATTATAGATAGATAATAGAAAGAGAGTTGATTTCCATGGAAAAGCTTTTTTCAACATATTCAGTTTCTGAAATTGTAATGTTTTTGATTCTTTTAGCTCTTGCAGTAAGAGGATCTGTAACTTTTGTTGATTGGGCAATAGAGCGTATAAAAAAAATTTTTAATAAACAAAAAAAAGAAGAAGATCAAAAAGAATTAATAGAAGATTCTATTAAAGAATTAACTGAAAATCAGAAAAAAATTCAAAAAGATTTACAAGTTTTAACAGAAAATGTAGATATGTTAATTAAATCTGATAAAGATTCTATTAAATCTTATTTAACTGAAAAACATCATTTTTTTTGTTATCACCAGGGTTGGATAGATGATTATAATTTAGAATGTTGCGAAAGAAGATATAATCATTATAAAGACGAAGGCGGAAATTCTTTTATTGAAAGTTTTATGACTGCTTTAAGAGAGCTTCCAAATAGACCTCCAGAAAAAAAAGAAAAGGAGTGATTTAAGTGGCAATAATCTTTCCACCAATAGTAGATACTTATGTTCCTACTTTTGTTGAAGAATGTAAAATTCCTTTTATTATGCCATCTTTAAATAATTCAAATGATTTAGCAGATAAAGTTATTGTTTCTATTGTTGAACAAAACACCAATAGACAAATTAAAAAAAATCTAAATACTTTTTTCTTGGCGAATTATAAAGAAAATATTGTTACAATTAATTTTGAAAAAGAATCTGCCCTTATTTTAAAACCTAAAAAATATTATAAAGTTCAATTAAAATTTTTTGATAAAAGTTTATTAAATTTATTAACTTCTATTGAAGAAAAAGGTAATCAAAAAGATAGTAATATTTTTTTGAATGAAGGCGTTTTATCTAAATATAGTTCTTATCTTTCAGAATGGTCAACTATTTGTTTAATAAAAAAACTTTCTATGCAACCGCTAATTCTGATTGATAACTTTATTCAATTTGCAGATTATTCTTCTCCTTATTATCTTTCAACTTTTGATGGATTTTTTTCTGGCAGGGCGGTTTTCGGAGAAGAAGATGATGAAAATTTAAAAAAGATTGAATTTAATCTTTTAGATAGAAATAATATAATTTTAGAAAAACAAGAAGCATATTCTGCTAATAACCGCACTCCAAATGCTTTTGTTTTTACTCCTCGGTATAATTTAAAAGAAGGAGAATTATATAATATATTAATAAAAGGTACTTCTCAAAATGATTATGTTTTTTCTTATAAAGTTTCTTTTATTCTAAATACTGTTATTAAAAATGCTATTTTGCCTTTGGATACTACGATTGTCGCAGAGAATGAAGAAGAATATGCTAGGAATAAAATCAAAATAAAATCAAAAGAAAATTTTAAAGGAAATTTTGTAATTAAAAGAACTTCAAATAAAAGTGATTTTAATTATTGGGAAGATGTTCATTTTGGAAATTTTGCAATTAAAAAAAACTTAGACTATACTTGGTTTGACTACACGATTGAGGATGGTACAGTCTACAAATATTGCATTCAAGGACTATTAAAATCTGGAAATAAAATTTTAAGAAGTTCCGCAATAATGTCTAATGATGCTATTGTTTTTTCTACTTTTAAATCTACTTTTTTAGCAACTGATAATAGACAACTTAATATTAAATATAATACTGAAATTTCTTCTTTTTCAACAGTAACTAAAGAAAGTAAAATTGAAACATTAGGTTCTAAATATCCTTTTATTAGAAAAAATGGCTATTTAGGATATAAAGAATTTTCATTATCTGGTTTAATTACTCTTCATATGGAGATGGAAGATAAAATAATGGATATTTTAGAAGATAGTACGAAAAATATCTCTAAAGAAGAAATAGAAAATTATACTTTTTATTCTTTTGATGAAATATATAATTTTTCTAATAATGAAGAAGTTAAAGAAATTGAAAAGAAAAAATTAAAAGAATATAAAGAACAGAATAATTTAAATGAATATAATGATACTCTTTATGAAAGACTCTTTAGAGAAAAAGTTATAGATTTTCTTCAAAAAGATAATGTTAAACTTTTTAAGTCTCCAACAGAAGGAAATCTTCTTGTAAAACTTACAAATGTTGCTCTTTCACCTGCGAATACCGCATTAGGAAGATACCTATATAATTTTTCTTGTACCGCAACAGAAATTGATGATTTTTCTATTCAAAATTGTGATTTATATAACATTCAGACTATTGGCAGTTATAAAGAAAATTCTAATATTACTTTTGAAAAGAATATTTTTGGACAATATGTAGGAGCTTATTCTGGAAACATCCTTTCTTTAATAGATGAAAAATATAAAAATCAAACTGATAATGAAAGTAGAATAAATACTGTTCAATATTTGAATTATTTAAAAATAGAATTTGAAGATAAACCTATAAAAACGCCACTTAATCAATTAAATATATTAGGTTATCAATTTCAATTAAATGGAAATAATATTTTTGTTAATCCGAATGGTGTTTTTGAATTAAGTGGAGAGGATGTTAAAATTACAGATTTAATTATTCCAAATAATCAAAAGGTGTCTATTCTTTATCAGGCGGTTGTTTTAGAACAAGATACTATTCAAAAAGAGGCTTCTTCTAAAACTTGGGCAACAAGCATAGGACAAATTACAGGTTACTTCGACAATGAACAAGGACATTTCAAAAAAGCGTTGAATGGAAAATATTATATTAAAAATGATTCTTTCTATCAAGTTTTAAATTCTATTAATGAAATTTCTATTGAGGCGGATCCAGGCACTATTTTTTATATTGCGGATTCAGGAGATAATTTAAATAATCAAGAATACACATATAATACTCATATCGTTGGAAAAACAGGAACTTTAAATTTATATAATTTAAATAAAGAAAGTACCTATCCTTTAATTTTAGATTTATATTCTGGTGGAATGCATTTTTACAAGATTAATTCAGAAGATTATTTAAGAGCAACTTTAGATAATAGTTATTATGAATACAATGAATTAATAGGAGAAAATAAAAATTTTGAAAATGAAAATTTAATTATTAAACCGCAAGAGCATTGTGTTTATACAATTAATCAACAAAGATATATTTATTATAATAAAAAATTTTATTTAATAGATGATGAAAATAATATTCAAATAAAAAAAGAAGCTACTATTACTTATATTTATACAAAGGAGGTCGGTTCTTATTAAATGAAAATAAATAATTATAAATATTTAAAAGATATATCTTTTTTAGAAAAGATTTATTCTTCTAAGATTGCAGAACATTATGCAAAAGTTATTGTTCTAAATTGGAAGGAAGAGCCGATTCAAGAAATTCAAGGTAGAGTTGTTACAGGTTCTTTGAATATTGATGGTAGTTCCGCAATGAGAAGAACTTGTAATATAACTTTTTATGCAGAAAGTTTAAAAGACTCCAATATTTTTAATATAGAAAATAGTGTTTCTATTAATAAAAAAATTTATTTAGAAATAGGATTAACTAATACTACTTTAGAGTATCCTGATTATCCTATTATTTGGATTCCTTGTGGTTTATTTATTATTTTAGATAATCAAATTTCAAATAGTGAAGAAGGCATTTCAATTTCTTTACAACTAAAAGATAAAATGTGTTTGTTAAATGGAGAGTGCGGAGGTACAATCTCCGCATCTACTCAATTTGATGAACATGATGAAATTTTATATAATGAAGATGGAACAACTAAAACAGTTCTAAAAAAATTAACTATTTATCAAATTATTCAAGAGTTAGTTAATCATTTTGGAAATGAACAGCTTGGAAAAATTATTATTAATGATTTATCCACAAGAATTAAAAAAGTAATGAAATGGAGTGGGACTAATCCAATCTATTTTATTCAAAATGAAAATCAAAATATTGAAAAATATCAAGTAATTGAACCAGTCTTAGAGAGTGCGGGAACCTGCTATCCCGCAGAAACATTAACTCAAACTCAAGATGAAAATAATCAAACAATTTATCACTATTGGATAAATGAAGAAACTCCAGTAACAGTAGATGTTTTTAAATATGAATATGGTCAAGATATAGGATATATTTATTCTGATTTCTATTTTCCTTCAGAGCTGACTGCGGCACCTGGAGATAATGTTTGTTCTATTTTAGATAAAATAAAAAATATTTTAGGTAATTATGAATATTATTATGATTTAGAAGGAAATTTTATTTTTCAAGAGATAAAGAATTATTTAAATACTTCTTTTTCAACTGTTGAATTAAATAATATGAAAAAAGAAGACTATCAAGTAAATCAAAAAGGTCGAAAGAATGTTTATGATTTTAATAATAGTAAATTATTGATTTCAATAACAAATTTTCCTCAATATAATAATATTAAAAATGATTTTTATGTATGGGGAACAAGAAAAGATGTTTCAGGCTTAGAAATTCCTATTCGCTATCATTTAGCAATAGATAAAAAACCAGAGATAGGAAATGTTTATAAAAATGTTTTTCTATATACCGATCCTGAAGATAATTCTAAAAAAGCGGCAATAGCAGAATATTACCCCTCTTTAGAGGATATTAAAGAACCTATCTTGGGTTCTTTTTATAGAATTTATTCAGAAGATAAAAGTGTAAAAATCTATCAATATATTGGAAGTAAAAATAATAATGGCTTCTTAGAAGTCTGGGATTCTAAGACTATGGGAGCACCAGAGTTATTCTCTATAAAAACTCAAGACTGGAGAACGGAATTATTCCTTCAAGGCTTAGTAGCTAAAAATAAAGGACTTTCTACAACTTTTTATTTTACCGAGTTATCTAATGAATGGCTGCAACTTTATGATATAAAAAATGGAAAATTTTTTGATTCAGTTTTAAATAATCCTTCAGGAATTAATTATTATTTAGATTTTATTGATGATAGTTCTGAAATTGGAGAATATAGTGTAGAAAACATTGGAACCAGGACAAAAGTAATAAATGATGATTCTGTAAATTGTTTATTCGAGGCGACTGTGCCTGACCGCATTTTAATAGAATCAGGACAGGGAAAAGAAACAGAACAAAAAATTCAAGAATGCATTGAAAAAGGACAAAAATATTATTTAATTAATTCTTCAATTTTTAATTTATTGTCTATTGGAGGAACGCAAAATTCTGCTTTTAATTCAATAAAAAATCTATTATTTGATTATACAAAATATAATCAATCTATTTCAATTACTTGTTTACCTTTATATTTCTTAGAAGTGAATAATAGAATTTCGATAAAAGAAGAAATCAGTAATACTTATGGAGATTTTTTAATTAATTCTATTTCAATTAGTCTTGAGGCAGATGGCACAATGACAATTAATGCTTCGGAAATTAATGATAAATTATAAAAGGAGGAGTTTATTTTATGTCTTTTAATATTAAACAATATAGAGGAACAGAACCTTATTGGGATACTATTCAAGGTTATTCTTTAGGTTATGTAACTACAAGTTTTCCTTATTTAGCTAATACTTATAAAGATAGCTGTATAGAGATGTCTTTTCAAAAAGGCATCCCTTATTACTTAAGTATTAAGATAGAAAAAGAAAAGGGAGAAAATAGTCAGAATAGAGAAATTACAATTCAATTACAAAATGATTTAATTGAAAATTTTTCTAGTACTGAAAATCAAACTATTTCAAAAATTCAGTTATTAAGATCAACATCTGAAGAAGATGCCTTTGAAATTTTTCATTTTATTTTTACTCCAAGTAAAAATTATAATAAAATTAGTTTTATTATTTCAAGAGATTTAAAGAATCTAGAAGATTGGGAAAATTATGCAAAGATAGAAGTAAATAAATTTCAAAAATTAAATAATTTATTATCTCTTTTAAAAATTTCTCGAATTAATCAATTAGGCATTCATGCGGATCCTGGAACTTTAATGTGTATTAATGGAGAAGAAATAAAAATAGGAAAAAGAGGAGTTTTTGAAATTAATAGTGATATTGTTCAAATTAATTTTTTGAATATTGTTAATTTAAAAGAAAATTCTTATTATACAATAGATTGCCGTTATACAAAGGAGGATGCAAATTAATGAATTATGCAAGTTTTTATGGAGGTCAGACAGGAGCGCCTTTTGTAATTGTTAAAAATTTTAATTCAGTTGCTGAAATGATAGAGGCTTTTAAAAGAGGTGACTCTTATCTTAGTGTAAATTATAATGAATATGTTATTATAGATACTCCTAATAAAAATGATCCTAATAATGGAAAAGTTTATAGAAGAGGATATGACTATAATAATGACTTAGGAGGAGCCATTTACATTGGACAAATTGTAGGCCCCTCTGGTGCGGCACCCGCCCTAACTTTAAATAATTATCAAGATATTAATAATTATATTAATTCTTTAACAGAAGAAGAAAAAAAACAGAAATTTGTTTCAATAGGAGAAATGACTATTGATAATTCAAGTTTAATTCCTGGAAAAGACTTAATAGGTAATTTTAATGATTCTATTAGTTGGGCATCTTATGTTATCTTAGATGAAAATAATAATCAAGCTACTGTTTCTTTAGGTTTTAAAATTCCTTATTTATCTTTAGATCTTTCCGCTGAAAGTGTTAGTCCTTATACTGCGGCAATGGCAGTAAAAGAAGATGATGGGACTCACCCTTTTTATAGTCAATATAAAATTTTTATTCCGAAGGGAATTAAAGGACAGTCTTTTTCAAATTTAAGAATTGTTGAAGCTAGTCAAGAATTGGTTTTAGCTAATTATACTATTAAAGATTCAGATATAGGAAAACAAATTTTAGTATATGAAGAATGGGATTATTCAGAGAGCGAAACGGGTAAATCTAAATTATATTATTTAGGAGTCTATAATCAAATTAAAAATATTCAATTAGAAGAAGATGGTACTCTTAGATTCTCTTTTACTGGAACAGAAGATCAAATTTTTCAAAATGCTATAAAATCAATTAAAAGAATTTCTTTTTCAAAAAATAATGGAGACATATCTATTACTTACAATGATAATTCAATAGAAGTAGTAGAAAATGCTTTTGTATATCCTATTAAGATTTCTTTTGATGGCGGAACTGTTGAAGGAGAAGGAACTCAAAAAATTATCACAAAATATTCAGATGGTGATAGTCAGAGTTCAGATCAAGCAATCAATTATATTATGAAAACCGCAGTAACTCCAGATTATCATTTGCTCTTTTTATATAGTGATCCTGAGCGTAGAAGGCAAGTAATTCAAAATAAGAAAAATTATACTTGGAATAGCCGAGATGATTGGGAAGATATGGGTGTCATTAAACAAAATGGCGGAATTTTAATTGGTTTAAATTTCAATGTTGAAGATTACCCAACTCAATTAAATAGTATTGAAAATTGTATATCTTTCTTAAATCAACGATTTCCAAAAGGAATTATAGATGGAGAAAATAATGGAAAATTAGTTACTATTGGTGAATTAAATAAAAATAAAAGTTTTTATGCTTTTAACTATACTGTTTCAAGTGCAGCAAATAAAGATTATCTTGGTTGGTATTATTTAGGAACTTTTGGTAATTCTTCTTTTGTTATTGGTCCAGACACAGAAGAGACGCGAGAACAAGCGGCAAGTCTAGAAACTAATGGTATTTGGTTTGTCACAGAGGAGTTTTTAGAATGATTAATAAAAGAACTGGATATTTTCGTCAACTAGTTGGACCTTTTACTGAAAATGAAGAGTTAATAAATTTAATTAAACAAGATGATGAAAAAAGTGTAGAAAGTATTGGTATTCAAAGTTCTTTAGGAACAGAAGTTTTAGTAAATGGAGAAAAATTTAGAATTGATAAAGAAGGTATTTTAGAATTTTCTCAAGAAAAAGAAGATAAAAAACAAGAAATTATTTCTATTAAATTTTTAAATAAAACAACTTCAAATACTATTGTTGATATTCTTTGCAAATAAAAAATGGGATAAAACTTAAAAAGTTTTATCCCTTTGTTTTTTTATCTATTTTTAAATTGTTTTTTCTTATAATTTTATTTATTTATTTAAAAAATGATTTCCTATACCTTTCCTTAAAAAATTTTAAGCTAAAATCGAAATTTCTTAATTTTAATTAAAATTAGGACAAAAGTTTCTATTCAATTTTAATTAAAATTAAGATAATAATGAACGAGAGAATAAAAGGAGATTTTTAAATGAATTATTATAATCCTAACTATTATGCAGGATACAACCCATTATATGGAAATATTAATTCTCCAATTAATAATACGCCATCCTATAATGGGAATGTTCCTTATGCTAATACTCAACAATCAACGATGCCAGCGGTTCCCGCCGGTTTAAATGGTAAAATTGTAGATAGCTTAGATGTGGTGAAAGTTACAGAAGTTCCTATTGGGGGTTATGGCTTATTTCCAAAGGCAGATTTAAGTGAAATTTATGTAAAAAGTTGGAATAATAATGGAACAACAAGCATTTTAACTTTTAAGCCTATTGCGGAAACTCCTGAAGTAGCAGTTCCTCAAAAATCTGAAGAAGTTCAAAAAATTTTAGAGCAAATGAAAATTTTAGAAAATAAAATTGATAATTTAGCTTTAATTCCTCAAACAACAGTAACCTCTAATAATTTTTCAAAAGAATCTACAATAAATTCAATTAAAAAGGAGACAAAAGCTAATGACTATTAATAATCCAATGCAAATGCTTCAATTTATTAAAAAAGCAAAAAATCCTCAGCAATTTGTTTGTAATATGATTGAAGAAAGAATGGGAGAAAACCCTTTATTTGCTAATTTACTAAATTTAGCGAAAAATAATAAAGGTCAAGAAATTGAACAAATTGCTCGAAATATGTGTAAAGAGCAAGGTATTGATTTTGATAAAGAATTTAACAATTTCAAGCAAAACTTGGGATTGTAATATATAATTTTTTTAAAGGAGGAAGTTAAATTTATGTTTAACTCAGGTAACAGCGGATATAGCTTAGCTGATGTTGCGGCAGCAACTAAAGGTGGCTATTCTAACAACAATGATGGTTTTGGTAACGGTAACGGAGCTTGGTGGATCATCATTTTATTCCTTTTTGTTTTCTGTGGCTGGGGCGGCAACGGCTTCAACAGAGGATTCAATGGAGGATCAGATTCTGCTTTAACAAGAGCAGATCTATGTCAAGATATGAATTTTTCAGATCTTGAGAGCGGAGTAAGAGGACTCCAAAGCGGTTTGTGCGATGGTTTTTACGCAGTGAATACAGGTATGCTTAACGGTTTTTCAGGTATTCAGCAATCTCTAACAAGCGGTTTTAGTGGAGTTAACAATGCAATTTGTTCACTAGGATACAATACACAGCAAGGTTTCAATGATGTAAATGTTGCTAATATGCAGAATACAAATGCTATTCAACAGGACATTAATGCTGTAAATATTGCTAATATGCAGAATACAAATGCATTACAGACTCAACTTGCTAATTGCTGCTGTGAAAACCGCCAAGGTCAAGCAGATATAAAATATCAGTTAGCAACAGATACTTGTGCAATTACTAATACCGTTCAGAATACTACAAGAGATCTTATTGACAACCAAAATGCTAACACAAAGAGTATTTTAGATTTTCTTGTTCAAGATAAACTTACTACTCTTCAGGCTGAAAATCAGAATCTTAAACTTGCTGCATCTCAGGCAGCTCAAAATCAGTATTTAGTAAATGAACTTAGACCTTGCCCAGTTCCTGCTTATATGACTGTCAATCCTTGGGCTTGTAACTGCGGCGTTGGCTATAGCAGCTGTGCAAATTACTAATTACTAAAATGGAGGAAAATATGGCTGAATATACTGCAAATGCCTTACAAGTAGTAGGCACTAATCAAAATATTCTACTTACAGAAACTCCTGTATGCGGAAGCAACTCCATAGTTCACAGAGAGGGTAGCGGGCTTGTCACTCTAAGAGGCATATCCCGCTGCCAAGGGAGAGCCCGCTTTAAAGTTTCTTTTGGAGCAAATCTCGCTGTTCCAACAGGAGGAACTGCAGGACCAATTTCATTAGCTATTGCTATTTCAGGTGAACCAATAGCCGCAACAACAATGACTGTAACTCCAGCTGCGGTTGGGGAATTCTTTAATGTATATAGTTCTACATTTTTAGATGTTCCTGCTTGCTGTTGCTCTCAAATTAGTATAGAGAACATTAGCACTCAAAGTGTTGCTGTTCAAAATTCTAATTTAATTGTTGAAAGAGTTGCTTAAAAGGAGGAAAAAGAAATTGGAAAGATTAAAAGCAATGAAAGAAAACCTTATGAATAGCGTTCAAGCTCAAATTAGCGGAAATCTAGATTGTGTAGATGCTAAAGAATTGGGCGAAGCTGTTGATATGATTAAAGATCTCTCTGAGGCAATTTATTATTGTTCAATTACCGAAGCTATGGAGAAAAATGAAAAAGAACAAAAAATAGAAGATAAAGTCAGAGAGAAGATAGCATATGAAAAAAGTATGCAATCTCCAGAATGGAAAAAATATTCTACTTATTTAAATCCTTATTATCTGGATCGAGATATGGATCTTGAGTATGGTAGAATGTATTATTCTGGAAAAGATAATAGAGATAGAATAATGATGAAGACTTATCAACCAGAAAGAGAAGGTAACTATTATACCAGAGATGCAAGAGAGGGTAGAAGCCCGCTTAGCAGAAAAATGTACATGGAATCAAAAGAGCTTCATCACGATAAAGCTACTCAAATGAAAGAATTAGAAAATTATATGCAAGAATTAACACAAGATATTACTGAAATGATTCACGATGCAACTCCAGAAGAAAAACAAATTTTACAGCAAAAAATTAGCGTTTTAGCATCTAAAATAAAATAATGTTTAAAATTAATGGAGAAGATTGGGGAATTTTATCAGTGCCTAGTCACCACCCTATGCTATTAAAAGGTGATGGCACTTATTCAGTTGCAGCTTGTGATGATCCATCAAAAACAATCTATGTTAATAATTTACTTGAAGGAGACTTGTTGCGAAGAGTTATTTGTCATGAAGTCACACACGCAGCAATGTTTTCTTATGATGTATCTTTAACAATAGATCAAGAAGAATTATTGGCAGACTTAATTGCAACTTATGGTGCAGAAATAATTGCTGTTACAAATCAAATCTTCGGTAAAATTCAGAAGAGGGTATGAGTTAAACTCATACCCTCTTTTTTTCATTCCCAAACATATGCAGTTTCTTCTGTTCCAAGAAGATATGCATGTCCAATTCCAATAGCATCTGCAATATCGTCATTTACTACAATATTATATTGATTTTTTACAAATTCAATATCTTCTTGTTTTAAAGTTTCTCTTTTAATAGTTTTTCCTGTACGGATGCTGCACTTAGCTCTCCACTCACTAGGATATATATATTCAATTTTAAGTTTCTTATTATTATAATTTAAAAATTCAAGAGCCGCTTGAAGCCACATTAAAATTTTATGAGTTCGAAGGTTTCCTGGACCAGTTTGATTATTCTCTGGTCTTACTTCCTCTACTATAATTTTTTCTATTTCTGGATATTTATTTAAAACTTCTTCTAATTGTTCTGTAATAAGATAAATTCTTTCAATAGCATTTTTCCCTTTTGCTGTTAATAGACCATAACTTTCTAATTCTCCGTCTTTAAAAATTGCATATCCTGTAGAACTAGTACTTAGGTCTAAACTTAAAATTTTCAATTTAGATAAATACCTCCCCTTTATTTTATTTTATCAAAAAATTTTAAAAAAGTCAAATTTTTTAAATAAAGAAAAAATCAGATGAAAATAAATTTCATCTGATTATATTAATTTATTAAAATTTCCCTGTAGAGCCAAAACCGCCATTTTTTCTTTCTGTTTCATTTAATTCTGTTGTTTCAGAAAAATCTGCATAAATGGCAGGTAAAATAACTAATTGTGCAATTCTCTCATTTGGTTCAATTATTAAATCTTTAGAGCTATCATTATATAAGGATACTCCAATTCCGCCTCTATAATCTGGATCAATTACTCCTACACAATTTGAAGGTCTGCCGCCTTTCTTTGTTGCCAAACCGCTTCGAGCAAAGACTCCCGCCCAATAATTAGGCGGCAATTCAATAGCAATATTAGTTTGTATCATCTGTGCGGTTTGAGGAGCTATTGTGATTGTTTGAGCTAAATCCGCATATAAGTCATATCCAACAGATTGCTCTGTTCCTTTTGTAGGGGTTTTTGCAGTTTTTGATAATTTTTTATAATTAATAGAAATCTTATTCATCTTTAATCCTCTTTATTATAAGTTAATTCAATTTCTGAATCTGGAAATTTTTCTTCATTAAAAGTCTTATACAAAGTTACAAGATAATAAGTATCTTCTATTTCACCCTTTTTAACAACTTCTTTTTTCTTAGAATTATATTGTTTCAATTCATAAATTTTTGAAGATTTTGCTTCTTCAATAAGATTTGTAACTTCTGTTTCAGTATCTACTCGATATTGTTCAGTTGTTTTAATTAAGTATTTAGACATATTTTCTCCTTTAAAGTAAATTTATTTGTAATTTTAAATTATTGTATTTTTCTGCATTTTCTTTTAAAATAATTTCTTTTATTTTTTTTGTAAATTGAGAAGTTCCAATTAAGTCTAACTCCTCAATATTTTCCTTTTTTGCTTTAGATAAAACCGCCCTCGAAAAATCTTTTAGATTAGCTTCAACAGAATAACTTTGAATATTTAAGCCATCTTCAAAAGTTTGAATCTCCCATCGAGGCAAAAAAGGTCTAATAATACTTACCATTTTTTTCATATTTTTCCCTCTTTTTTATTTTTTTAAAAAATTTCAATAACTCCATCATCATAAGGAAATAAATAATAACAAGAAAGCTCATTAGTTTGTGCATCTTTTATCCAAATTTCTAAAGCTAATTTATCTTTTGTTTTTTCGATTGAATAAATTTGCCCTCTATTTTTTAAACAATCGAGTAATTCTAAGACTATAATTGGATACCAGTCTGAAATATTAAATACTGTATAATCTCTTTTCTCATGGCACAATAGCATGAAATAACAGATACCTTCTTTTACTATTTTTTCTCTAAAATAAGGTAAAATAAGATTAGATTTTATTTTATTAAGTTCTTTTTGAGAAAGAGGTTTTTCTGTTTGTTCAATAAGTTGTTTATTTATATCATATAAGTTTAAATCAGATTTTATTTCTTTACTCTCAGATTTTATTTCTTTGTTCATTTTATAAATACTCATTTTATAAAATTCTCCTTTTCTTTATTAATATTATATCAAAAATTATTTTAAAAATCAATACCTTTTTTTAAAATTCTTTGATTCTTACTCCCTCTTAGATGAAGATTAAGATCTTTCTCGTCTAAAATAAACCTACCATCAATAAGAGTATCTATATTTAAAAAGATTTCTTCAATTTCATTTTCTCCTTGAGCAATTCTATCTTTTAGTTCTTCTAAAGTGTATCCTGTCCAAAGATAAATTTTAATTAAAGGATAAGCCATTCGAACAGCTTTAATAATATCTACTACAAAAGCTAAATTCTCTTTACATAGAGGTTCTCCGCCTAAAACTGCGAAGTTTCTTTGAATGCCATTTTCAGAAATAGCTTTAATAATTTGACCCCTTATATCTGCGGGGATGGGCACCCCCGCAGAATACTCCCATAAGTTACTATTATGACAACCTTTACACCTATGCGGACAGCCTACTGTCCATAAAGATACTGTAATACCTTCTCCGTCTACAATATCATTATATTTTATTCCTGCATAATTCATATTTTACCTCATTCATCAAGATGATAAACTCGATCTTTAATTTCTTGAGTTCTTCCATAATTCCAAAAATTAGATCCTACATCAAATATATTACTATATTTGGACTATCTCTTTACCCTCGTCTTTACGTTAGGGTAGCGTGCGCTTCGAATAAGAATTTCACTTATTCTAACGAGATGTCTCTCGATAGTCTCTACGCCTTCTTCTGATTAGAAGCTTGGCACGGTATTATTTTAATTTACATGGTGAATATGATAATTTTTAATTTTAACAAATTGCTCTTTATTTAAAAATTTATCTCCAAGTAAATTAAAGTTTTCACCGTTAGCCTGTTTAAATAACAGACACCTTATTTATTAATAAGTTCACACACTTATCACTATAAAATTTCTTTTATAGGGGGCATGTTTGTCTACCCACATGTTCTTCTTGCTACATTCATTTTAGTTTGATCTCGATTTCCGCAATTTGGACAGTACCAATTCATAGTTTCATCAATAAGAATTTCTCCTGTATAACCGCACTCTTGGCAATAATCACTTTTTGTATTAATTTCCGCATACATAATATTTTCATAAATATATTTAATAATTTCCAAAACGGCGGGTATATTTTTTTGCATATTTGGAGTTTCTATATAACTTATTGCTCCTCCTGTACTATACTTTTGAAATTCTGATTCAATTTTTAATTTAGAGAAAGCATTAATTTTTTCAAAGACTGGAACATGGTAGCTATTAGTGATGTAATTACGATCTCTACCATCTAGTTTAATAAAAACATCTTCTCCGAATCTTTTCTTTAAAGTTTTTGCAAACTTGTAAGTAACCGTTTCGATAGGAGACCCGTAAAGACTATAATCAATATCTTCTTCTTGCTTCCATTGCTCACATTTTTCATTTAAAGCTTTTAAAACTTTAATTGCAAAATCGTATCCTTCTCCATTATCTGTGTGACTATGTCCAGTCATATATTTTACACATTCATACAAAGCAGCATATCCAAGTGAAGCAGTAGCATAGCCGTGATGAATTATATCTTTTAGGCTTTCTTTTGGGGCAAGTCTTGCTAAAGCCCCATCCTGCCACATAATAGGAGCTGCATCAGCAGTAATTTCTTCAAGTCTTTTAATTCTAACTCTTAATCCTTTGTGACATAATTCTGTTCTTTCTTCAAACAATTCCCAAAATTTGTCTATATTTTTTTCAGAAGAAAAAGCTAAATCCGCAAGATTGATTGTTGTAACTCCTAAATTAAATCTACCATAATATTTTCCTCTTGAAGAATCATAATTTAAAGCCTTTGCCCAATTTTTCGTAGTTCTATCTGCGGAGAGAAAACTTCTACAACCCATGCAAGGAAAGACCTCGCCTTTTTGAGTGGAAGGGTTAATTTTTAATAATTTCATTTGTTTTACTGAAATATAGTCAGGAGTTAATCTTTTTGCAGAACATTGAGCCGCTAATTTAGTTAAATAATAATAAGGAGAATCTTCTTTAATGTTATCTTCTTCTAAAAAATATAGTAATTTAGGAAAGGCTTGCGTAATATATTGCCCTGTTCTATTTTTCATTCCTATAATTCTTTGTTTTAAAAATTCTTCAATTAGCATTGCTAATTCTTCTTTATATTCTTCTGTTTCTCCAAGATACATTGCTACTGAAACAAAAGGCGCCTGCCCATTAGTAGTGCTCATGCTATTAATTTGATAATTAAAAGTCTGTACGGCATCTGTAATTTCCGCTTTTAAATCTTCTTTAGCATATTTTAAGCTTTCTTCTTTATTAAAACCTCTAAGAAGATATTTTTGATAATACTTATTAAAACTTTTTCTAACAAAAGGAGCTAAGGCGGTTAAAGTAATCGTACAGCCGCCATACTGAGAAGAAGCAACCGCTGTAATAATTTGTGTGCTAATAGTTGCTGCAGTCAATAGCTTATGCGGAGGATCAATTTTAATTTTATTAATAATAGTTCCATTTTGAAGCATATCTTCTAGATTTATCAGACAACAATTTGAAAGAGCTTTTTGAGCTAAATAATCCATATCATGTTCATGAATAATACCTTGATCATGAGCTTCTCTAACTTCTTTAGGAAGCAAAAGCCTTCTTGCAATATCTGTACTTGTAATACCCGCAATATAATCTCTCTGAACAGACACAACATTAGCATCTTTATTGGAATTTTCTTTATTCCAATATTCACTTTTCTTATCTAATAATTTTAAGACAGAATCATCAGTTGAATTTCCTCTATTGCGGTTTCGCTCATCTCGATAAAGAATATAAGCTTTTGCCACATTTTTTTTCTTAGTAGACATTAAACCGCTTTCTACTAAATCTTGAATTTCTTCTACATTTAAATATTCATGCTTTGGTTCTTTCTCTTTTGCAATATTAGTAATATAATCTGCAATATTTTGAGCCTTATTTTCTGCATATTCTGTAGTTTCTCCTTCAACTTCTCGAAAAGCTGCCAAAACCGCATTGATAATTTTTTGTGGATTAAATTGGACTTTTCGTCCATCTCTTTTTATAATAATCATTTTTAGCCTCCTAAGTATATATTTAATTTTAGGTTATTAAAAAACTATTCATAATTATATTAAAAATAGTTTAAATAGTTTAAGTTAATTTTCCAAAAAATTTTTTAATTGTTGGAATATTTTGGATATTAGAGAAATCTTTATTATCACTATTGTTTATAAAAGTTTCATAAGAAAAATCAAGATTTTGAAAATCTTCCTTGTCTGTTAAAAATCTTCTCCATATTTCTGAATAATTAGGATTTTTTTCTCTTTCAATAATTCTTTTGAATCTTATTTCATCAGGTACATCTATTAAAATTGGTAAAACTTCTAATTCTTCTCTCTTGAGCATTTGATGGATTGAAGATATATTAAAAACTCCAATATTAATATTTTCTTTTTTTAAAGCTATTTTTTGAGTTCCATAGTACCAGCCATTAAAGACTTCATATTCAATAAATTCCTTTTGAGCAACATTTTTTATAAAAGCTAAAGGTGAAATAAAATAATAATCTTTTTTGTCTATTTCATAATCTCTTTTTGGTCTGGTAGTAGTATTAATAATTTTATTGGTATTTGGTAAGGATACTAACCAATTTTTAATAGTATCCTTACCAGAACCGCTTTTCCCAAAAAGAGCAATAATTTTATATTTATCTTTAATTGCTTCTTTCATGTATTAAAATTAAATCTCCTTTATCGTTAATGTCTAAAATTTTATAAAGCTGATGTGTTTTAGTGCTTTTATAAGTTTTTGCTACAAAAGTATCTTCTCTGCGGAAACCGCACACTAAAATTTTTGTTCCTCTTGTAAACCAACCTTTTTCTAGAACTTTTTTAGTACCATCCGGTAAGACTTCAGAAATTTGTCTGTTATACATAGCAAAATATTCTTTACTAAATTTAACTGTTACAACTCCAGAAGTTGTTAATAAAAATACCGAAGAACGAGTATCTTCTTTTCCTAAAACTGTACCAACAATTCTTTCGATTTTATAAATTGGAATATTTCTACCTGCTCTTGTGAAACAATAGTCAACAACAGGTTCTGTAGGAAGTTTTTCAAAATCTGCTAAGCCATACTTATTCACATTTACATCATTTAATTCATGCTTATGATAATAAAAACATAAACTTTCCATTTCCCAAGCAGAGATATTTCCTTTTGAATATTTATCCCAATTTTCTTTAAAAATTAAACTATTAAAATCTTTTAAAAGCTGTTCTTTATTTTTTTCAATATAGTCTTTTGCAGATAACATTTCTCTTTTATAAATTTTTTCCCATTTTTCTTTAGGAATATAAGAAATGCTATTTATTACTTTGACATTATCCCAATCCTCTTCTTTAAAAAACTTTTCACAAAAAGTATAACCATTAGGCGTTAAGAAATAATATTCTTTAAATTGACAATTTTTCTTTAGGAATTTATTAAATTTAAAAACTTTATTTTCAAAAGAATTTTCAGGTATTAAACCTTTTTGAATTAATCCATTAAAATTCTGTAAAGTTAATCTTTTTTTAAGATCACTTACTCTATAGATATAATATGCCATAATAGTTTTTCTAACTTCTTGTTTATTGATTTTTTCTGCCCAATGTTTGTCAATTTCATCAAAAGCTCCCGCTTTAATTAAAGAAATCATAACCGTTTTATTTAAAGGACATTTTTCCATAAAATCTACAATACTTTGATATGGGCGGTTTTGAATAATTTTTTGGATTACTTCTGTTCCAACTTTATTAACACCTTTTAAACCAAATAAAATTTCATTTCTTGATAAGTCTGGAATAAAACTATATGAAGAATAATTAATATTAACTAAAGAAACTTTAATGCCTTTTGAACGAATATCTCCAATAGCTTTTGCCAATTTTTTATAATCTGTTCCTTTCTCTTTTGAACTTTCTTCATCTAAAGAACCGCTATTGACGATTAAACAAGATGTATTCCAAAAGATAGGATTCCAATGAGTTGCCAAATAAGCTGATTGAAAACCTATAAAAGAATAAGATAAAGAATGAATATCTGAGAAGCTATATCCCAGGCCAGGGGAAACAATATAATCCCAAACATAATCTGCAATACCTTTTGATTTTGCGGTTTCATAAACTTTTTTCTTAAAGTTTGGAATTTCAGATATTCTTTTTTTACTAACTATCTTCCTTGCTTGGTTAGCTTCTTTTAAACTATAATTACAAATATTTTTATCCATTAATGTTTTCATTAGTTGCTCTTGAGAAATTCCTATTCCACGAGTTTCTGAAATATATTTATTAATAGTTTCTTTTTCTTTTTCTGTTAAATGGTATTTTTGAATATCTTTTTCATATTCTCTTTTGTTTTGATAACGAACAAACTTATCTAACCAAGATTCTTCTCCCTTTTCTGCGGTCATCAATCTAATCAATCCATTAGTTGCAGATAACTCAATCATATTTGAAGGTTTTACTTTTTTAGCCCCTTGTCGACCGATTGGAGAGTCAAATTGAAAAAGATCAAGACTTGCCGCATTTTGGATAGTTTCCCAAGTTTTTTTATCTTTTAAAGGCAATACATCTGGATGTAAATATTTATTATAGGCTTCTTTTAAAGATAATTTTTTATCAATAATTTGAAAATCTTGTAAAAAATGTATTGTTTGAACTATTTTATCTTGAATTTCAGTTACAAGAATATCCATTTTTGTAGATCCGCAAACTTCTGCATCATGCAAATCATATTGAGTAACAACTTCTCCACTTGGAGTCTTCATAAAAGCATTAAATTCATAAGGATCAGTACCTAAAAATAAAATGCCAGAGGCATGCCTTCCTCGTCTTGAGATTAGACCTTCAATACCTAACATAATTTCTCTTAAACCTTCGTATTTTTGAACCTCTTGAATAAAAGGTTGAACAGGTTTTCGATTTTTATTAGGATTGCCATAAAAAACTTCACTAAGGCTCCAAACAAAACCTCTTTCTTGAGGAATTAATGAAGAAAGATACTGTGCGGTATCTACATCAATTCCTTCAGGAAATTCTTTAGATCTATAACCTCTGCAACTTGTTAAAACCGCACTTTTACTACTTTCTGTTCCAAAAGTACAAACATATGCTGCACCCAAATTTTCTTTTTCAACTTCATTTAATTCAAGTTTAGGATTAAATCTAGAACTTCTTTCTTCTTTTATCTTTTTTAAAACTTCTTGAACTTTACTTGGACACATATCCAGATCAATATCTCCTAAACCCTCAGTGTCTCGATTCATATATCTGAAAAATGGAAAATTCCACTCTAAAGGATCTAATTGAGTAATTCCTAATAAATAATGGTTTAAGGCTGAACAAGCACTGCCTCGGCCTACGCCAACCGAAGAACCGCAGTCCCATATTAAATTAATATAATAGGCTAAAGCAATAGGATAACTAAACATATTTGTATGAAGGCGGTTTCCAACAATTCTTTTTACTTCTGCCTCTTCCTCAAGTTCTGAAAGATAAAATTTATTACATTTATTTAATTCAACTAATTTAGAAATACATTTATTAATCCAATATCTTTCAATTTGATCTTCTGAATCAAACATTTGATATAAAGTTGGATAATCAGAAACTCTTTTCTGTAAAGCTGTTCCTTTATGAAAATAGTCAACCGGAACTTCAGGAATTTGTTGACTGTGCAATAAAGAAAAATTCTCAATTTTAGAATAAATTTCCATACTATTTTGAAAGCATTTAATAACATCATCTTTTGAAAAATCTGATTTTTCTAATTTTTCAAAAATTTCTTCTTGAGTATGCAAATAAGTATCTTGATAAAAAGCGTCTACTTCTCTTTCTTTATTTTCACTATTTAAAAAACTTTTATGAACTAATCTATCTTCTTTTTTTAAATAATGAGTATCCGAAGTAATAATTAAAGGGAGATTTAATTTTTTTGAAAGAGATAAAACACCTTTATTCATAACAATCTGTTCTTTACTTGTTCCAGGTTGAACCTCTAAATAAAAATCTTCTTTAAAAATTTTTTTATTCCATTCTAAAAAATTAAATAATTTTTGAGAATATTCTAAAAGATTTTCTTGATTATTATTCTTTTTTGCTTTTGCTATTTCTACAATGCAAGATCCGCATTCGCCGCCTAAACAAGCGGTAGATGCAATTAAATGTCCTGGGTTTTTCCCTACGATTTTTTCAATTTCACTTTTTAAAGTATCTACTCTTGTTAAAGATGAAACATAACAATTTAACCACGCAAGAGTAGATAATCTTCTTAATTGATAATGTCCTATTGCATCTTTTGCTAATAAAATATAGTGCCAATGCTGTTTAGATGGTCTTTCATCTACTAAGTATATCTCATTTCCTAAAATAACTTTAAAATCTGGATTCTTCTCTTGAATTTTTTGAGCATATTGATTAGCTTTTGGATGTGCGGATAAGGCTTCGTGATCTGTAATGGCAATTCCTTTTAAACCTATTTCAATAGCTCTGTCAATCAATTGTTCTGGAGTAGCTAAAGCATCTCTTAATCGAAGATTACTATATCTAGTATGATTATGAATATCTATTCTATCATATACTATTGACATCTTCTTATTTCTCCTCTTCTATATTTTTCTTCATAATATTATTATATCATATTTTTTTATAAAAATCAAAAAAGATGACTTTTAAAAGTCATCTTTTTTCTTATCTGTTCTTCTAATCCAATAAACTCTAGTGTCTTTAATTCCTTTAGAAAGTGCTTCAATATCAAAATAAAACCAAGCATAGGCTTGAGCAGATGCCATTTTTTTATTTACATCACCATTCTTATAACAAACAATTCTATCAACATAAACATAAACTTTATTAGGCGGATAATCTTTAAAAATTTTATTAAAACGCTTTTCTCCTTCTAAAAATTGAAGTCTGCCTAAAAGCAAAACTCCCTTTCCCGCAATTTCAAGAGCCTTTATTGTAAAAGGTTCTATTGTTGCATAAGGCGGATTCATAATAACATAATCAATATCTTTTGAATAAGGGTATTCCTCTTTTAAAAAATCATATTCAAGACCTGTTTTAAAAGATAAATTTTCACTTCTTTTTTGAACATCTGTTGCAATAATATTTATATTTAAAAAATTACTTTTTCCATAATTTTGAATACCTTCAACCATATGACCTCCACCGCAACAAGGTTCAAGAACATTCGTATTATTTAAAGGTAGCTTCATTGTATTAAGAATATTTTCAACTTCTTCTGTTGGGGTTGAATAGTAATCTAAAGCATCTCTTTGCTTATTATTTTTATCATAGCCTGTATATAGACCTTTTTTATTATATAAACCCATTTAATTTTACTCCTTATCTTTAGAATTTCGATTATCAATTAAATAAAGCTTTTCACAAGCTTTAAAGTTATTATCTTTACCTGCGGTTCTTTTTGTTTCTTTTTGCCAAATAATAGGAAAATCTTTTGGCATTTCTTGCTCACTAATAAAAATTGGAACAATTTTACTTGTTTCTCTTAACCAATCATAATAAGCTTCAAAATCAAATTTTCTATCAATAGCATAGGGTTTAGTTCCTTTATAAGGAGAATCGCAATATAAAACAGTTTCTTCTAAATTGCCTTTAAAATCTTTTAGAATATTTCTATAATCACCTTGTTGGAATATAATTTTTTGATATTCTGGACTTGAACTTTGTTTTTGATGATTGCGATAAGCCTCTTGATAATAATTTCTTCCTTTTGCGGTTTTGGCATATCCACGAGGAAAACCGCCATTAGCAAAACTTGCATACCATTCAATAGCCCCAATTTTCCATAAAGGCATCTCTGTTTTAATCTCTTCTCGTTTTTCATCCATTGCCGCCTTCATACTCTTCCAATCTTTATATGCGGCATCCCAATATTCTCTTGATCCATCTTCTGGTATTTGAGAAAAATCTTTTTGGGCTTGCTGATGTAAAGCAATTAGGGTTGGAGAAAGATCATTACAAATAATATTTTTACAATTTACTTTATCTGCTAAATTTGCCCCTCCACAAAAACAATCTATAAAATTTTTAATATGATTTTTTTTAATATAATTATCTATAATTGGAATAAGATATTTAGCATATCTTCTTTTACTTCCCATATAAGTCATTTTTATTCTCCTTTAAATTTTCTTTATTTAATTCTTTTAATATTTCTCGATTTATTTCTTCATTAAATTTAATATAAAGAGTTTCCATAGTGATTTTACCTAAAAGATATTCTTTTATTATATTCATATTTTTCATCTTATTAAAACTAAACGAGAAGCACTTCGAGTACAAGCAGTATATAACCATCTTAGATGCTCTTCTTTCTCAAAAGGAAATGCTTCTTCAAAAACTAATACTTTATCCCATTCAGAGCCCTGTGCTCTATGAACGGTGATGGCATAGCCATATAAAAAATCTTTAATAGAGCAATTTTTCTTTTGTAAAAATTTAGAAATTTTATATTCTGTTCTGCTATCATAATTTTTAATTTCTGTTTTTAAATAATTTTGATCAACTTGAAGATTTTTAAAATTATCAAAATATGAATCTCCAAATTTATCTTTTTCTTCTTGATCAAGAGCTAAATCAATATTATAAAATGGAATATCTAAAATTTTTCCAGAAGTTAAAAAAGAAGGAATATTAATTTTTGAATTAGATAGTTTTTGAATATATCCTATTGTACCATTAATTAAAGGATCCTGATTAAGAGTGCTGTTCCAATCCCAATAATTTTTGCTACAAATAATTTTATCTCCTATTTGGGGTTCTTCTTTTTCTCTTCCTAAAAGTTTTCTTACTTCATAATTCAATTCTTTTCTTTTTTTATTTGTAGCACATAAAATTTGATCCGCCCACAAAAGCATTCCTGTATTTAATTCATTTTTCTTTAGAACTTGAACTTCTTTTCCTTTAAAATAAGAAATTGGTTTTCCTTCTCTTATTCTAAAAGATAAATCAATAATTTCAGAATCTCTTGATTGTCTCATAATTTCATCTAAAAAAATATGCGGCTTTTCTAATAAATGATTTTCTTCATTTTTTAGGATTGGAGGAATCTGAAAAGGATCTCCTAAGAAGATAACATGAACTTTGTGAGAAAGCAATAGAAGAACCATAGATAAAGGAACCATGGATACTTCATCAACTACGACAAGAGAATATTCTAAACTTGTTTTTGGAATTTTTTTAAAAGTTCCATTTGGAAGTCTTCTAAAATCATATAATAATTTATGTAATGTCATTGCATTTTGATTACCTTTTTTCCTTAAAACTTCTGCTGCTTTACCCGTAAAAGCAGCATAACAGACATCTTTTTCTAAAACAGGTAACTCCTCAATTATAGAATGGACAAGCGTAGTATTATGTGTAACGATATAGTTATTGGTTAAATACAAATGTTCTTTATTATCAACATAAATACATATCATATCCGTTTTTTCTTTTAATTTTTCAATATTTACAATAGCTATTTTAGAATAATCTTTTCTTTTAATATACTTTTTTGCTTGTAAAGCAATATTCTTTTTTCTTGATAGTCTAAATAATTTATACTTTTCTTCATTGGGTATGTTAATAAGCAATGTATAACAATTTGAAGTGTATTTCTCTTTACGAGAATCGATTGAGATTGTTGACTTATATCCCAATGAATATAAAACATCTTGTACATCTTTAATTAAGTTAAGGCTAGTACTTGTATATCTTATATTAAATCTATTGCTGTCATTTCTGCCAATGCTACCATCTGTATCTAACAATCCCTGCAATAAAGAATATCTATCCTCTATTGAAGCATATTTGTAATCAAATGGAATCCTTTTATCTTGTGCTCCACAGCAGAGTTCTTGTTGATACTTATTAAAAAATTTTTTTGTAATGAATTTAATATTTTTTATATTATGATAAGTAGTAATCTGTTCATCTGGTAATAAAAAAGTCCAATTATAATTAAAATCTGATTTTTTAACATATTGTTTAGCTCCAATTAATTGTCTTATTTCTTCTACTAATTCTTCGTCACTAGATGAAATTGTTAATTGGCTTTCTTTACAACACCCATCTCCAAGAAAAGCTCCAATTACATAAGGATCAATTACTAACTTTTTAGAAATATTAAATTTCACAGGATGTTCAATATTGGGTATTTTAAACTTAAAGCATCCCTTACCCGCATATTTTAAACCAGCCGCAAGCATTTCAGAAGTAGTCTTCTCAGCAAGATTTCCTTTAGAAGTGTAATAACTCCAAATATGTTCTCCGTTACAAAAAGTAGTACGACCATCCTCTAAAGTTATTTTATAATTATCAATAACCCCTTGTGGGTATATCCCTAAAACTTTAGTTGGTTTACCTTGTCGATCAAATACATAGTCTCCAATTTGAATATCGCCTAATCTTCTATTTCCTTCTGGTGTAGGAATCATAGTATCTATTGGCTGAGCTTTACCGGTTCCTGCATACCCTGCTATTACAGTATATTTTTCATGATTTTGGTATCTAGAAATGGCAATTTTTAACCCCTCAAATTGTTTTTTGGTTAATTCCATAAAATCCTACCTTTTTTACTTTTCATTTTTTATAATATTATTATATCAAATTTTATAAAAAAAGTCAATTTTAGAAAAATGGATTGAGAAAATCCAAAAACCTAAATTGACTTTGAAAGACGATTGTTCTTGCTCCGATAGCTAGATTAGAAATAATAAAAAAGAGTATAATCTTTAATAATAAGCTGAGGTGTAATATTTCCATTCCACTCATTAATTAAACATTCACAATATGCAGTAATTTTATAACTACCATTTTGAGAAAGTAAATTAATTTCATCTTCAGTTGCATTAAATTTAATAATAGAAATATTTTTATTTTTAATATTAAATTTTAAAGTATTTGATTTCATTACATTTAGATTGTCTTTTGAATAATCAAAAGAAATTCCTATAAAACTTCTTTCAATATCTTTTCCCCAAAAATCATTCATTTTTGCAATATCAAGAATAACATTCTCTTTTACGGTTTCTTCGGTAAATAAAAAATCTACCTTATTTTTACAAATATTATTTGAAGTTTGAGATAGAATATTATTAATATCTTCTTGAAATTCTAAAATTTGATCTTTTTTTACGCCCAAACCCGCAGCATTTTCATGACCTTCTACATAAAGCAATCCTCTTGCTAAACTACATACTTTTAAAAAATTTTCAATTCCATTTCCTGTATAGCCTCTCATGGATCCTTCGTAAGAATTTTCTAATTCTGACAATATTGCACAAGGTCTTTGATATTTCATAGCAAATTTATTAGCAATTAATCCTCTTAAGGTAGGTAAAATTTCATCTTTCTTTATTAAAAAAGCAAGAAAAGGTTTTTCTAACATTTTATCTTCTTGGACTCTTTTTTCTAAAAGTTCAACCCCTGCTTTTTCAAGTTTACTTTGACGATTTTTTACATTACCAACCATTCTTACAGATTGAAGAACTAAAAGTTCTAATTCATTTGGAGAATGTCCTCTTTTTGTTGATGGAACTTTTTTAAAAGCTCTATAATTTAGCATTGATAAAAATAATAATTTTTTTTCTTCTATTGTTCCACAGCGGGTAACCGCATTAATAAAAGGTACAAGAAAGAATGCGGCTCCAATAGAAGTAACAGCAGTATCTTCTTTACAAGAAGCATATTCTACTTTTGAAAGAGGAAAAGAGTTTTTATCAAGGAGATATTCAATAAAGGGATTTTTAATCGATTCTTTAAGGAAACCTTTTGAAATTAAATATTTTGTTTCTAATGACTTTAAACTCATCATATCTCCTGTCAAACCGAGAGCAACTAAATCTAAAAAATCATTAGAATATTTAACATTCATTAATTTATCTATATACCTGCAAAATTGCCAAACAACAGCTACTCCAGATAATTCTTTATTAGGATAAGAACTTAATTGATTATTTATAACAATAGCATCTTTACTAATTTCTTTAGCTAAGTGGTGATCTAAAACAATTGTATTTCCACCATATTGTTTAATGCGGCGATGCTCTTCATAATCATTAGAGCTAGAATCTGGGCATAAAACTAAATCATATTTCTCTTGTTCTATTAAATCAATGCAATCTTTTAATCCGTGATCTTTTTCATTATGAAAATAAAAATCTAAATTATCTTCTACCCAAGACGGAAAAATTTTATGTAAATAATTAGTAAGCAAAGCCGCAGAGGTATAGCCATCGCAATCACAATCTACAATACAGATTGCTCTTTTCTTATTTTTAATCGTTAATAAGAGTATTGATAAAGCAGATTTTAAAAGTTCTTCTCCAAAAGCCTCAGGTTCATTTAAAACCTTACTATCAATTTTTTGATATTCTTGAATTTCTTTTAAAGAGAAACCTCTATTAAAAAGAATTTGTTCTAAAGTATTAAATTTTAAATTCGGTTCATTATATAATTGTAATTCCAAACTTTTGTCTCCTTTATATATATATTCTATTTTTATATAATTGTAAAAAGATTTCTTTACCTTTATCTATTGGAGAATCTTTATAATCCAATAAATTATTTTCTTTATCAAATAAAAAACTAATTTTAACAAATGAAGAATATTTATCATTAAAACTAATTAATTTTTTTACCCATTTTTGAAATTCTAGATCCCCGTTTTCTTTAAATTGTTTATCAAAACCAATAATAATTTCTTTAACTCCTTCTTCTAAAAGTAAAAAAACTTGATAAAGTAAAAGTGAACTTCCGCAACAAGCAACAGAAATATCATTATTTTTTCCAAAATAAGAATTGTACTTTAAACAAGATTTCTCCATTTTTATCTATTATTTTTAATAGTACTGACTATATCTTCCTAGCCTAAGCTAGCTACTGTTTCCATTTATGTGCTAATAATAAATGTACTCCCTTCATCGGGATAGTCGATACAGGTTACTTGTTTTTTCTTAAAGGATAATCAAAATTTTCTAATTTATATTTTTTTGTTATCCCTTTATTTATTCTTCTAATTGTTATTGGATCACATTTAAATTCTTGAGCGATTTGTTCATAAGTTTTATGGGTATTTAATAATATTTCATGTATTATTAAATTTTCTTCAGGAGAAAATTTTAGTCCTTTTGTCCCTTTAATATTAGATTTTCTAATTGGATAATTTATATTATCTTTTTTTCTTCTTTGTCCTGTATTAATATTATAAATGTGGGTTAAAGATACTCCAGTCTTTTCTGCAATATCTTTATAAGAATAACTTTTATCTTTGAGCATTTCTATTATAATATCAATTTTTTCTTCATTAAAAATTGGTTTAATTGGATTTTTACCGCTTCAGTTTGATTATATCCATTCCAATATGTATCATAATATTTTATCCAATATTTTTCTTTTTCATCTAATTCTTCTTTTAATAAATTATCTTCTAATATTATTAATTTATATTCCTCTTTCCCATATTTTCTAATTCCCCTACTTAAAGGATAATTATATTCTTTTAATTCCTTTTTGTAAGGATCTATATTTATATGACGATAATGACGCTCTTTTAAATTTTGTGTTTGTCCAATATAAACAATTTGATTATTACTATTTTTTTTATAAGCATAAATAACATTTGACATAATTATATCTCCTTTTATTTGATATTTTATATGAAAAATGTTGAATATAAATTAAACAAGTTTTCCCACGGTATTACCATATCCTATTTTATTAAACATAGGACTTAGGCTCTCTTATCACTTTAATCTTTCGATTTAGTTGACCGTTAGCCATATTATTATATGACCCTCGCAGCAAACGAGAAAAGTAGACTAGGGCGAGACTATCTCTTACCCTCAAAAAGAATCGCCTTTTGAAATTTTTGAATATTTATTTTGCTATTGTTTAAATTATAAAGATTGAAGCCAAGAGGATGATTATAAAGATTTCCTTTTAAATATGCAGGTCTATATTTTCCAAAAATTTCATCTTCTTTAACAAGTGTTCGTTGTCTAATGCCGATTAATTGATTATCTTTATTATAATGAGGAATTAAAATAGTGCTATCAATAGGATTAAAATGAATATTATTGTTTTTTAAAGTTTCATAAGATATTCCTTCTAACTCCCAGTCTTTAATGTGCGGCTGGGGATAATTAGAAAGAATATCTTTTTTATAATGTTTAAATTGAACAATTTGATTTGGTATTTTCTTTTTTAAATTTTCATTTTTATTAAAAACCGCCCAATCAGATAACTCTTTTTGTTCTTCTAAGAAAGCATTTTCTTCATTTATTAAAACTCCAAAATAATCTGCAACATAAAAAATAGCTTGTTTTAAAGAATAATCTTTATTCTTTTGTTTATATACTTTTTTAGTTAAATCATATATGTCAAAAGAATCTCCGCAATCAGTATAACAATGAAATAAATGTGTATTGTTATAATAATATAATTTATGCTGACCTTCTCCAATCGGATTATGACAAATAGTTTTAGAAATAAAAGTTTTTTCATTTATTTTTTTAGGTTCTCCGCCTAAACTCTCAACATAATTAAAAACTTCTTCTAAACTTAAATTTTCTTTTAAAGTATTTTTATCAAGCATTTTACATCAAACTTTCTTTATAAATTATTTTACTTGAATATCTAAATCTTCAATTTCAATTAAAGACATACTCCAATCTGTTACAAAAATAGGATCTATTCTACAAATACTTTTATCCGCATTACACCATAAATAAATTCCTCTATATTTATTTCCTCTATTTTTATAAATAGAAATTTTAATAGAAGGCATTTGGAAACCTAATTGATCTACTATTGGTTTAATTTTTTCTTCATCTTCTTTAGTTACTTGTAACATAATACTACCAAAATCAATTTTATCAGCAATAGCTTTTGCTCCTCTAAGAAGATTTTGATCTGGATGATCTGAAACTTGATAGTCAGAATTTAATTGGGTACTTGTTAAAATAAAAACGCCATATTTATTGCATAAATCTTTTAATTTTACGCTAATTAAAAATAAGATATTATCTTCTCTTAAATTTTTGACTCCAGACTTTATACCTATTTCAGACAAAATTTTTACACTTGTATGAAGATAATCGAAAAATACATACTTAACTTTTTTAACTCTAATAGCGTGTTTTATAGTATCTTCAATATCTTGTAAAGAAAAATCAGGCAGCTCTTTAATATAAATATTTGAGTTCTCTAAAAGTTTTGCTGCTTGTATAGTCCTTTCTTTTTCTCCCTCTAAATAAGAATTTGTTAAAATATGTTCTTCATCAACTCCAGATAAAAAAGCTAGCATCATAGTTTGTATTTCAGAAGTATCTTGCTCTGTTGCAATAAATAGAACAGGTTCTTTTGTTCCATTTGAAACCCACATATTCTTTTCTAAGTCAAAAATCTTATCACTTCCAACATAACAAGCATCTGCTATCATAGCTCTTGTATTATGAGTTACACATCCATCATTAATAATAAATAGGCAATCCGCATTATCAACAGTGAAACAAGTCATTTTACAATATTTTTTAATAGGAGTAATTTTTACAATAGGATTATCTAAAACTTTATCAGAATTAATTTTATTAAATTCTTCTTTATCAAAATTATCTCTAATAATTAATTTCATCGCTTCTTCTTTAGGACAGTCTATATAAAGATAATATTCTTCTTTTTCTTTTTTTAAATAAACTAAATAACCAAATTCTCGTAAAATTATAGAAATTTTATCTATTAAATTTTTATTTTTAGAATGATATTCAAGTAAACCTTTTTTGTTAATTTTAATTTTAAAATAAAAAAGACCAATTAAAAAACTTTTTCTTTGTTGGACTGTTCCATTTATTATTTCGTCAGGAATTTTTTCATTTTCTTCAAAATAATCATAATACAACCCCATAGAAAAAGGAATTGAAGAAAAAACATTTTTTTCTTCAGGAAGATTAAAAGGCTTTGGTAAAGGGACTCTAAAACAATAACTATTATTTTTTTTATAGTTATTTTTTTCTCCTTTTTTATAAATTTCTTCAGTTGAAGTTGTAATTAATTTAAAATGTTTTTTATCTTCATAAAAACTCCATAAATGATCTTTACAACAGTCTACGGTTCTTCCATCTTTAAAAGTTATTCTCCAAATTTGTTTTTTCCTTTTTTGTGGATATACAGCTAATACTTTAGTAGGCTTACCATCTGCCCCAAAAAGATAATCTCCTTTTTTAATTTTTCCAACTTTTTTTCTTCCTTGTGGAGTTGGGATAATAGTGTCATTGACAATTGCTTTTCCTACTCCCGTTGCAGCAGACCTTAAGTAGAATTTTTTTAGTCTCGCGCCTCTATGAACCGCATTAACATAATGACCAAATAAAGGATAACCAATATCTGGAGTTTCTTCATATTTTTTAATTAAGGCTAAAGCACCTTTTCCCGCTTGATTCATATCATTAGAAACATCTTTAATACAACTTACTTTAATGCGGTCAATCTTATCATTAATTAAATTAGAAATTTCTTCTAAGGTGCTATTATCTAAAAAATCTTCTTGAGCTTGTTTCTTTTTAGGATCAAAAATATTATCTTCATCATAAAGCCAAGTAAGATCTAAACCTAAACTCGAATAACCTCTTAACAAGGTCATTTTTTTAACTCTATTGTAATAGTAATCAAATGCTTCTAATTGAGTATTTTCCTCTAATTTTTTTAAATATTCTGCTCCCCTATTTAATTTATAAACTGCATAGGCTTTAGGTCTTTGTTCAAGAAAATTCTCTATCGTTGAAATCTTTATTTTTTCTACGCCTAAATTAAAAAGATTATAAATTGTACCAAAAAGAATTTTATGGAATTCTTCTCCTGCAAAATCATTTTCATTAAAATAATATTTGTCAGAATAACTTAATAAAGCAGGATTTAAATAAACCCCTCCAATAACTTGCATCACCGCAGGCACATCATAGAATTTTACCATTTTCACAACCCCTTTTATAGTTTAAATAATTTTACTTTATATTTAGATTGTGGTGAATTGATTGTAATTTGTTTACATTTTTTAACATATTCTTTTGCATTTTTTTTCTCATTTATTTGTTGAGCTTTATGAATTTCATAAAAGTAATTATAAGCTTCTTTATAAATATAAGGAACAATGCCAATACCGCCATTTGCTTTTTCTAAAGAGTTTCCTTTTATTTCATAAAACCAATAGAGAGATTTATAAATACCTGAATAAGAATATTGATATTGTTCTACATATTCTTTTATTTGTCTTTTAATTTTTTGCGGGATTGTTGTTAATGAAAATAGTTTTAAAATATAATTATTTAATTGCTCTAAATCTTTTTGCTCTTTTGTTTTTTCTTTTTCTTTTTTTTCGTAACAAGTTTTATGAACATATCTGCGTCCTATCTTAAGACATTCTACTTTATCTCTATCGAATATTTCTTCACAATATAAACATTTTACTTTAGGAATAATTAACACCACTTTTTCTTATATCTATTTATATTATATCATAATTTTCTTTAAAAATCAAGGGCGGATTTTCCCTCCGCCCTTTTTATTTTTTATTCTTTTCTTAAATCTTCTAATTCATCAATGATTAAAGCAAGCTGCTCTACTTGATCTCTAGTGCAGTTATTTACTTTTTTACCTTTTCCTAAAAATTTATCAGTTAATTGGACTAGTCGAGGTGCCCAATAAGCATTAAATTTTTCTTCACCATTTTCCTGAATTAAAGAAGAAACTATTTTATTAAATCTTGCAATTAATTCATCATAATTTAATTCAACTTTTTCTGGTCTAACAACTTTTTCTGAAATGACTGCATCTTTACCGCTATGAAGCTCTTCTTCATCAATAGCTTTATTTAAAGCCTCTACTAAATATTTATATCCAAATGGAATTTTTGCTGCCATATAAGGAAAACGAGTACCTGCTTCAACAGAACCATCAGATCTAAGAATCAAATATCTATTATCTGAATTTGCGTCTTGGTATCCATATCCGATAATATCACTCATATTCTTAACGATATTATTAATAGTATCTGGAACAGTTGGAACAATTTTTATATATTCTGTACCATTTTGTCTAGTAATAGTTTTTTCTTTATCGTGAGAAATGAACAAAATAGCATAACCTTGTAGTGCAATATTTCTAAATACTTCTTCAAACTCTTTCTTAAAAGCTGACCAACCGCCGCCATAAGGGACTTCACCTAATTTATCAACTTCAAATTGATTACAAATATACTTTTCGCAGAGACTTGCGGCGACATCAATAGTATCTACTGCTAAAGCTTTATATCTTTCTTTCATTCTTGGATCTTTTAGAAGTCTTGCCATTGTTCTAATATCTGCCCAACTTTGAATAATTTGAGCATAGGCACCAGTCATTGCTCGAGTACCATCTTCGCAAGATAAAATTAAAGCTCCCATATCTTTAGCAAAAGTTGTTTTACCTATCTTTGGTGCCGCATATAAATAAGTAATATAACCAGATAAATCTCTTGATACTTTTGAAGGTTCAAGATTTAATAAACTTTCTACATCAAAATTTGCCATTTTTAAACCTCTCTTTATTTTAAATTTTCATTAGAGATTTTGATTTAAAAATCAAAATCTCCATTAGCAACAGTTGTCGAAAAAGCACTTTCCGCACTTTTACTTGAATCATTAGAAGCCTGTTTCTTTGCTTCATAATCAAGTCTATTCTGTTTTACTTCTGAAAGGTGAATTTCTCTATCTTGCATAGCTTTTTTAAGTTCCTCAACAGTTAAAACGGATTCGTCACCAAATTCATAAGGCACTTTTGCAGCTTTATTAATAATCCATTCTCTTACATGAGTTTCTGAAGAAGTTACAACATTATCTCCAAAAGCAGTTTCTGTAGTTTTTTCTTTTATAATAGTTCTATTTGAAATCTGTCCCCATACTTTAGTATAAAGAGGATTTTTACTACTAATATCCGCATTTAAGAAATAATCTTGACCACCTTTTGATTTTACAATTAAATCAGTTGGAAGGATACGATTAGTGTAATCAAAAAGAATAGCCTTAAGTTTTACATACTCTTCAGGAATATTCTTTTCAGGATCTGCTTCAACAACTTCAGCTTTTGTAATTACTGCATCAAATTCAAAAGAACTTCTATCTTTTTCCTCTGGAAGTTCTGAAAGAATAGTAAGGAAACCGCCTTCATTCTTTTTAGAAGAAACGATTTTTTGATCATCCATTATATAAGAGTCCTTTAAATTAAAAGCAGAATTTTCAATTTTAATCTTATAAGCGTTGTCCTTTCCACCTTTTACCCAAGTCTTCTCTGGGTTTTCTATAATATCTTTAAGAATTGCAAAATTAGGGTTTTTCTTTTTGCTCTTAGAATAAATTTCTGTAACATAAGTAAAATTAACAGGTATTACATTAATGCCATCTTCATCAATAGCAATATTCAATTCACCTTGAATATAGGGAGTATTTGGGTTTTTAGAAGTATCTCCAGTGACTTTCAATTCAAGGCTATTATCAAAAATTCTTCCAATAATAGTTTCTTTATTAGCATTATTTTTTCTCATATTTTGTTTTCCTTTCATATTTATTGTACTTTTATTATATCAAAAACTTTTTTATTTATCAAATTTTTATGTAATTAATTCAGAGTAAAGAACATAAATGGGGGATTTATTTTTTGCGTTAATTGAATTTTAATAGTGTAATATTTACTTTGACTTATAAATAACTTGCGAAGTTAAGTAAATATTCTGTATTACTAGTTTCTTTGTATTTTGCAATACGATTATTCATTGTTTCTATAGCATTTACCAGATCATCATCAAAATTTGCTGGTTCATATTTATAATATGTTCTTTTACCCCTGTTTTTTTAACTTATTAAATTCTTCGCTATAATCATTAATTTTTAACATAAATATAATCTTTTTTATTTATATCTGGTTTTTTTATTTTCAAAATTATATATGATTTTCTTATTTTCAAACTTCTTGTATGCGTCAAGATACATTTCGTCTTTATCTCCATTATAGGTGCATTCATAATACATCCCGTCGGGTAATGTTGTGCTAATAAGACATTTATTGTTTTGTAAAGTCTTACATGACCATACTACATAAGTATTAAAATTAGGTATATCATCTGACTCATCTAAATGATTTAACACATACTTGTTTACCTCTGAGATTGCAAGCTCAATAAAATTTGCATTTGTCATGATTATTCCTCTACTTTCTCATAAGTTTTGTTAAAAATATCGGGTTTACACGGGTACTTCTCACCGTTTATACCTGTGATAATATAATCACCGATACTAGCTTTCATATCCCCTTCGAGAGTATGAATAATCATTTCTTTGTTGGTCTGATATGCATCTATGATAACTGGTTTTTTACGATATTTAGCCATAATTATTCCTCTACTTTCTTTAAATATTTTTTATAATTATTTTTGTATTAATACACAAAATAATACTATTGAAAAACAAAATAAACAAATTAAAAAACAAATTAAAACAACAATTGCAAAAAATATAATCATATTTGTAATTATTTCAATAACATTTAAATGTTCTAATTTATGCAATATAAATGAACTGACACCCTTGATTGAATCAAAAAACTGAACCAATCTCCACAATCGCATTGAATTTATTCATCTCTTTCTTTAAATAATTTCTTTAAATTTGTATATATTGTTGACATAAGTAGACATAAATACTAAAAAATCAAATTGGTAGATATAAATAAACCAATGTTTGTTATTTCACCATTGAAGTTTTTCATAAATATTGACTCCTTTCATTATAGGAACTGTAAAAATTGGGTAGTCCTTAGTTGTCTTCGCCGGTAACCAACTCGGAATATGGTAGGCTCTTAATCCATGCACAAAACTCACGCCATTCATCAAGCTTATGATTTTTTCGGGACTTATAAATATTAGCAAGAACTTCATAATTTAACATAACTGTTCGCTTTTGATTATAAGAACTTGGTAAAAGTTGAATCATCTGCCACCAAATATCTTTTGCAGATAATGAAGGTGTACAAGACCAATCAATTTTATTTTTAGGAGTATTCTTTACATATAAATATGTTTCTCGAATACTGTTTAAAAGCTCTATGGTCGATTGCAATTTTTCACCTGGGCCCGGAACGATTATAGCAATGCCATTTTTATTTTTTCTAACCCATCCAGACACTAAGTGCTCATGACTAAAATCGTCCAGTGTAAACTCTTTATCGGCAATTTTATGCATTGTAGAACAAGAGTTAGCAACTGTACCTATCTTATAAGTGTCAAATTCTTTCCACCAGTATAATGGAGCTGTAATATCAACATATACAGCAATCATACGCATAAACTTACGATGGTCAGTGCCAGCGTTGCAAAGACGAGTCATGAGACCAAGGTCTTTAGAACCAAGAATATACTTTGTGCTAATATCAACATCATCATAATGGCAATCAGAATATACACAATCTGAACAATGCTCTGGACCATGTGTTGCACAAACTCCACTATCACTCTTATCCCATGAGTTCATAGGATTTCGCATTCCTCTAATAGCTGGTCTCCAGCCAGCAATTTCGACATTTTCTATTTTAATCATTTTTATTCTCCTTCTTAATTGTGCAGTCTTCGGTGTCAACCCATAGAAAATAACCATGTACATTCACTATAAGAAAACGATCTTTAACGGTGTCAATGGCATAAACTTTAGAAATGCCGCAGTAATCGCCATCATTATAATATACTTCAAAATTCAACATCATTTTTATCTCCTCCTTAAACAATCATTTATATCTATTGTTGAACATTACTGTTGAATTTATAGAATCATTTTTTTTCATATCCATAAAGTTATCAAATTCATACATACATTCTTTACATAGATCAATAGGCGATGAATCAGATAACACATAAGAGCCTGTACGATTCATCTGTACCCGTTTAAGAGCGTTATATATATCATCACCTGATGCTAAATAATAGCTATAAAATTTACCACATCTATCACATTGTTTAGCTATAGCCATAATTATCTCCTTTTATATCTTTTTATCAATTTATTTTTTCCTTTTAATCAAATTAATTCTTTTTTTCTTTAAAAAATTCTTCTATATCAAACCATTGATCTTTCATTAAATGTCCAATTTTTTTAACAACCCCGCCTAATCCAGGATCTACTATTCTACAATAAGTATTTGGAAGTTTTTCCCAAGAAGAAACTCCTATTGTTTCTAAAATTTTTGAAATTAATTCCATACTTTCTTTAGAAAAAACTCTTTTTTTTAATGTTTTATCATAATAGTCTAAACTATATCCGCCAACTCCTACGCATCCACCGCTTGATAAATTCATATAAATTATAAAAGTAAGAATACCATGATCTTCTCTTCCTAAAAAAGTAGATGTAATTTGAGCATTTACAATTTTTTCATTATTATCCATATCTAAAACTCCTTAAAACTTTTTATAAAATCTTGAATCATCTTTTTCTATTTTAATAATATAATCACCTTTTTGAATTAAAAGAATTTCTTTTGGTGTTTTTAAAAAAACTGATTTATTTTTTTTAAAAAGGATATTATTTAAATAGGCTTCCTCTACCCAATCTGGAGTATCTTCACTAAAAATAGAATCAAAATTTGTAAATAAATATTTTTGAATAGAAATCATTATTAAAACTCCTTAATTATTAATTAAAAATTAAGATAAAGAAATCTATATTACCAAGAATCAAACATAAAATACTCAATAAAATACTTAGAAGTATATCAATTAAAAGACTTATACAAATCTTTTTTGGTTTTTCTTTTTCTCTTATTTTATTTTCTTTATAAAAAGATTGAACACTTTTAAAAGCGTCTATAAAACAATATGATGCAGAAAAAAGAAACCATAAGCCTAAAATAAAATATAAAATTTTCTCAAAAATATTCATTTATTTTACCTTTCTATTTTTTAAATTTTAGTTAAAGTATAGCCTTCTAATCCTAACCCATAATGAGAAATTAAATCTTCACAGAAATAGTCTAATTCATCAATAAGAACTTTTTTAACTCCCGTTCCTCGTAAATAACCTTTTTTTAATTCATCTAAAGTTACTGGCTCAGGAATCTCATAATGAAGTTTAACCGCCTTTTTATAGATATAATCTTTTTGTTGTTTTGTTGAAACTAAGATAGGAATTTTTTGATTAGAACTAAGAATAATCAAATCTGTAGTTTTACCTTTTCCTCTTGTTTTTATTATTTGTGTATATTTATTTTTTGCAATAAAATTATCAATAGGTGTCCAAACTTTTTCAAAAGTTTCTTTATCCCAAATAACATATCTTTTATAAAGATCTGAATAAGAATAAATAACTAAATAATCTCCATCATTAAATGAGTATCCTTTTTCTGTTTTAATTAAAGAATTTCCTAAGCTAAAAGTTAAACAATTTAAGCCTACTATTTCTACAATTTCTTTCGGAATATCTTTAAGTAAAGTATCAAGTAAAAGCGGATAAGCCTCAATAGTCATAGGTTGTTCAAGTTGTCCTTTGAACTCTTTTAAACCATATTTCATTTAACTTCCTCCTTTTGTACTATTATATCCATAATCTGTTGTTTTATAAAAATCAATCCAATATTTCTCTTTTTCATTCAATTTTTCTTTTGAACATTTTTCTAAGACTTCAAAAGAAAAATTCCAAACACCAATTTCTTGTAAAGATTGATAAAATTTGTTAGTGGGCGGCGAATCGATGCCTAACCCGCATTTAATGTGGGTTTTTATTCTATTTGAAATATCTACGCTTTGTCCGATATATGATTTTTTATTTAATAAATTTGTTATTTTATAAATTCCGCAAACTTTTTGAGTACCAATAATATTGTTACATAATTTAGTAGTATCTTTTTGAAAATAAGTTGTCCAAATTAATTTACTTAAAATGGAAGGTTCTCTTAATTGCGGTTTTAGATTATTTAAAAAAGCAATTTCTTTTAAATCTTGTTCTGTTGGATTTAACTTGTAAAAATTAATTTTTTCTTTTTCTTTTTCTTCTTCTTTTAATCTTTGAATAGTTAAAGAATAGTCTTTTTTTAAATCTAAAATTTTATTAGATAATTTCGTTTGTTGTTCAAGTAAATTTGTATATTCTTCAGATATTTGATCTAAATCTTTTTGTTTCTTTTGAATTTCTTTAGAAAGCGTTTCTTTTAAAGAAAGTAATTTTAAATATTCTACTTTTTGTTTTTTCTTTTGCTTAAAATAAAAGAAAAGGAAAAAAAGAATTAATAAAATTCCGCATAAACTTATTAAAATTTTCATCTCGATAAAAAGTAAAGGGAAGATAATTGAACCTTCCCTTTACTTACCTCCTTATGCTTCTGGATCAAAAGCCTTTCCCTCATCTGTAAGATGAATAAATTTAATAGTTTTCTTTGTGCCATCTTCTAGCTCTACTTCTGCTGGAACTCTTACCATAAGTGGTACAATTTCCTTTTCTGCATTTCTATGTCTCTGGAATGACATAGTAATAATACCGTTTACTGACTTAGGATTCATACCCAAAGCATTTGCAATATCTACTGCTGTAAACTCCTTATCATCATTATCCTTTACATAATCAAAAACTGCTTTTGACTTCTCATTAAGTGCCATATCTTTTTTCTCCTTTAAATTAAATATTATTTTTATATATTAAATCTATAAAATAGATTTTTAACAATTATATTATATCAAAAAATTTTTATATTTTCAAATATTTTTAAAATATTTTTTTAAATATTTTATATTTTCTCTTTTTGATAATTATATTATATCAAAAAATTTTTATTTTTTCAAATCTTTTTTATAATGTTTTAAAATATAAGAATCTAATTCAAATAAATCTTCCATTGAGAGACGCTCTATTATTCTTTCAATTTTATCTGAATATGATTTATCAAATTTGTCCTGCGGTTTTTCAATTTCAATAATTTGACGAGCTAATTTATCTAACTGCTTTTTAGTGATATTTTTCACTCCTTTTTAACTAAATTTAAAAATTCTTCTTCTAAAAGAATAGGAATATTAAATTGTTGAGCTTTTACATTCTTTGCAGAATTAGAATGAATATCATTATTAATTAAATAATTTGTTTTTTTAGAAATCGCAGAAGACACAATACCTCCTTTAGATTCTATAAAAGTTTTTAATTCATTTCTATTTTTAAAATAAGATAATTTTCCTGTAATTACAAAAATTAAATCTTTTAATTCTTGTTCATTTTCTTTACTTATATGTTTTTCTTTGAAAGATATATAATCTTTAACTATTGAATCCGCTTCTTTAAAATCAAAAGATAAAAGATTATTACACATAATTTCTCCAAAATCTTTTATTTGATAAAGCTCTTTACTTTTTTCTTGAATAGCTTTTCTTAGTGTTTTATAATTTTTAAAATATTCTTCTAATTTAGAACTTGCGGTCTTGCCAATTAAAGGAATACCCAAAGCACAAATAAAATTAGATAAAGAAATTTCTTTAGATTTTTCAATAGCATTTAAAATATTAGAAACAGATTTTTCCCCAAAACCGCTTTTTAAAATCCACTCTTTTTTATGTTCTTTTAAAATAAATATATCTTTACAAGAATTTAACCAACCATAAGAAATTAATTTTTCTAAAGTAGCTTTTGATAATCCTTTTATGTCAAAACCTTTTTTCCCACAAAAATGCTCCAATCTATTGATTAAACGAGATTCACATTGTTCATTAATACACCACAAAGTTTTAATATCATTATTATTCTTTATAATTAATTTTTCTCCACAAATAGGACAGAGAATAGGAATTTCTATAACATTATTTTTTACTTTTTCTTCTCCAGGTCTCCAAGAAACGACTTGAGGAATAATTTGATTAGCTTTTATAATATGTAGAATATCTCCTGTCCTTTCAATTCCACCACTTAAAGACTTTAAAATACTTAAATTATGTAAACTTGCTCTTTCCACTTTGGTATTATCAATTTCAATAGAATTAAAAATTGCAATTGGAGTTAAAACACCACTTCTTCCCATTGTCCATTCAATATCTTTTAAAATAGTTTCATATTCTTCATCATAAAACTTTAAAGCAATAGCATTGTTAAAATGATGTGAAGTATATCCTAAACTTTGAGAATAAGATATATCATCAAATTTAAAGACTAAACCATCTGAAGGATATTCTTCATTAAAGAAGTTTTTCCATTCTTCAAGATCTTTAATAGTTAAAATATTTTTATCTTTAAAAGAATAAAATCGTTTAGGAACTGTTTCAAAACCAAAATTTTCAATTTCTCTAAGTTTTTCAAATAAAGAATTTTTTTCATCTAATCCTTTAATAACTTCCCAAGCAATAAAACTAAGATTTCTTTTTTGACACTCTTTTGCATCCAATAGACGAATACTTCCTGATGCAAAATTTCTAATATTTTTGTATTCTTTTTCAAAAGGTTTAAAATCAAAAACTTTACATATTACTTCACCGTCTACAATTAATTCATCTTTATAAGGTATTTCTTTTGGGACATTTTTTAAAGTTAAAATATTGTGAAGAATATCTTCACCAATCTCTCCATTTCCTCTTGTTTCTGCGGAGACCAGCTTTCCATTTAAATATCTAAGAGAACAGGTCAAACCATCTAATTTTAACATCGCTAAAAAGTTTTCTTTTGTTCCTAAAAAACTAATAATATCTTCTATCTTCTTAGATTTTGGTAAAGATAACATTAAATGATTATGCTGAACTTTTTTAAGGGCGGAAACCGCAGCGTAACCGACAGATTGAGTAGGAGAATCCGCATAATAAACCTGAGTTTTATCTTCCAACTTTTTTAATTCATCAAATATTTTATCATACTCTTGATCTGAAATTAAACTATTATTATTGTTATAATAAGCTTCTCTATATTTATTAAGAGAATTTATTAATTGACGAATTTTATAAATTTTTTCAGTCATAAATTAAGAGTCAATCCTTTCCTCCCTTGTTTTTTCGATCATAGGGTATTTTAATCTTTGTCCACAAAATCCACAATAATGATCCTTTAGATTATAAATGATATTTCCGCATTTTGGACAAGTAACTTGACCAATAAGAGGTTCTAAAAAATCATCTTCTATTGAAACATATCCTTCTATTTTGATATTAGGCTTATTTGGTATTTCTTTTTCTAAGAAATTTATGACTTCCTCTAAAATTTTTTGTTCTGAAAAAGATAATTTTTTATTAGAAATTAAATTTTTAAGAACTTCTATATCTTCTAAAGCTTTTTCTTTAGTCAAAATTAAAAACCTTCTTTCAATTTTTTATAGAAATTATAAATTAAATATCTTAAATTTAATTTTCTATCCCTTGCTATAAGGCTCAATAAGGCTCAAAATATTTTGCGGAAAACCATAGCCATGCATTATTTTCATAAATTAAAAATTTAGGAAAACCATTTTTATCAGTTTTAATAAAAAAAACAGTATAAAAAGGTTGATGAAATTTTGTTTTATATCTTATTTTTGGAATAACTCTCATTTAATTATATCTCCTTTTTAATATATTATTATTATATCATTATTTTTTATTTTTTTCAATAATATTTTTTAAAGATTGAGGAGTATAATTCATATAAGATATCATAGCTCCTACATTATACATATTACAAGGAACTGTATAAAGCTCTTCCATTTCTTTTTTTATCTGTTCCATCATATTCCATTCATAACTATTATGAACATGACCATACAAATGATAAGCTCCATAATAATGTTTATTAAAACAAGGAATTGGATAATGACTTAGAACTACAGTTCCATATTCTTCAAGTTTTAATTCTTTATAAGGAACAATTTCTTGGAATAAAGCTTTTATTGAAGATTTCTTTAATAGTTTTTCATCGTGATTTCCAATTACTAAATTTTTAGTACCATTTAATTTATTAAAGATTTCCAATGTTTTAGATTCTGAATACCAACTAAAATCGCCAAGAATCCAAACCGTATCTTCTTTAGATACAACTTCATTCCAATTTTTAATAATTGTTTCATCTTGTTCTTCAATAGTCAAAAAAGGTCTATTATCAAAACTTAAACAATTTTTATGACCGAAATGTAAATCACTAATAAAATAAATCATTTTAGTCCTCCTTTTTTCTTATATAAATTTTTAATCTTTTTTATTTTCAACAGTTGGTGTATATAACTCTACAGTTTCAGGATCTACTTCATAAGGTAATAAAGAAGAACCGCAAGGATGTTCATGAAGAACTACAATATAAGACTTCTCTGTTTCTGGATCTTCTATATAATAATCATAAACCCACTTTTGTTTTAAAGTTTTCCCTTTAAATAATCCTTTCATTTAATTTCACTTTTATCCTTAATAGGTTGATTCCAACACTCAATGCAGTTGCAATCATTTCTGCAACCAGTTAATCCTAAGTTATACAAGCATACATCTTTAGGTAGTCCAGCATCATTAAGCAAAGTGTTTGGATAATGTTTCAAAAATTCGCTCAAATAAGTTTTTAGAGGATGCTCATCTGACCACTTCTGCACGATTTTACTTGCTTCTTTAGGATAATATAGTTCAAAAATTCTACACGAAACATTACTACCATTATTGTTAATACTTAAAGGACAGCTAGTACAGTCTTCACAACAAAATCCATTTTCTGTTTTTTTAGTCATTCTTTGCTTTTCAGCAAAGTAATTTTCAATTTTATTACAATCAATCATTATTTTTCACTCTTCTCCTTTTCTAATACCCATTCACCAATGAAATTTAAGCTTTTGTAGCATTCATCACATAGATGTATTTTAATTTTTCTCTTGCATTCGATAGGAATTGCAATTCCGTAATAAAAATCTGCCTCTAGGTAAAATTCCTTCATTTTAATTGTGTACGGATTTGAGATAACTTTCTTACAGCTATCACATTGATAAACCTTTATTTCTAAACTCTCCTCTATTCCTTATCTATTTTAGCTCCGCAGCAAGGACAGTATTTAGTTGGGCAATTTGAAACTTCCTCACAGTTACTACAGAAAAAATTATCCCATTCTTTCACAGACCCATCAGCTAATATAATATGCTCGTGTACCTTATACCATTTTGCGTGTGTTACCTCCTGTACATCAGCTTTTGGTATAGCATTAATAATTAAATCAATAAATAATTTATCTTTGGGATAATACTTTCTCATCCATAGAAACACCGCTTTACGCTCAACATAATCTTTACATCCTTTTTCAACCTGTATTACATCTTCCCAATTCATAACTCCTTTTCTCCAATCGTCATTGAATTTTTTATATATAAAACTACATATTTCATTTATTAAAGTATATGAGTAAGTAAAATTTTCCATATCAGTTTAAGTTATATCCTTAATACTCATTTCTTTAATTTTTTCAAAATTAGTCATAGAATAGTTTCATACTTCAACAGGTTTACCATTAATCAATTTATAGAAAGTATCAGCCTTAATAGTTTCACCATCAACTTTAAAGCATTTACAATCAATAATTTTGTATCTATCTATTTCGCTATTCCATTTACATTCAGTTAAAACAATATAACAACCAATGTCACCTTTAGCCATAGAATTTCTACCAACAGCAATGGCAACGCTATTGTTTTTACACATTGCTTGAGAATCATCGCCAACAACCATTGCACCACTACGAACACCCGTAGCACTTACTCCACTAAAATCACCCGTAGCACTTGCTCCACTGTAATTACCAACAACACTTGCTCCGTTACTGTTACCTGTAGTACTTGCTCCGCTGTAATTACCAACAGCACTTGCCCCACTTCTATTACCAACAACACTTACTCCACTAAAATCACCAATAACACTTGCTCCGCTTTTATTGCCAGTAGCCCTTGCTCCACAATACATATTGGTAACAGCAGACTTTTTTTTATCAGATTTCGCTTTTGACAAATTAAACTCAACACCTGCTTTAATTAATTCATCAAAAGAGATTTTGCTACCGATTTTAAGCTGCTTAGTAACAGACTTTTCGCCATTACTCTCTGTAACATTTTCAGGTGCTTCAACTTCTGCATACTCCGAAAAACTTTTTATACCTGAATTGTAGTACGGATAGTAACCTAACACATTTAATGGATTTTCGCAGAAGTGCATACCGCTTTCACATAAGGTAGCTCTATCTTCATTAAACACCGTATTTTCAGCGTACTGTTTATCTCTGCATATTAGTCCTTTGTTAAAGCCTTTATATCCTTTTATCATTTTTTCTGGCATTTTTATTTCTCCTTTATTGTTACTTATGAATTATTTGAAATTTCCGAATTTTATAATATATGTTTCTGGTATATCAGTTATACAAATTATTTTAATATATTTTGTCATATTTGCGAGTTTAACCTCTAAAGGATATTTCTCTCACAATTATTCCTTGTAAATACAATCTTTTAAAGCATCAACAGGACAATAACAAATTCGTCCGCTAGGCATAGCAATATATGCAGTTTTGCTACCATAAGGATTGCTAAAAGGAGTGTTACTTACATCAATTAAAATTCCACTGACATTGAAAATCGTGTCTACGAAATCTCCTATTATAACTTCTCTCATTTTATTACCCCCAATCTGTTAAACCGTCGTACCCCTTCTTGTCAGATAACAAGGATTGTTCAGCTTCGATTTGCTGTCGAACGGCTTTAAATAATGCTTTTTCGTGAGGTTCAATAATTTCTGTTTCAATACCCTCTCTACTTACTAACTCTTGTACAAGTTTATATGTAGGAAAGCCTTTTAACGAAACAACAGTATTTTTTTCTACAGCATCTCTACAAATCTTTTCTATCCACTTAAAAGTATCAAAATTATCTGTTTCAAACTGTATTTTATATTTTTTATTCTTATTATCAATTTGTGTATTATATGAAACCATTATTTAGTCCTCCTTAAAGCAGTTTTCACAATAATCTAAATTAAATCTTTCGTTATATATTGTGTAAGATCTTGCAGTGAATTTAACCTTTCTATGATCGCCGTACTTTAATTCTTTTCTACATTTGTTACAATAAAATTTTAATCATTATTTTTACTCCTTGAATTTTCCCATTTCAAACGGCTTATTTTTATCACAATTACTCATAACAAAAGTTTTTGTATTAAGGTGTGTTACTGTTTTTTTTACTCCAACCGCAGTTACAATAATTGCCTCCGTTCTATCATCTACAATAAGTTTTATTTCTTTCATTTACTTTCACTCTCCTCGACCGGCTGTTTCCAGCATTTACTACAATTACCATCAGTTCTGCAATTATCAACGCTCATAAATCCCAGATGATTAGGGCAAAAAGTAGGTATTCCGTTTTCGTCAAGCGAACTGTTTGGAAAGAATTTCAAAAGCTCACTTAAATAAGTTTTCTGTGGATGTTCATCACTCCATTTTTGAATAATTGCGATTGCTTTATCAGGATAGCTCTTTTCAAGTTTTGTACATGGAATACTCTTACCATTCTTCGACCAGTGTAAAGGACAGTCTGCACATTCAAATTCACATATATATTTATGTTTTTTTATCATCCTTTGCTTTTCCAAAAAGTAATTTTTAGTTTTTGAACAATTAATCATTTTTTGACTCCCTTCAAAATTAACAGCCTACATGCAATCAACATAATAACTTGAGTATTACAATCTGCATTTTCTACAAAGCACTATTGCTCATTCCTCATCCATCTTTGCTCCGCAATCAGGACATTCATCAGGTATTATTAAATGTGGTAATAATTCATACGGTTCTAAATAATGTCCACAATCAGAGCAATAATAATAATCTCCCTTATAATCATAATCTTCTATCCATTCAGCCATTACCATTACCACACTTTCTCTCACCGTAACTACAGAAATCGTCTGGATTCATACAGAAGTGATTGAATAACCTTGTACAAACCAACTGTCCGAATGTATCTTTTGAGAAATATATACAGTCCTTACACCTTACAACTCTTTGTGCATCGGCGGTAGGGGATTTTTCAATCGTATCAACTCGTTTATCTTTGAATGATATTTCTTCCATTACTCTTTATCCTCCTCAACAAATTAATTATAATCTTTTTATATAATTATGTTTTTATTTCTGAATTTTTTATATAATAAATATAAACTTACCCTTGTTTTAAGATTTTCTTTTAAAGAATATTTTTATTTTTTACCTTTTTATATTAAAAATATTCTCATTAACTTCTTCTTTAACATAAGTTCTTTAACTTAGTGGCAGGAGACATTTCATCTATTGCATTCCTTGGAATAATAATTAATTCTTCTGTATTAAAAATTTTAAACATTAAATGAGAACAATCCATATTTAAAAGGTAACCTCTAAAACCTCTTTTTATATCAGAACAAGGATGCATAAAATAATTATCTTTTAATTTAACAATATAATTAATCTCGTCTTTTATATTATCTTTTTCCATTTTTTATCTCCTCTTTTTATTAAAAAATTTTATTTTCTTCTTTTAAAAGAACTCTTGTTGAAGATTTTAAAATAAAATAAGGTCTAACTTCAATTTCTTTATCGCAATTCCTAAAACCATTACAATTTGCTTTTTCAATTTGCTCATCTGGACCAATTATACAAATTAAATTATCGCAATTATTAGAAGGTGTTGTAAAAGGAGTTATTGTCCACCACCAAGACCAAGGAATTTGATGAAGAATATTTTTATGATATTTTGCATATTCTTCAACAGTTAATAAAGATATTGTATCTTGACAAGTGCCATAATCAGTTAAACCATCTAAAGAAATTAAATTTCTTTTTTGTAAACGAATAATATTTTTATTTCCAACAAGAGAAGCTATTTTATGAAAATATTCATTGTTTAACCAATATCTGATAGAAGATTCTATCCAATTAGAAGTTCTTCCAAAGATATATTTTGTATCTACTCCATACTTAGATAAAACTTTAGTGTTATTATTCTCGTGATCAAGAACAATGAATTTCTCGTTTCCTATTAAAAATTCTTCTCCAACATTTAGAGTTGATAATTCAATATTTTTAAAACAAAATAAATCTAATTCTTTTAATTTTTCCCATTGTTTTCGATCCAAAGTTAAATTAATTTTATCTTTTTTAACACTAATGTCATTTGCGTCAAGGATTATTTTTTTCATTTTTTCCATTCTCTCACCTTTTATCTTTTTTATTTATTTTTTATTTTCTATATATATTATAATATATTTTTATAAAAAAATCAAGGCGGTCTTAAAAAACCGCCTTAAGAAAATATATTAAATTAAAGTTGCTGAAGAAAGTGAGCTTCCTTTAATTAAAGAAATTTCAGGTGCAAGCCTTGTTTTCTTTGGAATATCATTTATTTCAATAGTAATACTATTTGGCAAACCTACCAAAAAAATAGAACCTTCTTTAGGGATAGTAAAACCTGTAATTAATTTTTCATTTTTAGAAATAGTAGACAGTCCTTTTCCATTTCTTCCTTGAATGGGGTACTCTTCCAATCTTACCCTTTTTCCTTTTCCATTTTCAAGAGCTAAAAATAAAGTTTCAACATCTTGAGTTAAAGGGAAGCCCGCAAGAACAAAGTCATCGTCACTCAATTTAATAGTTTTAACTCCAGAAGTATTTCTTCCAGTTGAAGAAACTAATTCACTTTCAAAACGAAGTGTCATTCCATTTTTAGTAAGAATTAGAATTTCTTCTTCATCTAAGAAAACAACATTCGCAATAGAATCTTGATCTTTTAATTTAATTGCTAAAATTCCACTATTTCTTTTAGTAGAAAGATATTCTGTTAATAAAGTCTTTTTAAACAATCCTTTTTTAGTAAAAAAGCCTACATATTTTTTATTCGTGTTACAGGCGGTTGCCGCAACAATTTTATCATTTTCACTTTTGATTAGATTGTAAATAGAAACTCCTTTTCCCGCAAGAGTACTTTGAGGAATATCATTTACTAAAAGTTTATACATTTTTCCCTTTTCTGAAAACAAAAGGATATGCTCTGGAGTAGAAGTTGAAATAGAAGAAAGAATTGCGGTTTCCGCACTTTTTATACCTTTGCCATTTCGCTTTTGAACTTTAAAGTTTTTCAATGGAATTCTTTTTATTTCACCTTTTTTATTAAGAATTACCATTACTTCTTCTGGAATGATCTTTTCTTTTTCTACTTTAGGAATGTCTAAATTAAGAAGTTTAGTTCTTCTAGAATCTCCGTATTCTTTTTTTAATTTTAAAATTTTATTAATAAGGACTTCAATTCTATGTTCTTTATTATTAATGATTTGATTACATTCTTCGACTAAACTTTTTTTATCTTTCAATTCTTGAACAAGCTCTTCTTTGTTGATTTTAGTAAGTCTACTTAATTTCATATCTAGAATAGCTTTTGCCTGAATGTCATCAATAGAAAGAAAATCTTTTAATTTTTGAGTAGCTTCTAAATTATTATTAGAAGATTTAATTAAAGCAATTACTTCATCAATTTTATCTACCGCTATAATTAAACCCTCTAAAATATGAATGCGAGCTAAGGCTTTTTCTTTATCAAATTCTGCGGATTTAATTAAGATACTGTGTTGATGATTACAATAAGCCTTAATAAGATCAATTAAAGAACAAAGTTTAGGAGTACCATTTACAATATAATTCATATTGTAAGATAAAGTTGTTTGAAGATCCGTTAAACGGAAAAGCGTTAAAATCGCTTCTTCAGGATTGACACCTTTCCTAACAGTAAATATTAATTTATTCTTTCCGACATTTGAAAAGTCATTAAAATCTGAAAAATATTTATCTAATTCTTCAATATTTTTATTTATTTGCTCTTTAATTTTATTACGATAAGTTCTATAAGGAATTGTATTAAAAATAATTTGATTATCTTTAATCTCATAATCTCCTCTAACTTTTAAAGAAACTTTTGAATGTCCTGTAGCAAAAGCCTCTTTTATATCTTTTGCATTAATAACAGTTCCGCCTAAAGGAAAATCTGGTCCAGGGATATATTCCATTATTTCGTCTAATGAAATATTTTCATTTTTTAGATAAGCAATAATTCCGTTACAAACTTCGGATAAACAATTTGGTAAAGAGTTATGAGCCATTGAGATACCAATGCTTTCCTTACCATTTACAAGAGCATTTGGAAAGAAAGCGGGAAGAACAACAGGTTCAAGATATTCTCCATTATAAGTTTCTTTTAATGGTACAACATTTTTCTTAAAATCGTTAAACATTAAATCTGCAAATTCACTAGGTCTAGCATTAGTATATCTGGACGAAGCCTCCATTCCATTGCCCTCTTGTGAACCAAAGTTTCCATCTCCATCAATTAGAGAGTATCTCATAAGATAAGGCTGTGCCATTTTGCACATTGCACCATAACATGCGGCGTCTCCATGAAAATAGCTAGTCGAAAGAGTCGATCCTACTAAACTTGCACTCTTTTTATATTTTGATTTATTATTCATTTTAAGGATTTCTTCTGCTGTCCATAAAATTTTTCTATGAACAGAAAGTAAACCGTCTTCCGCAGACGGAATAGCTCTATCAGTTAAAACTTCTTCTGCATAAGTAAGAAAAGCTTCTTTACTTTCATCTACCAAATCCACATTAGTAATTAAATTTGACATTGTTAAACCTCCTTTTATACAAAATTAAAACCTAATTGAGTTGCATTATTATAAATAAATTCTTTTCTTGGTTTAACATCTTTACCTTCAAGAATTTCAAGAATTTCTGTTGCAGCTTGACTATCTTGAACAGTGATTCTTTTATAACGCTGTTTTTCAAAACAAATTTCTTTTAAAGTTTTTGCATCAATTTCTCCTAAACCTTTGCAGTGTTGAAGTTCATATTTTATAGAATTTTGTTTTTTCCATTCTTCTAATTCTTCTTCAGAATATAAATATTCCTTTCCTGCTTTTGTTGTAATAATATACAAAGGAGTTACTGCTCTATATAGCTTTCCTGCCTCAACTAAAGGCTTCATCCAAGTATAGAAAAAAGTTATTAAGAGTAATTCGATTGCCATTCCATCCGAGTCTTGGTCGGCAGTTATTACAATTTTATCTACGGACATTTTAGATAAATCAAAATTATCTCCGAACCCTGCTCCAATAATTTGAATTAAATCATGAATCTCTTGATTGGCTAAAAGTTTTTCAAGCGTTGTTTTTAAGCAACTAATAACTTTACCTCTTAGCATATAAATGCAATCGGTTTCTACATTCCTTGCTTCTAGTGTGGAGCCTCCGGCACTCAGGCCTTCTACTAACAAGAGATTTCTGTTTTTTGGATCTTTACTAACGCAATCTACGAATTTATCACTTAAAGACATTTTTGCTTTTAAGCCTTTTTCTTTTGGCTTTCGTGCGGCATCTCTTGCTTTTTTTGCCGCTTTTCTAGCTTTACGAGCATTTAATGCCTTATCCGCAATTATTTTAACTTCTTTCTCATTTTGGTGTAACCAATTTTGAATTTCAAAAGATAAAACTTGTGTAAAAGGAGTCATATCAATTTTAGTTACGGTACTTTTAACTTGAGCGTTATATGCTACATTTGCCGCAGTTAAATTAAAAACAATATAAATACCTTCTTGAATATCATCTCCAGTTAGGTTTTCGTCTTTATCTTTTAACCACTTTTTTTCTCTAAAAAATTTATTAAATTCTCTTGTTAAAAGAGTTTTAATTTGTGTAATATGCGGACCTTTCTCCGTCAAACCTGTATTAACATATGGCACAATAGTTGAAGAATAATTAGAAGTATAAGTAAAAACAAAATCCATTTTATTTTTACCATTATCAAAATTAATTTTACATCTATTGGAAATAATTTCTTTATCAGCAACTTGCTCATCAACTAGATCATTTAATCCATTTTCAGAATAAAAAGTGATTTTATCTTTACCATTTTTTAAATTAATAGTTAAACCTGGGCAAAGACAAACGATAGTTTTAAACAATTCTTTAACTTTATTAATTTCTACTTCTGTATGAGTAAAAAATTCTGAAGAAGGTTGCCATGAAACAGATGTTCCGTGAATCTCTGGAGAAACCTCAGCAGTCGAGCGTTTATCAAATACGCCTTCTTTAAACCATATTTGTTCTCCTTTTCCATCTCTATAAGTATCTACTTTTAGCCAATGACTAAGAAATGTCGCAATTTTACAACCAATGCCGAAAGATCCTAAAGAAGTTCCTTCATAAGTTCCATCATCTTTATATTTTCCAGAGGTATTAAGAACACTAAAAGCGGCTTCAAGAATAGTTTTTTTATCTTCTCGATAAGAGTTTGGAATAAAACCTTGTCCAAAATCTTCTACGGTAACTACATCTTTATCAATAAGAACATTAATTAAATTACCATGCCCCGCCCTAAATTCATCAACCGCATTAGAAATAATTTCAACTAATAATTGAGTTGAATAAGTTGTATCTCCTGCATATACTTGAGGTCTAAGTCTAGTAAATTCAAGCGGATTCAAAGAAATAAGACTATCTTCTTTATAAAGATTATCTGTTCTTTCTTGCTTTTGTTTTATATTCAATATTTTTCCTCCCTTTTATTTTATATATAAATTATATCATATTTTTTAAAAAAAATCAAGCAGAAATTAAAAAATTTCTACTTTTGTATAATTTATATTATTCTCAATTAAAAGTTTTTTAAATTTCTTTGCATTTCTTGTAGCAATAGCATCTGCTAATTCATTACCAATATAATTATTATGTCCTTTAATCCAATTAATTTTATAATTCTTCTTTTTTGAATTATCTCCATAAATAGCATAATATAATTTTAGCATAAGATCTTTATTTTCAACAGGCTTCTTTTGACTATTAATCCAAGAATTTTCATGCCATTTCAGCATCCATTCTGTAATTGATTTTACCGCATAGTTTGAATCTGAAAAAATGTTATAAAAATCTTCTTTATTACTTTTTTCTTTAATATAATTAACCGCATTGAGAATAGCTTTTAATTCTTCTCTATTGTTGGTGCTTGGTGTATCTGAAACAGGAGTAATTTGATAAGAATTATGAATCGCAATTAAATTTTGTTCTTTTTCATCTAAAATAACAACACTTTCTCCAAATCCTATTGCATTCAGACAACCATCGGTATAAATATTATAATTCATTTTCTTCTCCTTTTATTTTTATATATATAAATTATATCATATTTTTTTAAAAAAATAAAGAGGGTGATTTATCACCCTCTTTTATAATTTATTCATTCTTTTTAATATAATCTGATATTGCTTGATTATTTTCAAGAATTTCATTAAACTCTTTAAGAACTACATCAACTAATTTACTAAATTTATCAAAACTTAAAAATTTAGATACTACAGGAAAAGTATTTATAAATTCATTATATACAAATTTTAATTTTAATGCACCAGTTCCACTTCCCAAAATGCGTTCAGCCTCGGCAACAATATAAAGAAGCCACTCTTTGACTTTTGAATATTTCTTCTCTAAAGGCAGCTTACAAAAATCATAAATACATTTTCCAATTATTGCACAAGCGGCAATAATAATTACAATAGCAATCCAATTCTCATATAAAAAATTAAGCATTATTATTCTCCTTTTCTTTTAATGGATCTTTTTGTTTTTGCATAGCAGTTTCAAAAACTACTCCACCTACAGTATTTTCTTTTATACTTTTTACTCCATAAATTGCAAAACTGATTACTTCTCCTACAACCGCTCCAATTAAAGCCACTAAAGGAGAAAAGTCTGGGGTTTCTGAATTCATTACAGATAAATAAGTCACCCAACCAGTAAAAATTTCAATTAAAGAACAATTAATAAAAAGAAAATAAATTAATTTTTTTGTTGTACTAATTTTTTCTCTTTTATATTTTGAAAAAAAATTCTTTTTTTCTTGTTTTAACTGTTCTTTTTGTTCAATCTCTATTTTTCTTTTTTCCCATTGATCTTTTTTTTCTTGAATATTCATTTTATTAAACCTCCCTTTTAAAAATTTCAAAAAATCTTTAAAAAAGGTTTAATTTTTTAACCAAAAGATTATTTCTTATCCATAAGGAATTCATTAGCTTTAATTGCTTTTAAAGTTTCCTCATAATCAAATATAGAAGCTCGAAGCCCTCTTGTAGGAGGATTCTTTGAATCAACCCTTGTATTAAAATCTTTAAGAGATTTAGACATTTCTTTCAATGCTTTTTCTTTATCAAAAGTAGCTTTTTGAGAATTTTTTTACAGGAGGAAATTTTAAAGTACTATTTATATTAAAATCATAACTTGAAATAACCGTATTTAGTCTATTAATTTCTTTTTCTAAAAGAAAAATCTTCTTTCTTATTCGTCTAGCCTCAAGAGAATAAATATCAAAATTTTTATTATCTAAAAGCTGATGATAAAAATTCTTATAATCTTCAACAATATATTTATATTTCTTTCGATATTCTTTTAATGCGGCTCTTATAGCTCTCTTTTCAGCTAGCATTCCGCCCCAAAATTTTGAACAAACATATTTAGTATTTTCATCTTCAGGATTATATTTAGCAACTCCTTTAAAAATCCCTAATTTAGACTGAACAAAAACTGTACTAACCTTAGTTTTTTCATCAAAATTAGAACTTAAAAAATAAATTTTATATTCTTTATAAAGCTGATATTCTTCTCCATCACTAAAAATCTTTTTCTTCAATATTTATTCTCCTTTTTTATTATATATATTATTCTTAAACTGAGGAAAAGGCAAAATTCTGTTACCCTTTTCATCAAAGTTTTTATTTTTATATTCCATTTCAAAATCTTCATAAGTATATTTTCCATATCCTCTAATTTCTACAGCATTCTGTTGAGATTTACAATAAGGACAATACAAATTCTTCAAATGCCCAGGCTCTCGTTTTTGGTTATCTTTTCTAGGTAAAGAAATTCCTTTTTTACCACATCGAGTACAATAGAAATCTGAAATTCTAAAATTTCCTGTCCTATTTATCTTCATTTTACTCACCCTCCTTAAAGACATTCTTTTTAATAATCATAGAGCCTGCACCGCCCGAAATCAAAAGATTATAACAACTATCTTTTTCTTTCATATCTTCACGGAAACCGCAGCTATCTTTTTCTTTGGGACTACCCCAAGGGCACAAATGAGCTACTTTACAATACTTCATTTTTATTCTTCTTTCTTTTTATTTTCTATATATATTATAATATATTTTTTATAAAAAATCAATTAAGAAAATCTTCACAAAGTTTTTTATTCAAAAAAGTAATAGAAGAACCTTTATATCCAAGATTTTTAAAAATAATAAAATTATCAATTTTATGAAGCATATTTCTAAATACAGGTCTAGAAATTCCTGTTTTTTCTACGAGATCTCTTAATACAATAGTTCCAGTAGATTCTGGAACTTCTTCCAAAACCGCCTTTAATGCTTGTTTTTCTTTTTCTGTTAATTTAACTTGTTTGATTAAACTTTCTAAATCTTCTTTTGTAACTTTAGCTATTGGTTTTTCTCTCCAAAAATCAAGAATTAGAGTTTTAATTTTTTCTTTTTCTACTTCTTCATCTACTTCTAAATTTGGAATTAAAAAATTTTCAATACTTTCTCTTATCTTTAAGATATTCAAATTAGCGGCTTTTCTATTTCCCGGATTTAGCCAAAAAGAAAGAATATTTTCATCTAAAGTTAATGCTTCTTTATAATTTTTATTATTTTTTAGCTTTTGTAAAAAATAATTAATTCTAATAGCTTCTTTTAAAAAATCTGAATTTTTATTTTTCGCATAAGAGTCCAAAAAATAAAGTGCGGTTTTTTGTTCTTCTTTAATTTTATCAGATAAATTACAAAAATAAATTTTATTTACTTCTAATTTTAAGTTTTTTAAAATCTCTTTATACTTTGGATTTTCACAAAAAAGAGAAGTACAAAGAGTTTCTAAAAGATAATAAGGGTTTTCTTTTAATAGTTTAAAGTAATCTTCAACGCTAAATAAAAAATCAGTTTCTTCTAAAGGTTCATATTCAATAGGATCAGAAAATCTTAACATATGAATTGCGGGAAGACGGTATATAATAACCCAAGCAACTTCATTAATTGATTTACAGTTCCCATAAACTGGAGTTCCGCACGCATAAATTCCTACAATATTATCTTCTCCATATTCTTTAGTGTATAATTTATATTTGTCTTTTAATTTTTCAGAAATTCCATTTCTTAAAATTCTAAGCATCTATAATCACTTCTCCTTTTTTGTTTTCTCTAAAATAAATTTCTTTAAAAGTATCTAAATTTAATAAAACAGTTTGTTTTGAAAAAAAAGTTCCTAAATCAATATCAAACTTATGGTTATTAGCATATTTATAAATAAACAACTTTTCTTGACTGTTAGAAAAATTATTAAAATATTGCACAGGAGTATGCCCATGAATGATATAAGTATTGGGATATTCTCTTTCATTCCAAGGCATTTCAAAATGCTTTCTACTCCATAAATAACTTTCAGAATTTATTTTTGTTTCTAGATTGCCGCCCGCATGAGATAAAAGAATGGTTTGTCCATTTTTATTTTTATAATTAAATTTTAATAAAGTTTTTTCTTTTAGATTTTTTATTAAAAAATCTTTATTATTTTTGTTACAAAGAGATAAATCTTTTAAAGTAGCTTCTCCGCCATTTCCTTTCCAATAATTAATAAAAATTTGTTTTTCCCATTTATCTGTCAACAATAAATAATTTAAAAGAAAATCTTCATGATTACCTTTTAAAAAAGTAACTCGCTTATCGTTCAATAAAGTTAATAAAGTTTTTAAATTATCTTCTCCTCTGTCTATTGCGTCTCCTAAGTAAAAAAGATGATCTTTTGAATCACAATAATTAAGAATACTTTTTAATAAATTATAATTTCCATGTAAATCACTAAAAGCATAAATTTTATTCATCATTATCAATCCTCTTTTACAATTTTATAAAAATATTATAACAAAAATTAAGAAAAAAGTCAAATAAATAAAATTAAAAAAGAAAAAACCAAAAGCAGCTTTCCAATCTGCGGGACGGTAGTCTACCGCCCAAGCAAAAATAAAAATGGGTAAACTAAAAAGTTTACCCAAAAATTAAAATAATTATTTAATTTTAATATCTTTATATCTATCTGACATAAGTTTGTCTAACATTACATCTATACCGGTCTTACCAGACAATACTTGTTCAATCATAACAGGATTAAAACCAGAAATACAAGTAACCTTATTTCCTAAAGCAGGAATGTTATTTTGTTTTGAGTTTAAATTCCAAAAGATTAGATTTGGCATTTCATAACCATAAGCTTTCCACTTTTCTTCTATTGTTTCAATTAAAGTTTTTCTTGAATTAATAGAAGAGCATCTACAAGCTGTATCAAATTCCATATCAGAAAAAATATAAATAGTTTTAGGAACATCTTCAAGAGATACTCTATTTGAAGTTAAAGCATTTAAGAAAAGATCAAAGACAGCTTCAAGATTTGTATTAAAGCTCCAACTTGCACAACTGCAGAATTGAACTTTTTCAACGATATTTTTACCTTTAAATTCAACCAATTGTGGTTCTTCTGAAAAAGTAACAAAATGATTTTTAAAAGCTCCTTCATTTCTTTCTGCAACATAAGCTCCCATTGATAATGCGGCAAATAGCGGATCCCAATACATAGAACCAGAAACATCTACTACAGCGATTGCATTACTTGATTTTCCGTTAAAATAATCTGGAAGATTATCCCAATATTTTTGAATAGTGTTAATCTCATCTATATTAAGACGACTAAACATATTCGAACTATAAAAGTCTCTTTTACAAAAAGTTTTAAAAATATCATAAGGACAAAGTACAGAAGTATTAACTTTTTTAGTTTTATCTTCCATAAAATGCTTATATTTTTCTGCAATAATTTCCTTTCTTGCAAAAGCATTTCTATAAATTAAACCTGCTTTAGAAGGAATCTTATCAAATTCAATTTCATCCCATCTATTCTCAGACATTAATCTTTCAAGAATATTAATCTTTTTTCTAAGGAAAGAAAGCATTTTTCTGTATTCTTTATGAGAAAGTCCTAAATAAGTTCTAATAATATGTGCCATTTTCTTAGTTTTTTCAGAACTTGCATTTTCAGATGGAAGCCATTTTGCAAGTAAACTACAAGTTTTAGATTGACAATCTATCATAACCTGAATTTTAATAATATTTAAAACTTCTTCAAAAACTTTTTTATTATATTTTTCCCCATAAACAGAATACCATAAATCATCCCATCTGCCAAAAATAGGAATTTGTGTTAAAAGTAAAATTGCAGATTCTGGATAAGTTAAACTTAACCAATGAAAACAAATTCTAAAAAATCTTCTTTCTCCTTGTCCACCTCGACAATCTCTAAGGTAGAAAAGGCATTTTAAAGCAAGCTCTTTATCTTCTGCAAAAGCTTGAATAAATAAATCCTCAATCTCTTTATCTGTTCTTGAGCGGCAAGCTCCGCCAAAAGCGAACATATCATAAACCTTGTTTAAAGTTGATTTATGTGCTATTGCACCATTTTCTGTTACAGTATAATTAAGTTCATTTTTTAATTCATTTAAAAAAGTATTCATAAATAAAATCTCCTTTTTGAATTACGGTTATTATCATAACCTTTTTTATTATAAATATATTATATCAAAAATTTTTATATTTTTCAAATTCTCTCTGTTGCTAAATAATATCCTTCTTTAGAATATTCTATGAATTTCAAAATTAAATCTTTAATTTCTAAATATTCATGTTCTGTCTTTTTAATAAAGTTTTCATAAGAAGGTAAAATAACTAATAAATTATATAATGCAAGTATCATTTCTTGCGGTTCTACCAAGTTTGAAATCTCATCTTCTACATTTTCTGTAAAATAACTAGTATTATAATTTACACTAGGAAAATCAAAACCATTAGTTTTATTCATTAAAATAGATAATAAATATTTTTTAGAATTTCCAATAGAAATCCTTTTTATATTTGTAAACTCATTTATATAACAAGGAATTGAAAAATTTGATGAAAAACAAAGTTTTCCTTCTTCTATTGGATTGATTTCTTTAAAAGCAAAAATAAATTGTGACATTTAATAAACCTCTTTTAATTAAAAATACCTTTTTCTTTTTTTTATTTGTGTTTTCCAATTTCGTTCAATTTTCGTTATTTTTTCTTCTATCCAAGGATTGATAATTGGAGAATCTTTTATAGTTATATGATAAAGATTTTTAATTTCTTTAAATTCTTCAGGAGTTAAATTTTTCCGCCTATCCGCAATATTTGAACCTTTAGAATAAAAATACCCATTTTTAGATTTATGATATGAATTTCTCTTTTGATATTTTTTAGTTATTTCTTTATAATCAATTAATTTATTATTCTTATTCTTTATTTGATAAATCTCTTTTGGTGGATTGACTAAAGGATAACCTAAAAAACCAAATTCTTTTTCAATAGGTTCTAATTGTCTTTTTTCTTTAAAAACGATTCCTTTTTGAAAATCTTTATTAATTGAAATATTGTATTTATTTTTAAAAAATAAATATAAATTTTTAGAACCTGTTACAATATTAATTAAACAAGGAGATTCATAAATATAATAAATACCTTTTTCATTTTCAGATAAAATTCTTGTTTTTTGAATATAAATAAAATATTCTTTCATAATATTTTTAAATCTCCTTTCTTTTGTTTATTCTTCTTTAATGTATGTTAAAAGGATTCTTTTAATTTCTCTTACAAATATCTCCCAATTCATTTTAATTTGAGCATTAATATCTATTTTTCTAAAAGTTTCATTATCAATGACAGTAGGATAAACTCTTGTCATTGAAATTTCATATTCATATTTACTACCATATGCGGCAAAGCAAGCTATCTCTAACCGCCGTTCAAAATCTTTAATGATTTTTCCTCTTACGATACAATCATTAAATAAAAAACAACAATCTTCAAGAAAACTTATGGAAGTTTGGAATATATTTGTCTCAACAATACTCTTTTTAGAAAAGTCCCAATAATAAACATTCCATTTAAAATTTTTAGAAATTTCTTCTTTAGAAAGAAGTTTTACTTTCATTAATTTTCAGCCCCTTTTAATTCTATAAGTTCTCTTTTAATAATTGTATCATTATCTCCTTTTGTGGTAGTCTTTAAAACCGCAGTTTTAGAAGAGCCTATTTTTAAATTATTGTTTAAATTTTTTATTAAAAAAATTTCAGAAATATTATAATCACTATTATATACTGTTATTAATGTGCGAGTTTTATTTTCACCTTCCGCATAATAATGTACAGAATCAATATTCAATATTTCTACAGGAATTTCTTTTAAATATACATTATACTTAGAACTTTCTAAATTATTAGGTTTTTTAGAAAAATTATTTAAGGCAAAAGAAAAACTAATTAAGAGTAGAATAGCTAAAAAATAATAAATAAATGAAGTAAAGTAAAACTTTTGATCTTCTTTTTTTATTTTCTGTTGTATTTCTTCTTTTCTATTCATATTTATCTCCTCTCTTATTCTAAATCTTTAGAAGAAATTTCCGCAATATAAAGAGTAGAAAGAGATTGATTTTCATTAAGAATTTCTTTTGTTCTTATTTTAATTTTTTGATTATCTATTAAAAACTTTTTAATATTTAAAAATAAATTTTCAATAGCAAATTGTTCATTTAAAGAAGTAGAATCATTTGTTTTAAAGGTTAAACTTTTATAAGAGCCTCTCCAAATGCGATTTTTCTTTTTTTCTTCAGAAAGATCTTCTTTTAGTTTAGTAATTTTTCTTTGCATTTCCGTAACTTTATGAGAGAAAAATAAACTTAAAACAAAAACAGTAACAATAGAAGTTATAAATATTGTAAAAATAATTATTAAAATATTCAAATTTTTTATCTCCTTTTTTCCTTTCTTTTTATTTTCTATATATATTATAATATATTTTTTTATAAAAATCAAAAAAGAAAAACCCTCCAAGTGCATATCCTTAGAGGGTTTGAATATTTCCTAATAAGACTTGTTATTTTAGTTGATAGGTAAGGATTCGAACCTTTGTCTTTAGATTTTTACTCTACTGCTCTACCTTTGAGCTACCCGTCAAAAAAATTGCTATTCAAAAAAAATTGCTGTTTAAGTCTTTATTCTATGGTACTGTAATCTTGAATTGAACAAGAATCTATCGCTTATAAGGCGATGGCTCTGACCTTTGAGCTATTACAGTAAATATAACTAAGGGGAGTTTTTGAAATCTTAATTAAATAAATTGGCTTTTTTATCATTTAGATTATAAAATTGCTGTATCCCCTTTTTAGATGGAGCAGATGAGGAGAATTGAACTCCCATCATCAGTTTGGAAAACTGAGATAATAACCATTATACAACATCTGCATTCAAAATACAGCAATGTAATCTGGTTGTTTATGCACTTAAGATAACAACCTAAATATAAGTGCATTGAATCTCATCTTTCTGAGGCGTCATACATTGCTGATGGAGCGGATAGCGGGACTCGAACCCGTAACGCAACTTTGGAAGAGTCGAATGTTACCATTACACTATATCCGCATATTAAAAAGAAAATCAATTTAAAATCAGCCATTGTAGAATAGAAGTGTCTTTTAATGATTTTCTTTTTTTATAAAGGTTGTTAATGAAAGAATTTCTAAGCCAAACTTCCACGACTTTCATTAACAAAGAAAAATCTCTAATTATTTTTCTTTTTTGTGGATAAGTTCTTTTTCATTTCCTTAATTAGAATAGAAATAAAAGCTTTTGGAACAAAAGGCAGGAATCGAACCTACACTATTAACTTAGGAAGTTAATGTTTTTGCCATTAAACTACTTCTGCATATAAGACATAAAAATGTCTTTAATTTTCTCTTTTTAATACAACAGAATCATTATCAATAAGACTATTGCCATTAATGAAATCTTTAAATTGAGTATAATAATCGTTCTCCGATTCTAACCAAAGTTCAGAAAATTCAAGAGAATAAAGAACTCCAAGAACAGATTTAGCATTTACGCAAAAACCGCTTGCATCTTTAACAACAATCTTATCATCAATAGAACTTGCAATTTCACAAAATTTCTTAACTTGAGAAGTTGTATCTATTGTAATTTTTACTCTCATATTATTTCCTTTCTTATTATATCAAATAATTTTAAAAAAATCAAAAATATATAAAGGGCGTTCTTTTGAATTTTGAACTATTTTGGTTTCCCTAACTCAGGTAAAGATATTTTTTTATAGAAAATATCAAAACTATAAAACAATTAAAGAAAAAGATTGGTGCTCTTGGACAGACTCGAACTGTCAACAAATAGTTTCTAAGACTATCTCCTCTGCCAAATTGGGATACAAGAGCAAAGATAAATGGTGGCGGTAAAAGGACTTGAACCTTTAACTCATAAATTTTGAATTTATTGCCTCTGCCATTGGGCTACACCGCCATATTGGTAGAGAAGGAAAGAATTGAACTTTCATTAAACGATTATCAGCCGTTCGTACTACCATTGTACTACTTCTCCATAGATAGAGAAATCGTAGAAGAACTTAAATTAATTAACGATTTCTCTATAAAACTTTAAAATCATTTACATAGGTCACCTTATCTTGTACTATCGTTACACTTGAGTATATTCATTTATTATTAAAAATAAATGAAGAAGAATTTGGCTATCTTCAAGCGAAAAAGGGAACTGCCTTTTTGTTCTTCATTAGCACCGATTTTCTTTTTCGCCGCCATTGCCTAACCTGTTTCAACGGTGAGAATCAACTTGTCTGTTCATCAGTAAGTTGTCTGGTCGCAATGCTACTCTTCTCACGGATAAAGTCATCTTCCTGCCAGCTTTACTTATACCTTATCAGGCTTTTAGGACATTTCAGTCCTGTAAAACCGCACCTTACTGCGTCCCGTCAGTATTCAGTCATAGATTTTAAAGGTACTTTATTTATTTAAAAAGGTAGCTACTCCTCTTTAAAAAGGCAAAGTAACCTATTGGCATCTCAAAAAGGAATCGAACCTCTATTTGCGGGTTTGGAAGCCGCCGCTCTACCATTAAACTATTGAGATATATCTCCCTGTTTTGAAAGGACAGAAAACCTTATAAATGGAGCACCTAGAAGGAGTTGAACCCTCAAAAACTGATTACAAAGCAGTTATTATAGCCATTTAATTATAGGTGCATATCTTTTAAATAAAGATTTCTTGTTCCTCAAAATGAACATCTAAAGGAATTTCTTCTTCACAACCAAAAAGATCAAAATCATCAAACATATTTTAAACCTCCTAATTAATCAAACCATTCATCATATCTGTCTTTTGAATTTGAATTTGAATAATATTCATCATCTTCATCAAAAGGAAAATAATCATCTCTGTCATAAGAGTTTTCTAAAACCTGCTCCATATAATCATATTCAGTCATAATTTAAAACTCCTTTTTTTCTTTTTTATTGTATATATATTATACAATAAATTTTTTAAAAAATCAAAAAGATTTTTTGATGGTGCAAAAGGAGAGATTCGAACTCTCAGCTACTGACTCCCAAAATCAGCCGTCTACCATTGACTTACTTCTGCATATAAAGTTAGCGATTGCACTTGTATATAAAAGCGGTTTTACTAATATTCACTGAATCATTGTGTACAACAACTCTTGAGAGACTATCCTTTTTCAAACAATCTTTAAAAAACCTTTTCAATGGTAGGTAAGATAGGATTTGAACCTATATTGTTTCTAATGTCACTGTTTTACAGACAGCTTGCTTCACCATTTGCATACTTACCTATATAAACGAGAAAATATTTTTATTGACTTCTCGCAAATCAATATAGTTTTATAAGAAACTACAAACTCAAATCGCGATTCTAAGGTTTTGTTATTACCGTTGGGTTAACCTCACCCCTCGTCGGAGATAAATCACTTCTTTCTTCGCCTCGCTTTTGTGGAGGAAGAGTGCGGGATATATCCTTTTTAAAAAACCGTACAAATATTTCTATTTTATACAAAGTTTTTCAGTCATATCTCTTATAACAGTCTGTTAACCTGCATCACAGACAAGCTCCTTTAGGTAAAGCGTAAAGAAAAACGCTTTTTTAACTTATTTTAATTCGTTTAAAAACACGAATAATGGCTGGGATAGTGGGGCTCAAACCCACGACTCTTTGATTAACAGTCAAATGTTCTATCAACTGAACTATACCCCAAAATTTAAAGAAATCATTTAGATTTCAGTTGGCGATTTCGAGGGGACTTGAACCCCCGACCTCTAGCGTAACTTAATAATCATAGTGTAGATAGAATATCTTCTGCTTTAAAATCTTTAGCTTGCTTTTGAGTGGATAATCTTGTAGCTACTGTCCAAAATCGAGTTTCAGTAGTTCCAAAAATTGGAAACATATAAAACTTCTCATTAAATTCAGTCATAAAATAATCCACATCTTCAGCAGAATAAGTAGTTTTTTTAATTCGTCCATTCTTACGAATTTCATACTTCGTACGGACAAGAAACCCAATTTCTTCTACAGGCATAGCGTGTTTTACTTGAATCTTATAAAACTTACCATTTTTTTCAATTACTAAATCATATTTTTGATGATTACCAATTGGTATAAGAACATTCCAACCTTGTTCAATCAAAAATACCTGACATTTTAATTCTGTAATATCTCCGATTTGAGAGGGGTTAAGAGTTTCGATACTATCAATCCTTTCTCCAAAAACATCCTCTATGAATTTTCAAGACAGGCTAGCATTCTACTCATCTGAACTACGAAACCAAGTATTTATTATTATAATAATAATTGGTGGGTACATTGGGATTCGAACCCAAAACTTCAGCATTAAAAGTGCTGTGTGATACCGTTTCACTATATACCCAAATTTTTAGTAGCTCTAAGAAAATAATTTTCTTAGCTTTATAGTTTAACAAATTTTTGCTGATTAAGCTAATTCTCACAGGGACGATGTCCTTGCCTATAAAGTATCATCAATGTTAAGCTACTAATTCTCCTTAATTTTTTATCTGTTCAATTTAATAAGAAATAGCTGCCATTAGAAATTAAGGAATTTTATCTTTTATTGTATATATATTATATAATAAATTTTTTAAAAAATCAAAAGTTTTTTATTTATTATTAAAAAACAAATTAATTTTTTATTTGGTGGACAGAGTTGGACTTGAACCAACAGTGCTAGACTTATAGTCTAATACGATGCCAATTACGCTCTACCTGCCCATATGGTAGCTCTTGGGGGAATCGAACCCTCCGTCTCCGCCTTGAAAGGGCGACGGCTTTGCCGCTTGCCTAAAGAGCCATATTTGGTGTCCTTAAAGAGATTCGAACTCTTGACTTTAGCTTGAGAAGCTAATGACTTGAACCACTTGTCGATAAGGACATTTCTTATTGTATATATATTATACAATAAATTTTTAAAGATTTCAAAGAATTTTTTATTTATTTCTTTTCATCTTTTTTATTGTATAT